TATCATATCTAGAGTCTTGGTTGGACAGTCTCAACCGTTATTCTAATAAGAATATTCATAGTGGCGTTGTAATGAGCATTTACTTCCTTGTGTTTAGCACAATAAAATTTATCATCCTTGTAAATATCACAAAGATAACAAACTTGCGAAATATATGCCCATTCATAACAGCTTATTGAACACCGTTCAATATAATAATATTCTATTATATTTAAATAGGATTGTCAAGAACTATAAAAACTCTTAATGAAATAGGATTTAAAAAAATTGGTAGATTTAAAAAATAGAAAGGAGAATACACAAATGCTAACGCAAAATGAATTAGAACAATTTACCGGAACCGAAAGTTACTACAAACACCCATTAAGTGGCTATGTTTATACTGATGGCATACAATATCTGGCAGAGAAAGCGGGTGCGTATTGGTTATTGGACAAAATCTTAATTATTACAAGATATAAACCAAAACTGCAAGAATTTGGGGTTTGGAAATTATCTGTAAAAGAAGATAAAACCGCTGCTTTAGTTTGTAAAGATGGAAACGGTAACAGTTTATACAATGAGATTTTAGGTTTTACTGATTTCCCAATGCGTGAAGTTATAGTTTGGTTTCAGAACGGAACTTTGTTTTTGCCGAGCGAGTATTAAAATGAATAAAGATGTGGAATCATTTGCTATTAATTTTTAAGAAAGGAGATATACAAATGCCAAAAACAAATGTAACAGTTAGGTTAGTGGGTAAAGACGGCAATGCTTTTATGATCATGGGTAGAGTGACTCAAGCATTACGGCGAGCGGGTCATGCCGATTTGATTGAGCAATATCAAAAAGAAGCCACAGCGGGAGTTATGGATTTCAGCTGTATTTGATACTGAATTAAAAGCAGAACAATATATCGCAGATTGGAGAAAAAAGCCTGAAAATAATATCTGGTCAGAAAAAGAATTTTCTATCGAAGAACGAGAAGTCAAATAATTTACTTTGTTTGTAACAATGAAAGGAGGTAGAAAGATAAAAGTTTATGTAGTAACAGTAGATATTGATTTTGAAGGAAAAGATATTGATGCTGTATTTAATACTAATCCAAAAGCTGAAAAATATGTTGCTGATTACAAGAAAAAATATCCAAACTGTGAAGAAGAAATTGATATTCAAGAATGGGAAGTAAAATAACTTACTTTATTTATAGCAATAAAAGGAGAGAGAAAGATGAAAAAATTTATTAAGATTCCAGAATGGTTGGCAATTGAAAGATTAAAAAAATATATTGATGAATGTGATGGAGATGAATTAGCTCGGTTATTAGGTGAGGTATTTGGCGGTGAATGTTTTCAGGATGCAACAGCAGAAAATTATGAATTTGAGCCTGATGAATTTTATAACGGAGAGTTTGATGATTTAAAAACCGATAAAAGGAAAAAATAATGCGTAAAATACAAATGATACCCGAACAAAATTACCTTGCTTATATTTTTAATGAAAAATATGAAGCGCCAGAGGAACAGGCAATACGTGATAGCCAGGTTTTGCCTGATAAGATATTAATGGATAAAGAAAAAAAGAAAGGAAAAAAATGAAGCGATATAAAGTGATAATCGGAAAACAAACAACTTATGATATTCTCGCGAATAACGAAGTCTCGGCGGAAGAAGAAGCTTGGAAATTATACCGCAGTTCGCCTGTATATTTAGTTGAAGCTAAAGTGATAGAAGTCAAAGAAAAATCTTCTTTCAGCAAAAATCATAAGGCAAAAATAAAAGGATATAAATGCGTGTAGGCACGATAGTGGAATTAAAAATAAAATGTTTAGGCAATAATCCAGGCGCTATCGGCGTAGTATTTGGTGATTATGGTGATGGTTTTCAGGCAATATTTGAAAATGGAGAATATGATGGTTTCTCAAATAGAAGAATAATGCTTGATGGACAAACTGAATGCGAATATTTTTTAAAAGAAATAGGATTGGAACTTTTACTTGCTGATTATGAATTTGAAAATGTGATACAAGTAAGTGAAGATTTTAGGAATGGTGTATTTAAACCAGCGTTTCAGAGAAAGGAAAATTAAAATGCAGTTTGAAAGAGATGGTTCAGCATTAAGAAAAGCTACAAAATACAATCCAAGAAAGTATCCATGTCCTACTTGTAAAGAGCCAAACAGATTAACCGCTAAAGATGTGGCTTGCCACTATCAGTGCGATGAGTGCGCTGATAGAGCTGAAGGAGGTGGATATTGATGAATTCAAAAAAAAGAATTACTGTTAACAAAAAAGAAGTTAAACGCTGGCCAAAATGGAAACAAAATATTATAATTAGTGCTAAATCTGCTATGACTGGCAAATTTATTAAAGAAAGTAGATAAAAAATGAGATATACAACAGAGTTTTATGGAGAATTTAAAATAAATAAGAAAGTAGATAAAAAAACTTATGATCTTTTAAAAGGGATAGCAGAAACAAGAAGAATAAAACGAGGCAATTTGCCAAAGAAATATGGGGTAGAAGGAGAGTTTTATTGTAAAAATGTTGATGATTTTGGACAAAGTAAAAATCCAAATGAAGGTAAAATAATTAATTATTCTATCCCACCAAAAACTCAGCCTTCTCTTTATTGTCAATGGTTAATACAAAAAGATAGGCAAACTATTCAATGGAATGGCGGTGAAAAGTTTTATAATTATATTGAATGGATAAAATATCTTATTAAAGCAATACTGAAACCGAGAGGATATTTTGTTAATGGTGAAGTTGAATGGCAAGGGGAAAAACCAGAAGATTTTGGGAAAATAATAATTAAAAATAATGTAATTACAATAAAAAATGGCAGAAAAGTATTTAATTAGAAAGGAGAGATTTAAAATGTTTAAACTAGAAATTAAAACCGAGAACGCGGCATTTACGGATGATCCAAGAGGCGAGATAGCCAGAATACTGGAAGAATTGGTTTCTAAAGTACGCAATGGTTATGATCCTTCTGTGTTGCTGGATTATAACGGCAACAAAGTTGGCAAAGTAACTTGGGATATTTAAGAAAGTAGGAATAAAATGAGAAAAAAACTTATTATTGAAGTAGACTTAACAAATGTTTCAAGAGAAGCCCAGAATTTATTGAATGAGTTTTTTAGTAATTATCTTGAAACAAATCATTGGTTATGGACTAAAGAAGTTAAATTTATAAAGGAGGCCTAAAATGAGCCAATACACACAAAAAGAAGTTACGGCAGAAATGGCAAGAAGAAAGGTACAATTCCATAAAGATGAGAATTGGGATACTATTAATTTATGGGGATTGTTTAAATATGGTAATGTATCTCATTTACTAAAAAAAGGAGTTCTAATAACTAATATGAAAAAAGAGAATGAAACAATCTGGGTCCGACCGTCAAAAGAATTTTGGGAAAAAGAAATAAAACCGTTAATAGAAACAAAAACATTAGAAGAATTAACTACTTTAGCAGGTTGGTAAAAAGAAAGGAGACCTAAAAATGTTATATGAAATAAGTAATAGTATGAAAGATATTAGTGTTAAATCCAACGATCCAAAAAATAACCTGCCGATCGGCACAGTTCTGCGCCTAAATGGATATGATTACCACTGTTACCCAAAACATATTTAAATGTATGTATGGATTTTTTCGCTCTCTGATATAGTTATATCATATCTAGAGTCTTGGTTGGACAGTCTCAACCGTTATTCTAATAAGAATATTCATAGTGGCGTTGTAATGAGCATTTACTTCCTTGTGTTTAGCACAATAAAATTTATCATCCTTGTAAATATCACAAAGATAACAAACTTGCGAAATATATGCCCATTCATAACAGCTTATTGAACACCGTTCAATATAATAATATTCTATTATATTTAAATAGGATTGTCAAGAACTATTAATACTCTTCAGTGATTGTCAAGAATTTAGGGGTAGATGAGAAGTACAATTATTATGGCGCAAAGTATCTTGTGGTTTCACTAGTGGATTTTGGGCAACAAAGAAAGAATGCTTATGAACTGAAGTATTTTAGTGAAAAGAAAGATGATAGGATACAAACTTATATTACTACTGAAATAAAAACGCCTGATGAAGTATTAGATTTGTGGCAGAAATCTGAAGAGAACAGAAAAAGGATGATGAATGCGCAATCAAAAGCGATAGAAACAAGTAATGATTTAGAGAAGAAAGGACGTGAATTGTTTAAGAAGTATATCTCTACTACAGCACAAGCGTTGATTATCGCTTGTTACGATACTAATGATTCTGATGTCCAAACTGATTATTTCAGCCATATCAGTTCGGGAACTGTAATTCTAGGGTTTTCTCTACATAAACGGGATCTTTTCTCTGAAATGCGAAAATACGCAACAAAGATACCTGAAACCGCGCACCTGGCTGTAGGATACGGTCATTTTGAGGCTAGGGTGCTGATAGGAGCCGATTTTAAGTCAGATGGCTATTACCACCAAGGAGCCTATTCCCACTGGCATAGAGAGTTAAACGAAGCGCACGGAAAACAAATTGTGTTCAAAACAAGGAAGGAGGCTGAAGATTATATAATTAAAGTAGGACAACCTTGCAGTATAAGTTTTGAAGGTAAATTAATACCATTTAGTTGGAGAATAGAAGAAGAAGAGTTAGAACACCGCGAGAAATGGTCAATGGGTGATGGTTATTACCTGAAAGACGGCGGCAGGCATGAAACAGGCTGGAGAATAGAGAAGATAACTAAGTTCAGAGATGATTGGGATCAAAATTTGTATATTTCAATAGCGAAACGCTGTGTGTTAGGAGAAAAATGGAACTTAAGAAACTTTGTTTCTGGCGAGCGTACCGAATTAAAGGAGAAGGCAGTGATTGGTGTAATATTAAAAGTGTGAAATGCAGCGAAGTTATTGGTTGTAAAGATTTTTTATTTAGGAATAAAGAAACAGAAAGGAGGTTAAAATGTACCGCATAGCCGATTTACAAACTCCAGGTAAATACTTCGCTAATGGGGAATTGTATGAAACAAAAGAACAGATTGTTGAACAGCTTGCAGATTTTCATAATATTGATTTTATAGGTACTGATGATAAAAATAATGAATTAGAAATTTTGGAGTATTTTAAGTTTTGGGAAATTAATACCACTAAAGACCAACTGGATTGGTTGTTAGATTATGGTCAATGGAGAATTGAGAAAATAAAAAAAGGAGATTTAAAATGAATAACAAAAAAATCGAAGGCACAGAAATAACTTTATACGGCAGTGATAAAGAAATTAAGTTTGCAGAAGAAAAAATATCAAATTTAAAACTTACAGGTGAAGAAGGTGAAGATCGGATAGCTTTGCAAAATTATGTGGTTGATGATGTCAAGGCAAGCATATTGTATGATGGAAACAGCGTGTATAGTAAAACAAAACTAATTTCTCATTTTAAACGCTTGCTGAAAAATGGAATGCAATCTCTAACCGATGAGTTGTATAAGTTTTTCCATCTTTGTTGCGGCACGATCGCTCACTATAATAAACAAGGCTGGATTGCTGCGTATCCAGATCTTTACGCGTTGAAACAACTGTTTAGGCGTAACGATTTTGGACAAATCGTATCACCTTCTCAACCATGTTGGGCAACTGATAGAATAGTGATTATAGAAGAAATGGGAAAATTGTTGTACGCGATAGAAAAAGAAATTATTGCCGATCAAGATAAAAAAGTGGAACAACGATTAACACAACTTGAGACGGATGTGAAACGAGCGAAATCGGATAAAAAGTTCGCAAAAGAATTGACAGAAGAAGTATTTGGAAAATGAAAATATCCGATTTTATAAAACAGGAAAGAAAACGGTTTAATGGCTTTGTCTATTCAACATTGCCGTTTAGTTGCGGGACTGATGAAGCCATTACGCATTTAGTTAAATATAATTTTCCTGAAACAGTTAAAATTGAGCGAACGGATAAGAAAACAGATGTATATTTAAAACCATTGAAAGGCAGTAGGAGGAAAAAGACGTTGAAATGGTCGCTTTGGATAGATTGAGAAAGGAGATTAAATGAAATTAAACATTGAAGAACTATTTACATTACGAGAATCATTACATGCAGGAATTGAACTTAGAAAAGAAGCGTTAAATGATTTGCTATCCAATAAATATGACTATAGTGAAAAAGGAAAACAAACATGTATTGAGGTAGATAAAAATGTGATTGAGAGAATGGAAAATCTACTCGAACGTATGAGTAAAGAATTAGCGAAACAGAATTGTTAGAATCAAGAAGTTTTTGATCCCAAACCCTAAAAAACACTTCTTTCAGTAAAAATTACAAGGCAAAAAGAATATCTTGACAATGACGTAGTAATATGCCATAGTTATAATAGAAATTAGATTCGCACTTGAACCTGCCTGTTATGGCAGAAGTGCTTAAAAGAACCTCTTGAAACCGATGCAGGTTTCTATCCTTTCTAATCCTGCGTCAATATTTTTAAGGGGCGATATTGCGGGTGTGCCTTTGCTCTGAGGCATACCCGCAAACTATTTATGGAGGTATAAAAAATAAAAAAATAAAGGATTGAGTTGTAAACCAGAACAAAATTAAAAACCTTTAATTAAATAGGAGATATTAAAATGTCAAAAATCAAGCTTATCTGTATCAAATGCAACGATACCACGCCTGTAACTACTAACTACCCTGAAAAGTATACCGAAGAAGTATTAAAAACTTATGAATGCACACATTGTAAAAGCGTGAGAGGAGGCAAGAAAAGTGCTTTTGTGCCGAAAATAAAACCTGTTGTAAAAGAGGAAGAAAAAGTTTTGCCTAAAGAAGAAATACCTGTCGTTAAAGAATCGGAAACAATTGTTAAAGAAGAAGTAGTGGCCTCATATCCTCAATTAATTTTATCTCAATCTGAGCAAGATATAGTTAATGATACTGTAACAGGTATAATTGAGGATCTTGAGAAGTTAGGCGATTATACTAATTTAAAAGATGCGGTTTCTTTAGCGATAAAAGATACCTTAACCAAGAAGTTGCCTAAAGATAAAATTAAGGAAGCGATAAGGTTTTCGAAAAGCCTTTATTTAGTAAGATGATGATTGAACGACAAATAGAAAGGAAGATAACACAAGAACAAGTTGATAGTTTACCAATTATTCCATTAAATGAATTTAATGAAAAAATTGAAAAATTTAAAAAGGAGAATTGGCTGGTTAACAAATTAATAAACGAATTAGGCAGTTGGGAAAACTTCCCACCGCATTTAATTCGTGATTTATTTTATCGTTTAGGATCTAAACCGCAAATAAATAAATATTAAAAGAAAGGTATAAAAATGAAAGTGAGAGAAATTAGTTTTGATCAGTTTCCATATAAACACAAAATATCAAGTATGCGTGTTTTTGGTAAATTTAGTCCTGCAGTATTTAAAAATGACAATGGTTACGGCATCCGCATAAAAACAGGTGAATCCTGGCATGGCGCAAATACAACTTATGAATGGGATTATTTCAATTTAGATGCAACAGGTTTAATCATATCAAGCCCAAGAGGTTTGGCAAAACAGTTTAACAAAAAAGTTAGGATTATTGATATCGAAAAGCAAGTAGAAGACAAACCAATTTAATTAAGGAGGAATGAAAATGGGAATAGGCGGATACAAAGGACCGAAGCATAGTGAAGAAGAAGTAGTTTGGGCGAAAGAAGTCATTGCTACTAAACTTAATAACGATATTAAAGGTGCTAAAATTAGAGATCTTAAAATCCTTGAAGAATACAATGCGAAGTTTAATCGGCATATAGGTGGTGCTGGACTTTATACTTGGTTACGTGGTGTGCAGAATCCAGATTTAAAGTATAAACCAGGATCTTCTAAACCAAAAGAAACTAAACTCGTATTTGGCGCGAAGTATATACTTTATATTAATAGCAGTAACATTTGCGGTTTTGAAACTCAAGAGGAGGTGCAATCTTTTCTTAAAAACAGCATGATTTTATCTACCCAAACAATAAGCCTTTATGAGAAAAAGGATATAACCATACAATATGATATTAAAATAAATTAAAAAAGGAGATGAAAATGAAAGTTATTGAAAAGTTAATAGCACCGAATCCGTTTAGAAAAGAACTTGGCAACCTTGATAATAATCAAATCGATAGGATTAAAGAAAGTTTTAAAATGTCGGATTTCGGCAAAAACCAAAGGTTTGAAGTACGTATTACTGGCAGTGGATACCAACTTGTATATGGCCATCATCGGCTTGAAGCATTAAGATCTTATTACGGCACAGGGATTGAAGTTGAAATATTAATCAGAGATTATAACGATAGTAAAATGCTCGTTGAGTTGTTGCGGGAAAACCTTACCAGAGAGCATGGTTGGAATTTACGTATGCGATCAGCTGTTTTAGCGAAAAAGTATTTAATAGATACGTTACACTATAAAAATGTTAATGCTGCTGATATTGTTAAATTCATATCGGTTGATGGTAAAACAGTTAATAAAGAAGGAATTTGGGCACTGCTGCGTATAGCCGAGAATTTAGCTCCAGATTTAATAAACAAGATAGAGAGCCAAGAGGGCGGCCATAAACCGCAAAGCGATATGATTAACCTTAGCCAGGCGGAGATGCTCTCTTTATTTAAAAACCACGAAGAACAAAAAGCATTGGCAACAGCATTAAAATCTTCTATCGCACAAAGGACGGGCGATCAGGCTAAACTGATTACGATGTATAAAACCGCTCCAACAAATATTAAAAACAAAATCTTATCTGGTGAAGCAGATTTGATATCCCTGCAAACAGCAAAAGAAACAGAAGAAGAGTCCGAGGATAGAATTATAGAGCATAAAAAGATGCACGAGGATAAAAAGATGATTTCGGACAATCAACATGCGCTTTATATCTTTTCTTGTCTTTCGGATGCGATCAAAGGCATTTCTAAATTAGAGAGAAAACGCCTGAATAGAAATACTATAACTTCGTTACGCAGAATATACAAAAAAACAATTGAAGTATTAACAAAAGAGTTGCAGAACAAGAAAGGACTATGAAAATGGAAAATAATACGAAATTAGTATTACAGTTGATTTCAGAAAAAGGGCCGATTAGATGCACAGAGATAGCTCGCCAATTGAATATTGAATTGAAAAATATTACTAATATAATCAGAAGTTTACGCCACAGTTTTAGAACAGGAAAGATAGATACATATATCTATACTACACCTGAAGGATATTCTTTGCATGAAACTAAACGCGGGGTAGTGTATGAGACTAATCTTCGGCTTTCCCAAATGATCGGTATGGCAATCAGCAGCCAGTTTATCAGAGCCAGATGCAAAAAAATCGCTCTACCTGAATTTAAAAAATTGAGTATCGTGTATAAACCGAAGTTATTGACGTTTGAAAAGGAAATGAAATGAACGCACTTTATTATGGTGATAATTTAGAAATTTTAAGAAAACATATCCCAACCGAATCGATTGATTTAATTTACCTTGACCCACCGTTTCAGTCAGGTAAGAATTATAATCTTTTGTTTCAAGAGCAAGACGGCACAAAATCAAAAGCTCAAATTCAAGCATTTGAAGATACCTGGCGGTGGGATATAGAAGCTGAAAAAACTTACGCAGAAATAGTCGATACTTGTGATAATAAAATAGTTAAGACGATAGTCGGATTTAAAAGTATGTTAGGTCCAGCAGATGGTGAGAACATATGCAAATAGAATTCGAGATTTTGAAAACTTTCTGTAAACAATATGTTAAGAACCGTTGCCGAAGCAACTTTAATCCTATGCAAAAAATTGTCGATAATTGTAAAGAAATATCATGCCCGATCGGCAAACTTCAGTTTAAGAAGGACAAAAAAGATATGATTTAACTTGACTTTTGCCTAATTAGTGGTATAATAGAATAACCTGATAAGTGATACTATGTGCAATAGAAAGGATTTATGGCTAAAAAGAATCAACCGAAGAATTTAGAAAAACTGTGTATGCGTAAATGGTATTTAGAAGAATATAAAGGAATTAAATTATTCGCGGAAGAAGGATTTGAGGCGTTAGGGCTAGAAGGTGGTTTAGAAATTTGTTATAATCTTTTAGAAGACGGGGTTTTTGTTATAAAAGCGTTCGATTTAGATAAGTTCTTTTTGTTTTTAACTAGAGATAAAGGTGAAAGTTATGAGCTGATTTTCGATAGTAAAGAACCTGAAACACAAAAGGCGTAAGGAGGAAAAATTATAAACCTATAAAATCGTATTAAAAAGAATTATGTTTTATATTTCTAATTAATATTTTTAGGAGATAAAAAAGGAGTAATGAAAATGGTAAAAAATGCGGAGTTTGAATTAGATCGCAATAAAATAGCGGTTTTATGTGTCTACACTGTTCAAATGGAAGGCCGCCCCACAATTGATGAGATTACAGAAACTATAAATAAACAAATAGGAGTATCTGTTAAAGGTAAAGCCATAAAAGATGCAGTTCTCGCAGTAAAGAAAAGAGGATTATTCTCAGTTAATTATGATACTAACCATGAAGGTGGAACAATAGAACGATATTCAATGAAAGATAGCAGATGGAGTAATCCACCTGAAATGGCACATATCAAACCGATACTTTCTAAATTTTTTGAAAATAAAGAAACATTAGATTTAATTAAATTTTTAGAAACAGGCGGTGAAGAAGGTCAAAGGAAAACTCGTTTACTTGATATCCGTGATTATGTAGATTATAAATTATATTATGAAAACATAGTGCCTATACTTGGCGGTGAACCTTCTTCTAATGATGGGATAAACACCCTTCGTCATTTAGACGGTAAAATCTGGTTGCCATTAAATTTATGGTTACGCAGTGCAGTTAAATTACATTTAAGAAGGAAGAATATGTCAGATAGCAAAAGCCTTTACATCGAATTTACAGATGCATTTATTAAACCAAAAAAAGAAATTAAAATTATTACAAAAGATAGCCCTCCACAAAGAGACGGTCAACCAGGCACAGGTTTGCGTAAATATGAAGCCTTACAACCTGGCGAGACTTTTGAAACAACGGTGCATTTTCCAACAGTCGGTTTTATAGATGAACAAACTTTTTTAAAATGCCTTGACAACATACATATAGGTGCTTCACATAAGGATTATGGGTTATTAAAGTTAATGAAATTTGAGAAAGTGAAATCGGATATATAGGATTATGTAAAGTGGAATGACGTACTGTCTTGTCGCGTGGTGTTATGTATCTTAGTGTCAGTTAAAATAAAGTATTGTTTAGTCACATAGTGTATATTTAAGTAAAGTAAAGTTATTAACTTATTCATGGAAGAATCATTAAGATTGATGCAAGGTTATCTCGTTTTTAAAGGCTCAATCAATATTTCAATGGAAAAAGATAAAAAAGCAAAAATTGAATTTGTAGAAAATATGAAAGGATAATTGCTGATTATAATGTAAATTAAGATCAAGTACTTTAAAGTGTTTTACGATGAAGTGAAGTAAAGTCACGTAAAATAAATTATGGTTCTGTTATGTAATGTCTTGTAAATTCTTTAGGAGGTTTTATGGCGAAAATACCCGAAGATCTTGAAAAAAGTAGAAAAGGAAAAGTAAATGTATTGCAAAAATTTGGGGGGATTCCTACTTCAATTTGGAATATAAACTTTTCATGGGGAAAAAATACTCTTGAGATGGACGATCAAAAACAAACTATTATCGCTGAAAAGAAGCACCACCGAATGAAGTATAATCTTAAAAAATTTGAGACTCTTGGCGGCGAAAAAAAGGAAGTCAATCAAATCTTAGACGCATTCGATATGAGTTCATTGAATGTAAGAGGTAAAGGTTCTGGTGTATCTACTTTTCCACCTGATCTATGTAGAAAGATTACGAATTTTTACAGTGAAGAAGGCGAAACGGTGTTAGATCCATGCCACGGACATAATAGTAGAATGGAAATCGTACATAAACTTAATCGGCACTATATTGGTTATGATGTTTGTAAAGATTATGTTGAATTCACTAATGAAGTAAAAACTAAAATTACTTCTAATCAACTTTTCCCATCTAAATATAATATAACATTACGATATCAGTCATCTGAAAAAATGGAAGAAACTGATAATTCAATTGACCTGATTTTCACTTCACCGCCTTATTTTTCGATCGAGTTCTATAACGATGATCCCCGTCAAATAGGCTACAATAAAACATATGAAGAGTTTTTAATAGGATTAAAGCGTATATTAGCTGAATGTTACCGAGTATTGAAACCTGATAAGATCTGCGCTTTTAATGTCAATGATTTTAGAATGGATGGTAAATTCTATATGTTTCATGCCGATACTGCCAATCTTATGCAAGAAGTAGGTTTTAAACTATTTGACATAATTATACTTGCTAATAATAATTGTATGGGTGCTTCTTTCCCGAATCAAATCTGGGAAAGGAAGATTACTCCTAAAAAACATGAGTATCTTATCGTCGGAAAGAAAACTAGATGACTGACCCACGTTCCGATTTGAAACAAGATACTGACCTTTGGCAACTCGTGCTTGCCTGCGCTACTTGCTATCAAGATTATTTTATCTTCGGCAACCTGCACGGCTTGCGCTGCGCGGGCGCGCTGCTGCAACTTAACGGCAAAGATTTAGCGTTTAAATTGCCGAGCGAATGGGACGAGCCTACAAAAACCGAAATGAAACAGAAGTACGCAGTACCTTATATTAAACAGTACAAACAAATATTCAGGTTTGTGGCTGAAATGTACCCACAATATATAGAAGCAAAAAACACACCAAAACAAACCGATTACTGGAATAAAGACCTATTCACTGAACGAACTCAAAAGGAGGCGATAAAAAAATGACAACAACTAAACCGAAAGAATGGCTTACAACAAAAGATTTAATGGTTTATGTAACCACTCAAGGCAGGCATTGGGGCCGTACTTACATCCAATACCTTATAACAAACGAGAAATTACCTTCATTTAAGATTGGATCTACGCGTATCTTTATTGAAGATGATGTCAAACAGTTTATTTCTACTCTAACACGCAAAGGCCCACCAAGGATGAAAAAAGATATTGACAATTAATACAAAATATGCTATAATTACAATAATTAAAATAAAATACGAAAAATGGAAAATGAAATCTTGAATCAAAACCAAACAATACCAACACCGCCAACTTGGTCGAATAAACAACTTACCGAAGCATATCTCAGTTCTATAGCGTTACTTAGCCCTGTAACTATTTACAACTGGCAACGATTCTTTGTTATGATTTTAAATGATATTGATAAATCATTACTAGAAGTTACCACTACCGATCTACGCAATTATATCATTAAAAAGAAAACCGACGGCCGTTGGAAGAGTATTACTACTCTTCAATTAGCTATCGTAAAGCTAAAAACTTTCTTTAAGTTCTTGGTATTAGAACGTTACCTTGATGACGCGAAGAACCCAGCTAAAGGATTGAAATCACCGCCAAACGGCAGTGGAGGTACTTATCGCACTATAACACTTAAAGAGATACGTTTACTGTTAAAAGCGGTTGAAGGTCCTTTAATTGAATTAAGAGAAAAGTTACTCTTCTATATCGCGATAACTTCAGGCCTGCGCGCGAAAGAAATCATCTCAATTAAAAAAGAAAATATCGATCTTGAAAAAAGGTTGATCTTCTTGCCAAAAGAAGACGTAAAGGGTAAGTATAGAGAAAGACGTGTGCCTATATCAAAACGCACTAAAGAAGTGTTAGAATCTTACTTAATCAAGTATCCTTCACCTATCAGCAATATCTTCTTTAACCACTGGGGCAAGCCATTGCGGCGTGATTATGTTTATTATGCGATGAAAAATATTATTGATGTAGCGTTTCCTTATAAGAACTCATGGAACAAGCCTTACGGTTCGCATCTCGCACGCCATACTTTTTGTACCAGATGGATAGAATCAGGCGGTGATATTCACGCGTTACGCGCGATAATGGGTTGGAGTTCATTCTCGCAACTTGATAGATATGTGAGCGTATCACCTAACTTCATTAGTAAAGCCGCAATGAAGGTAGAGCAAAAAATGTACAGTGGAAAATCTAATGAGACCGACAACACTTGAAGAGTTTCAAGGAGAAACTAACAAAGATACGGTAGAAAGGCTGCGTATCGCTATCGTTTCAGCTAAAGCACGTTCAACTATGTTACCTAATATTCTGTTATATGGCCAGGCTGGATGCCAACCTAAAGGACAAAAAGTTTTGATGGCTAATGGGAAATGGAAAAATGTTGAGTTAATTAAAAAAGGCGACCAAGTCTTTTCTCCTCAATCAGATGACACTACTGTTATAGCGACAGTACTAGACACTAAAAAATATATATCAAATATCTATAAAGTTGTTGTTGGTAAAAGGAAATCTGGAGTTATTAGAAAAATTAATTATGGAGAATACCGTGTTGCTAAAGAACATCTTTTAGTTTGTAAATGTGTATCTTGTAATAGCTATGTAAATGTTCCAGCAGGCGAGTTTTCAAATATAGGAAATAAATTCGGAATTTTTGCTTCTGCTATTGAATTCTCTACTAAATGGAAGAATGTAAGGATAAAATCAATGTTTGTCACCCCAGAGAATAAAAAAGAAATGGTTTACGGATTTACACTTAATTCTCCTAGTGGTTGGTACATAACTAATGATTGGATTATTACACATAATACTGGTAAAACCACTCTAGCACAGATAATCGCTAACGAAATGGACTCTATCTGCGTACAGCGCACCGGCGGCTCAATCGGTTCGCAAAAAGATTTGTATTTCGCTATGCGTGAAATAGATCTTATTCAGGAATCAGGTAAGAACGCTATTCTTTTTTTTGATGAGATACATAAACTTTCCAGTAAGGAAATGCCTGATGAAATGTTCTTTTCTTTAATGGAATCTCATATCTTCTATTCAAGTTTATCAGGAACAAAGGTGTTAGTTGATGGAGTAGATTGTATACTTACGGCTAATATTATCGGCACGCGGTTGCCTTTTACGATCATCGGCGCTACTACAAACCCAGGCACACTTAAAAAACCTTTAAGAGATAGGTTGCCTTTATCATGTTACTTGAAATCCTACTCTGTCAACGATTTGGTGAAAATTATTCAATTTAATTCTGAAAAAGAGGAAATACCGATTGAAAAAGAAGCGGTACTTGAAATTGCTAAACGCGCGCGCGGCGTGCCTCGTGTGGTGATAGGGTATCTAATGGCTTGCCGAGACAGGTCTGTGTATAAACATGAAAAAAGTATCAGTACCGTTACGGTGCAAGAGGAAATGGCTACTCAAAAAATAGAGCCAGACGGCTTGACTGAAATTGATTTAAAGGTCTTATCTACTCTGGCAAGATACCCTAAAGGTATGGGTATTAAAACATTGGCAGGTACATGCGATATCGATAGAGATACTCTTGAAGAAATGATCTTTCCTTTCTTGCGCAGTAAAGAATATATATTAACTACAAGTAAACAGTTTATTGCTGAAGCTGGACTTGAAAGGTTAAACCAAATTAATTAAGGAGATTAAAATGACTGCCTCTGACAAAGTGAAAGAACTATTTGCCAATCAACTTGGTGTTAAGATCGAAAACATTTCCGATACTACTACTTTTGATGATTTAGGCGCTGATTCGTTGGACAAGATTGAAATAACTTTGCAATTAGAAGATGTTTTTAAAATAGAAATACCTGATAACGAAGCTGAACGGCTTTTAACTGTAGGTGAAGTGATTAGTCACATTGAGAAAAAAACTACAACCATAAATTAAAGAAAATGGAATATTCTGAGTTTGAAAAGAAACTTTTAGCGTTAAAAGCTTTGCCTGATTGTACGATTGAAGTGCCACAATTAAAGGCTACTTTATTCAATCACCAAAAAACAGGAATAAACTACCTTCTTAACCTTGATACTGCAATGCTCGCGGATCAGCTCGGACTTGGCAAGTCCTTACAATCATTAGGTTTATCCTTATTACGTAAACAAAAAGGCGAAATTAAAAAATGCCTGATTGTGTGTCCAGCAACTACTAAGTATTCCGTTTGGAAACGTGAAATTGAAAAGTTTACCGACGAGAAATGCCTGGTTGTTGATGGAAGTATGAAAAAAAGGGAAGAAACTTATTTTACCTTTTTAACGAGGGAAGATGTTTTTTATCTTATTATGAATTATGAGCAATTACTTAAAGATAGCGGTTATTTGTTAAAGTTTTCTATTAATTCCTTATGCATAATTGACGAGAGTGTTTATATAAAAACCAGAGATTCTAAACGTACCAAGGAATTAAAAAAAATTCCTTTTAAGTATAAAATAGCCATAACAGGGTACCCAGCGGCGAACAAAATTATTGATGTTTGGTCGCAATTCGATTGGTTAAAGCCTGGGTATCTTGGCTCGTATTGGAGTTTCTTTGATAAATATGTCGAGACTATTACCATAAAACTACACGAAACAGAGGAAAGTAAAAAATCAAGTAAAGGCAGAAAATGTAAATGCTGCGGAAAATGGTCGCCTGAACAAAGATATGCTAAAATTTATACTTGTTGCTGTGTAACTCCTGAATGGGAAGCACCTAGTTTTAAAAAAGTGGTGGGGTATAAGAATTTGGATGAATTAAAGAAAAAACTCGAACCGTATTTTATCCGCAGGTTAGCAAGTGAGACTTTAGACTTGCCTGAAAAGACATATGAAGAGCGGGAAACTTTGCTTTCAGGAGATTTACTAAGGGCTTATACTACAATGAAAGAAGAGATGAAGGTAACTATAAAAAACATGTCTAATGAAGATGTAATCGCGAAGGCTAATGGTATCTTAACTCAAATGCTGCGGTTATCGCAACTGACTTGCGGGTTTATTACTGATGTGAAACTTAACCAGCCTATGTTTTATAAAGAAAACCCGAAAGTAAAAGCACTTGACGATATTATCGATGAGGTATTATCTTCAGGCAATAAAATAGTTATCTGGACTAGGTTTCGTGCGTTTACCGCATATATTTATAAACGCTATACTGAAGGCTTTAAATATAATGGCGAAACCGTTACGTATAACTGCGCTTTCTTTTGGGGCGGTATGTCAGCAGAAGAAAAAGATAAAAACATTAACCGCTTTCAGACCGATCCTAACTGCAAAATCATCATCGGTACCGTGCAAACAGGCGGTATGGGTATTACTTTGCACGCCGGCAATGTGGCTGTGTTCACAGATTTGAGTTTCTTGTCTCCGTCAACGGTTATTCAGGCCGAAGCCAGGAATCACCGAATTGGCCAGACAAAAAACGTGGTTATTATCAGGCTACTGGCGAAGGATACGGTTGACGGGCACTGGCTCAAGATTTTAGAAAATAAACAAAAAGCCAGCAAAATTTTATTTCGAGAAGATACGATTATTGAAGAAGAGCTGGGCGTTGCATTAGATAAAGATACATTGCTAGAAATGTTAGGAGATTAAATCTATGTTTAAAAAATTATTTTGGTCAATGTTTGGTTTGATTTTAGCGTTAATACCAACAGAAATATTTGTTGGCATGTGGTTAATATTACAGCCGACAACTTTTTGGCAAAAATTAATATTAATTATTATTGGAACGGTATTTTTATTGCCTATCCAAGTTTGGTTGGGAATTACAGGATTGGCAGTCACTATTGCCTTAACTGGTGAAAAACATAGATCCACCATAACTAAACAAACTTTTAAAAGTAGAATCGGGAAGTTTTAAAAAGAAAGGATGAAAATGGAAAAAAAATTAACTGATTTTGAAAAAATAATACTTTCAAGCATTCAAGAAGGCATTCATACAACTATCTGGGAAAAACTTAAAAGTTACGATTCACCGCTTAAAAAGTTGATTGATGATGCTTTTAAAGTACACGATACGCAACTACGTGAAATAGTCTATTCTGCATTATCTCAAACTTTAGAAAAAAAGGAATTTGTCGAAGCCGTTCGGCAAGCGTTTGACCATAAGATAGCTCGCGCGATGGTTGATCACCTGACTTCTACAATTGACCATGCGATTAATGCTATCCGCAGCGATCCGACTATCAAGGCGAAAATGGTACTCGCAATTGAAGCTATAATTAACGAGAACCAACCAAAGAAAGGAATTTAAATGAAACATAAACCAAAAAAAACTTCTAAAGATCATTCAGGCAATAATTTACTCGAACATCATTCTGCTGATACTACTATATCTATCACGCCAACACACGAAATTCTGGATTTAACGCGCAGGTTGTTAGAATTAGAAGAAAGGTATGATACAGAAAAAAAGAAGTTATCCGAAATCTATGATCAGAAGGAAAAAATGGAGCTATCACTTTATGAACGCATGAAAGATGTAGGTATTGACCAATTTCGTACAGCTGAATTTGGTTTGATATCTTTAGCAAACAGGCTTTATGGTAAGATTACTGATATGAGCGTGGCAGAAGAATGGCTGAAAGAAAATGGGTTATTTGATGAAGTACTGCGATTAAAGCCGATAGCCGCGCGTATAAATGAGTTGCTTAAAAAAAGAATTGAAGCTGGACAGTCTATACCGCCAGGCTTTGATTATTCGTTAACCAGAACGATTAACCATCAAGCGAAATAAATAAAAGGAGAAATACAATATGTTAAGAAAAAATAATAATTTTATATTTATTCTAACATTTGTATTATTTCTATGTGGTTGTGGAGAAGATTATAATACATTAGAAGAAGCAATAATTATTAAATATAAGAAATCTCGTGAACAAAGTGAAGAAATAAAAAATATTGTATTAACTCATCGGATTTCTAGCCTATCGGGTATGGACACTGTTGGTACAGTTTTTGGTTTAGAGCTTTCTATAGAAAAATCTATGGGGAACGAAGTTTTATTAGATTCTTGAGAAATTACAAAAATTAATAATACAGACAATATGTATCTTGCCAAATTGTTCTATTATATTAACGGTGTTAAAATATATAAAAGTGCTGTAGTGAATTTTTTAGAAAAAAAAGTAACTGAACAAAATTTTAGTAATTACTACAAATAAAAAAGGAGAAATACAATGTCTGAAAAAATGAGCATAAATCAAGTCTTAAGTTTGACGAAAATAATTCGGGAGCGATTAAATGAATTAAGGTCCTTAAGGCAGAGTTTAGCGACTAAAGAAACGAATTATTTCGGTGATCAGGAACAAAAAAGGAAAGAAATAGAACCACAATTCGATGTAAAAATTGTTGATCGTAAAGTTGTTGAGTTGGAGAATTTCTTGTTTTTAGCTGACTCGGCTGTAAAAACAAGCAACGCAATAACAAAATTGGATTTTGAAATAAGCGTTGAAGATTTATTAAAACCTTTAGAGTGAATTTAACGGCATAGGCAACTCACTGTCTTGTTTTGCTAGTGCTACACTTATACCTCATAAGTTGTGGCGAGTGCAATTAAATAGTGAGGTCTGAGAAGGAGATTGAATTAATAACTTATCCAGTTGGATATCGGGGATTGTTGTGCGGGTAAAAAACTAAAAAAGAAACTCCCTTTGTGGGGATGTTGTTGGTTGTTGTCCACATAAAAAAACCCCTCATGTTGTTGATTCTTATTGGTTGTTGTTCCTTAATTCTTTTTTCTTCTTGCCTGTGCCTAAATTTAAAAAGGAGTAATTATAATTAATAGGCAAAGAGCTTGGCAATTAAAAAAGAAAGCCGCAGGTTTATGTATTACCTGCGGTATAAGAAAAATAATGAAAGCTGACCGCTGCGCTATATGCCGCGATAAAATGTTACAATGTGAAAAAAATTATTATGCTAACAATTCTGTTAAATTAAATAATATGATGAAAAATTGGAGAGTGAATCATAAAGATTATATGAAAAATTATATGCGCGAATATAGGAAAAAGTGAATATTACTATACACTTGTGCGAATGGTTCATCTATAAAGAAGGCAGGTTGATTGATATAACGGTTATATATGATAAAAACGATACGTTATATCTAAAATGTAAATAAAAAAAGGAACTAAACTATGAATACATATTATATCGACTGGGCGCATGAAAATATAAAAAAATTGGCGGTTTGTAAGAATAATGATGAGGTAATCCTGGAAGTTGATTGGGCAGAACTTAATACAATTATCTTGCCCAACGATATTCTGTATTCAGAAACAGGTTGTCCAAAAAAACAATTAATCGTATTATTAAAATCAGGTGTCCAGATTTTTTTAGTTGATAGCAAAAAATTGCATGATCTAAAAAATACTAATTATTTAAAAACTGATACTAATGATGCCTTATTCTTACGTTATGCAATATTAAACAATAAAATAGAAGTTATAGATTTTAATCTTTTATCTATTTCTCTTTTACCATTAAAAATCATTGAGAATAACTATTCTTTACTAGAAAAAACAAGCGTGCGTGGACAACTAAATTTATTAGCTCTTGAACGTGAATACCCCAATGAGAATATTAAAGATCAATTACGTGACTTGAAAATGAGTTTAAAAGCAATTAATTTTCAACGAGATTTAATGGGTCAAAAAATGGATAAATATTTTTCATTATATAAAGAATTTTTAAACATACGTGGTATAGGGTTTAGATTAATTGGCAGAATTTTAATTACAGCAACACCTTTTTTATTCAGTAATGTAAGAAAATATTTAAAATACTGTGGTTATATCGGTAAAAATGGTAGTAAATCAGACCAAGTATATAATCGCCAGGCAAAATCTTTGTTCTATCAATGCACAGGGCAAATGCTACTACAAGAAAATCAAGTTTATGAACCGATCTATAGGTCTATGCGGGAAAATTATCTTAACTCAGATGCCTTTAAATTAAAACATGAAAAATTTAACGAACAACGCAGATCAAAAGGCTGGAAAGATTTAAGTTTTGATGGCTACGCAAATGCCTGTGCCAGGAATAAAATATCTACTTTATTATGCAAAGAAATATATTTTAAATTTAAAGATTTTGATATCACAAAAAAATCAGAAACTAGTTTATTGTTAGGAAAAGCAATAGATAAACAAAACGGAATTGAAAGTTTTTTTTAAATTCAACGATCAGTGTTGAAGACTTCCATTTGTTTGTTACAGATAAAATTATCTGACTTCATGGACAATGTCACTTCCACTGATCGATTTATATATAATTCTTGAGAGGATATTGAAGACTTCGAATGTGCTGTTACAGATAAAAATTATCTGACTTTTTCAAGGTTGTCACTTCTATCCTTTCAAGAATTTTAATAACACTTTAAAGTAGATGCGTTTGAAGACTTTTAATTAATTGTTACAGATAAAACTTATCTGCCTTTAGAGCCATTGCCACTTCACGCACCTACTTTAAATTAAAAAGGATAACAATGTAAATGTATACAAAAATCTTATCTCTTATCCAATCAGACAAGAATGTCTTTATTACTGGAAATGCTGGCACAGGAAAGTCCTTTTATCTCAACAAATTGCAACAAGACTTACCTGATCTTATAGTTACCGCGTCAACAGGCGTTGCAGCAATCAATGTAGGTGGTTCAACCATCCATTCATTTTCGGGAATCGGAATCGGTGAAAGATCAGCCAACCAGATTGCTTATTCGATGCATACCGAACAAAGATCACGTATTTCTTATTGCCGTCGTTTAGCCATAGATGAAATCTCTATGTTGAGTGCCGATACCCTAGATCTCATCAACGATGTATTTAAAATCCTTAAACGTAATGACGATCCTTTCGGCGGAATACAACTAATAGTTATTGGCGATTTTCTACAACTACCACCAGTCGAAAAAGAAGGTAAAGAAGTTAAGTTCGCTTTCGAAAGCATCTCTTGGCAAGAAGCTAATTTCCAAACTGTGCTTTTAGAAGAGCAGTTTCGACAAAATGATGTGGATTTTCTGAATGATCTTAATAAGATTCGTTTTGGTGAAGCTGTTGATATTGTGTCGACAGCTAAACACGATGACGCACTACATTTATTCGCTCTAAATTATCCTGCGGATAAATTTAACGAAGCTAAACTTGCTGAACTTAAAGGTCAAATCTATCATTTCGAGGCTAGAGATAGTGGTAGCGAATACCATAAAGCTTCTATCGACAAGAATTGCCTCGTACCTAAAAATCTGTATTTAAAAGTCGGAGCAAGAGTTATGCTATTAATTAACAAATATATAGATCTAAGTTTAATTAACGGTTCGATAGGTAATGTCGCAGAGATAATAGGCAAAACTGTCACGGTTAAGTTTGATAACGATATCTCATTAGATTTAGGATATGAAACCGTAGCGAAAATCATGGATGATAAAATTGAATTAGCTTCTCGATCACAAATACCTTTACGATTAGCATATGCCATTAGTATCCATAAATCACAATCATTAAGTTTAGACAAGGTCTGTATCGATTTCAGAGGTACTTTCGAGTGCGGTCAAGCATATGTAGCTTTGAGTAGAGTTCGCACCAAAGCAGGCCTTTCAGTAAAAAATTTAAGGCAAAATTTGATTAAGGCGAACAAAAAGGCGGTGGAGTTTTATAAAAATATGAATGTGAAAAAATGAAAGGAGGAAAATATGGCACTAGCAGTGCAAGGTGTTAGAATACCCTTAACAACAATTAGCAGATTACAGGATGGTTCAAATAGCATTATAGGTACTTGTCAATAACCCCTATTTAAAAATAGGGGCTTGTAAAAGAGAAGACCAATCGTCTTAACAGGTTAAACAATTGACTACACAGATAGTAACTGAATTCTCTGGGCGTGGTAGCCCGAAAAGATGTAAAGAATGCTTCCCAAGTTCTTTTCCTCTCTGAGAGTCAGTGTGGATGGGAGAAATTGTAGTAAAGTTAAGGTAACTTAACTAAATAGTAAGGAGTAACAAATGCAGAAGTTTGTACCAGTAATCAGCGCGACAGGGAAACCATTGATGCCGACTACGAATTATCGCGCGAACGAACTGATAAAAAAGAACAAAGCGAAACGCCGTTTCAAAGCAGGGATTTTTTATATCAAACTAATCCAGCGTACTGATGGTGTAATGCAGGACATTGTGGTAGGGATCGATCCTGGCAGCAAAAGAGAAGCATTCACGGTGAAATCAGAATTACATACTTACTTGAATGTTTTAAGTAACTCTGTTTCATGGGTAAAAAAATCAGTAGAAATAAGGAGAAATGCGAGAAGAACAAGAAGAAATAGGACTACACCATGTAGAAAAAACAAAAGCAACAGATCGAAAACAACTTTTTTAGCGCCTAGCACAAAAGCACGATGGCAGGCGAAATTAAGGATTACGGTCATTCTCGCGAAGTTATTTCCTATCAAGATATTCGTAATAGAAGATATAAAAGCAACTACATTTAAGAATGCTAAAAGATGGAACATATCTTTTTCTCCTTTAGAAGTAGGTAAAAAGTGGTTCTATAACGAACTCGCGAAAATTGCGAAAGTAGAATTGAAATCTGGTTATGATACATATTTAATAAGGGAGGAACTAGGGCTTGTAAAAACAGGGAATAAATCAGCTGAAGTTTTTTCCGCGCACAATGTGGATTCTTGGGCGTTAGCTTGGAGTTTGGCGCGTGGTAATACTATTCCAGAGAACAAAGAAATTACAAGATTAATCCCTCTCCAGTTTCATAGGAGACAACTTCATTATTTTAATTTCTCGAAAGGAGGCATAAGAAAAAATTACGGTAGTACAATGTCACTTGGACTAAAACGAGGCAGTCTTGTAACACACGCTAAATACGGTGTTTGTTATGTCGGAGGCAGTAGTAATAATAAATTAAGTGTCCATAAATTAGAGACAGGAGAACGATTATCTCAAAACATAGATAAGAAGGATTTAGTATTTCTTTCTTATAATTATTGGAGGACGGCAATTCCTCTACACACATAAATGTGTGAGTTTCCTTGCCGTTTTTTTTATGAATTAAAAAATGAGGTAATCGCTGAATTAAGAGCGGAAAAAGAAGCTCAAGTGAAAACAAGAATAAAATCTATACTTCAAGGAATTATTGCCCAGCAAACATACATTGCAACCGCACAAAAATCTATTTTAGAGTATCAAAGGCAATTAGCTTTAGTTGAAATCGAAGAAATCGACGAGAAAAGTTTAATCTAGAAAAGGTAATAAGGCGGTGTTGTGGTGTGATAACCTGAATAAAATGTTGGATTAAAATGCCTATACAAAATGGTGAAGTTAGCACCAAGAGCTAATAAATCTATTCGTTTATTCGCAGATCAACTACCAACACTGCCTTACTAATTAAGAAAGGATAAAAATGAAAAAAATAATGTTGATTATATTAATCGTATTTTTATTGAGTAGTTGTTCTTTTAAAGATCTTGAATGTAACCTTGGAAAATTTATTAGTGTAACACCAATACCAACAGCTTTTAATGAATCAAATAAAATGTTAGTTGTTACAGATAAAGGATCTTATATTATAGCAGGATATCATTCTTTTGAAAAAGGACAAGAAGTGGTTGTTAAATGCAGATTTGTTTACGATTAAAATAAAAATGCCAAAAGAAATTAAAAAAGATGATATTGTGATTTTAACTGGTAGGGTAATCCATAGATCTGTCTTCTGAGTCACGGTTAGATTAAAAGAAAGCGGTGCTATTATGGATTTTAGTTTAAGTGATGTTGAATTAAAAAAGGAAAAATAAAAATGCGTAATCCTACCGCTTACGTTTGTTCAAAATGCAATAAAATTCTGCCTAATTATTCTAATTTCTGCCAATTCTGTGGTAACAAAGTTAAAAAAACAGATTTAAAAGAACTGCCTGTTTGCCCTGAATCAATTAAACACGGCCATTGCGACGATTGCTTAAAGTTAAAAACTAAACTTTGCGACAATTGCCATAGTGATAAAGAAGTTAAGTTTTGTGTTGAATACAACTGCAAATGCCTATGTTATAATTGTAGAATGAATGAGGCAACGATAGCTTCATTAGAAAGGAGTTATTAAATGGATTTTAATTTAACAGATATTGAATTAAAAAAAAGATACAGATTACAAAAAAAATAATGCAAATAAATAGAATATGGGCAATGCCAAATCGTTGGACATTTACGATTAAACCAATTAAAAAATTATTAAACCGTTATTGTATGGAAGGAATATGGTGTGATCCCTTTGCAGGCAGAAATTCTCCCGCGAAAGTAACTAATGATATTATAGAAAAAGCGGGGTATAATTTTGATGCTTTACGTTTTTTAAAATTTCAAACAAGTAATTATTATAATGGTTGTTTATATGATCCGCCATATTCAATTACTCAAGCAAAAATGTATGGTAAAAAAGAATTTGGTTCTATGAAATATTGGGCAGATTGTAAAAATGAAATTGTGAGAATATTAAAACCTGGAGGTATAGCAATTTGTTTTGGCTGGAACTCAATGGGGTTAGGAAAAAACAGAGGATTTGAAATGTTGGAAATTTTATTAGTGCCTCATGGTGGAAGTAAAAATGATACTATTGTTACAGTAGAAAAAAAATTAAAATCATTGTTTGATATTTAATAATATATTTCCTAAAATAGAAAGGAGTTATTAATCATGAAAATTAAATTAGTTTTCGAAGATTGGCAGAAAAATGGTGAAAGTGTCTATTCTACTGCTAATGGCATAGATTTGACTTTAGGCGATTTTCATAGCGGTACGACGTTTAATGGTGAAATAGAATTGACTAAAGATCAAGAAGAAGAATTAAATGACGCGATGGCAAAAGGATATTACCCTGTATTTTGGGTGACGAAATAGAAAGGAGAAATAAATATGCCTACAAAACCTAACAGAATAACAAAAGAATTTTATTTTAAATTAGACGAAAAAGATTATAGTAGGCACGCGACTATTGTATTTATCGATAATAGATTTGATCATTGTAACTTTAAAACAAATAAAAGTATTTATGATTTAGACGATTGGCAATTCTTAAATAAATTATCAGAGTTTATTTTAAATTTAGAAAAGGAGAAAAATGAAAATCTTCGATAATATCAACAAAGAAGGAAAATGTTTTATCTGCAACACTAACGATGACGGCGAAGTTACCTTAATCGCTATCGACGGCACGCAAGACGGTTTTAACGCAGAAGCCGAACAGGTGCATGTTAAGTGTTTAAGGTTGAATTTAAATAAAGATATGCGGATTGTTTACCAGAAACTAACAAAAGGAGCTAAAAAATGAAAATAGAATTGAAAATCAACACTAATGGAGAACCATATCTTGAACTTTACGCTGGTGAGCATGGCTATGATGTTAAACAGGAATTATTAAAATTGTTTATAAAAGAATCTAAAGAAAAAGGTTTATTTATAAAAAATGAAAGTGGTTTTGAACTTTCAGATGATTATGCGAGTATACGCATTAATCAAAAAAATAATTAAGACTTATATTTCGGAAGGATTAATGCGTGATAATTTAATATATAAAACAAAGGAGGTAAAGTGAAACGATTAGATGAAGAAAAAGTTTTAAAAGATAAACAAGAACAAATTACGATGATGGAACTGCGCTGCCGGCCTGGTGAGATAATAACACAAGTCTCTATGGGTAAGGTGTTTATAATCACGTCTTACGGCAAAGCTGTTGCGGTGTTAAGCGGCCTGCCTGGTGTTGAGTTGCGAATGATGGTAGATAAGGAAGGTAATACAAAGTACGAGATATAGAAGATAAAAAAATGAAGATCTATAAATGTCCTACTTGTAATGGCGAAGGCCAAATAAAAATTACCGAACATGGCGGATGGTTACCGATAAATGCGTCTAATTCTACTACTGATAGGCTTTGTTCTTGTCCTACTTGCGATGGTGATGGTTGGATGATTAATAAAATGTAGAAAGGAAAATAAATGAGTGTTCATTTTGAAAAAATTAATGCGAAATTATTATCTAATTTAAAAAAAGAATATCCAAAACAATTAAAAGAAATTTTTAAACAAGATAAATGTGAAATAGACGAATCTTTCTTAGGGTTTGTAGAAACTTATTATTATTTATCTTTATTAATACCAAAACATTATACGGTTATTGATTTAGGATGTTGTTGTGCCTTGCAATCATATTATTTTATAAATCACAAACAATATATTGGGGTTGATAGCTCTACAAATAAAAGACTAAAACTAACAAACACAGAACATCTTTATTGCAGTATTAAATTTTATTTAAATCTTTGGGATAAAAAAGATACCGACGAGATTTTTGCTATTTGTAGTTATGTCCCGATAGATACAAAAGAAATTAGAGAAAAGTTTAAAAATGTTTATACTTATTATCCCGCGGGTAATTCTATTTTAAGTGAGGAGAAATAACTTATGGCAACCGTCCTGCGAGGCAAGAATAAAGGTAAAAAAGTAATTATTATGCAATATTGCAACGATTGGGTTACTGCCGGTAATAAAGTTTATGGCATTACGGCTTTGAAGTTCAGTGATCAAGAAATGTTCGAAATTGTTAATAATAAAAATACTGGGTTTTTGTTTAGAAGATTCGAAGTAATCCCTTTCAAAAATAAGTTTAGGAGGAAAAAATGAGCAGTAACAATAAAGTTGTTATATGGTTTGGCGATAAATCTTTTGTAGATGTGACTAACACAACTGTATGCAGTGAAACTTTCTCTTACCGCGAAGCTAAAATTTACGGCGAAACCGGCGAAAAAATAGCTTCAAGCGATTAAGCTGCATTCTACCCATGTTCCCTTGCAAAAAAATCTTAGTAACTTTTAAATGCCAATATTGCCATAAAACTAAAAGGCGTATAGTGCTTAAATCTATAGCTAGACAAATTAAGTACTGCAATAAAGAATGTTATTGTTTAGCTAAAAGTAAACGGCAGAAAGGAGATAAAAAATGAAACTATTTGACCAGATTAAAAATTTTATGAACAGTGTTAAAATCCTTCCACATCAATGCGGCGGCTGTGTGCCGATGGATGATTTTATGTATTTTGAAAAAATTACGCCTGAAGAACCTGTGTTCTTTCACCATGTTCAAGACGACAATACCGATATATTTTTAATCGCGGTGAAAAGAAGGGATTTAAGAAAAATAGAAATGGAGATGCAAAAATGCAAGATAGAAAGTTAAATTGTCCAAAGTGTAAGATAAATATTTCTACTATGGAAAATCTGCATAAAAATTCTAAATTCAAATGGATCTGTAACTGCGGTAAAGATGTTAGTATAATTAAATTAAATCAATTATTTGCTGAAATAAAAAAAGAATTAAATGCTATAGGAGGTGATTATTAAATGTCCACTAAAGCATTAAATATTAATCAACATATCATGCTGCACCAACTTTATCCGGATAATTGCTGCCTTTGCAAAGCTGAAGAAAGGATTAAAGTATTAGAAAAACAACTGCAAGAAAATACGCCTGAAGAACATTTAGAAAATAAATATTTAAATAATCTTTGTTTTCATGCGATAGTTGATCACCTTTATGACGGAATAATAAACAAACAATTTTCATTAAGCGATTTGCAAGACGCAATTGAAATAATAGAAGAAAAGTTAAGGAGAGAAAAATGAAAGACCCTAAAAAATTAAATAAATATGCCGAACTTCTTATTTCTATGTCAACTGATTTTTTAATGAAAAATATTACAAAAGAAACATTTCTTTCGAATTTATCGGCAATTGTAAAAAAAATTAAGGAGGAAGAAAATGAAACTGCTTAATAAAATACTTTTAGTAACCTTTATGAAAATCGTTGAAATCAGCACCATAGTTTATCTGCCTTATTTTATCGGTCAAACATTTTTTACTAAAATATTGCCAATTCCAGCAACTGCAAGTTTGTTTTTTTGTTGGTTTAGGGGCGTTTTGGGAATTATACTTACTTTTATTGCTTTATTTTTATCTTTTATTGTTTTTTATGGCATATTAATTTTTATTAATTTTAATTGGAAATTAGTGAATAACGGCAAAGGCATAAAATGGATCGATAACTTTTCCTTTTGGTTCTTTTAAAAAAGATACAAAACTTTGCTTTCAGCAAAAAATATGTGAAAAAAGACTTGACAAGTATAGTTTTTTAAGGTAAAATTTCTTCTAGGTATGTTCAACAACTCTATTTATTTATTTTAATTATGACTACAAAATTACAACAAATTATTACACGGATACCTTTCCCATTATATGAAAGATTATTAGATATCCAATTTAAAGCATTTCAATCCACCCAAAAACGCCAACCGTTGAAATATTTTATTAACGAAGCTCTATCTCAATATGTAGAAAAAAAACCGTACCACCAAAAAGGGAGGTCAATATGAGTAAAGATGAAAATGTAAAATCTATCATCCTGACAGATTTAGCCGAGATGATGAAGCCAGCACCAGGTACCGAAGAGATCGGTAGTGAAGATATACAGCTAGCGCGTTGGCGCTTACTGCAAGACACTTCCGCCGAAGTTAAATCCCAAGAAACTAAGGCTGGTAAAATTAAGCATAACTTAAGCGGCGTTGAACTCGAATCTATAGAGTTTATGCCTATTACCTTACACAAAACACGTATCATGTTCGATACTGATAATCGCGGCGGCGCGCCATTATGCCGATCAAACGATTGGCAGACCGGTTCAGACGGCACGAAATGTAAAGAATGTGGTAATGCTAAATGGACCAATAATAAACCACCGATATGTAATACTATATACAATTATTTGACTATTCAACCTGTTGAAGTAGGTTCAGTAATCATACCTACAATACTCAGTTTCATGAAAACTTCGGCTCAGGCCGCGTTGAAACTGAACATGAGCGTGGAAAACACACTGCCAAGAAAACCGTTTTGGTATTTTATCTGGAAGGTATCGCCGAAACTCAAACGCTATCCGAAAGGCGACGCCTATTATCTCGACGTTATACAGATTCGCGAAACAACTAAGGCCGAAAAAGAATGGGCTGAGGTGATTTATAAAAACATGCAGGGTAAAAAAGTAGACCTGACCGCTGACGATCTGGCGGTAGAGGATATTACGACTAGCGATTAAGGTTCGTTAAAAATAGTTGTAAAAAGTGCACGCTTCTGAGTGTCTAGAGGTGTAAGCTGAAAAGCCTTTTAAGAAAAAGGATATATATAATAATAATAATTAATTAATAAAATAAAATATATATATAAAAGGAGTAAAAAAATGGATAAATTAATAAATAAGGAATCAAGTTACTACCGTATTAACTTAATGACAGGTAACCTTATCTACTTTAGCCATACTATAAAAGTGGTGGATAAAGATTACCTTGAGATTAATATTAAGGACATTGTGCTTAAGCTGGATGAAGTGATTGATGCATATAACAAGATACTTGAAGATAATACTAATTTATCTTCCGATATCGCCGTATTAAAAAATGAAGTTAACAACCTGCATATGCAACTCGCCACGTTACAGAATAATAGCCAAAAACAAGCCCCAAACGCGCCAGAAACGCCTAAAACCGAAGAAACTATGCCTTGACACTATACTCGCAGTAAGATATACTTTTAGTTAGTAATTAACGAGTAAAAAAGAAACGAGTAAAATGCTATGGTATTCAAAACTTCCGACCTTAACCTTTCCGCATTTTTAAAAGCAAAATATAATCTAAAAATAGAACGTCTAGAGCCTGATCTGATAGATCCAGATCGGGCTCTGTTTGTTTTTAGTGTTGAGGATGATGTAATAGTTAATCAATATGTAGCCGATTACTATAACTGCGGCGATAATTGTTCGATTAACGGTTTTATGCGTGAGTTGAATGATTTAAGGTCATGGTTGAGAAATTTTAAGGTGAATAAGTGAATAAGAAATATCAAATAATTTATGCCGACCCGCCATGGAAGTACGAAACTTGGACAGAATTAAAAACAGAAAAATTACGACGTAAGTGTGGAAGTTTATGCTATTCCCCGATGTCTTTAGAACAAATTTGTGCATTACCAGTTAAAGAAATAGCGGATAAAACATGTATTCTATTTTTATGGATTACAATGCCAAAATTAAATGAAGTTTTTAAAGTCATAGAATCTTGGGGATTTATTTATAAAACAGTAGCATTTACTTGGATTAAACAAAATCCACTAGGTGAAGGAATTTATTCAGGTTTAGGACATTGGACATTAGCGAATCCTGAATTATGTTTATTAGCAACACACAAAAAATTTCCTAAAAGATTAAATCCAATAAAACAATTAGTATTCGCACCCCGTAGTAATCATTCAAAAAAACCGGATATTGTTAGAGATAAAATTATAGAATTAGTAGGTGATTTACCCCGCATAGAGCTTTTTGCCCGTCAAAAAACTGAGGGTTGGGATTGTATAGGAAATGATATAAATGGTAAAGATATAAGACAAGAATTGGACGAAATAATAAAGGAGAAATGAAAATGATGAAATTATTGCCAAAAGAAAATTTAGGTCCTGGATATAAAGGTAAAGCAGATACTAGTTTAATGGTTTGCGAGCATTGTGGTGATAATTATCAAGTCGAGTTGCCTGCGCCTGAAGTCGATATTTGCAGTCGATGTGCGGCAGGCATTGCGGCAGAGAATCAAAATGGTTTAGTTACTTGCCGTAGTTTTAAATCTCGGGATGAGATGATTGAGCTTTACATGCTATTAGTTGAACAAAGGTCGTTGGCTGGTCAAGGTGAACGGATTGCTATATATATGATCGGCAGCAAAGAAGAATTTGAAGACAGCGAATTTAAGGGATGGAAGAATTCTGTCATTTGCCATAATAACGATGCTGAGGATTACGCGATTTGTCGCTGGCCGATTGTGATTAAAGTGAAAAAGACTGTGTCTAACGCAACATTAAAAAAGCATTTGATTGATTTCATTGAAGTGATTGATTATGAAGAAAACCAGTTAAAATATAATGGAAATTAAATTTTGGAATGGAGATAAAATGAAAGAAATAATAATTGATAAAGAATTTAGTAAAATAATGCCTGATCTTTTAGAAGAAGAATATAGTAAATTAGAACAGAATATTATTAGAGATGGTTGTCGTGAACCATTATCTTTATGGGAAAATATATTACTAGATGGTCATAATAGGTATAAAATATGTCAAAAGAATAATATTAAATTTGATACAATTGATATTAAAAGTATTGAATCAAGAGATGATGCGAAGATATGGATAATTGAGAATCAAATTGGTAAGCGGAATTTACAACCATTTCAAAGAATAGAATTGCAAGTATTGATTGAGCCATTGATAGCGGAAAGAGCGAAGAAAAATCAGGCAACTAGTGGTAAAGGAATGCATGGTGGAAAACCGCTTCTAACGAATTCGTTAGAAGCGGTTTCTGCTACTCAAAAAGAGGCGGCAAAAAGAGCGCATGTTGGACAAGGTACATATTATCAAGGTAAAGAAATAGTAACCTCTCCATATGCCACAGAAGAAGATAAACAGGCATTACGAAAAGGTGAAATTTCAATATGAAAAGATTTTTAATGATTTTGCAAGAAACTATTTCCCAAATATAAATATAAGAACAAATGTAAAATCATTTGGTTCAGGTGACCCATATTTAATTATAGATTACAAAGATGTTATTACTTTAGAAACTTGGAAAAATCTGATTATAAAATATAGAGAATCATTAAAATAATAAGGAGAAATGAAAATGCCTACTTCTAGATCCTTCTTTCCGCCAGGCGAATACAATCGGCTTTTTGGCAATGAATTCACGATTGAATTTTTCACGCATTTGCAGTCACTCAATCCAACCACAACCTGTTTTATGTCTAAAAAATACCTAAAAAAGAATTTTGCAGATTTAGAAGAAAACGAAAAATATCATTTAACGGTGTGCGGCGAATTAAAAGGTAATGAGTAAGCCACTTATATCAGGCAGGCCACTTACAAAAGAAGAATTGATTAAACAAATAAAACAATTAAGTAAGCCAATATTGCAAGATGATATACTTTTAAAAAGAATAATATATCTCTGTAAGCTTTTTTCTGTATCAGAAATAAAAGAAATTCCCGATAAAATTAAATTGAAAAACACGATTTAAATTCTAATGAGGCATATATGGAATCTTATGAAACTCAATTTGTTTATGTAGATGGTTATTATCAGAAAAAAGGCAGTGAGAAAGGTACTCCTTGGAAAAGGTATAAACTAACTGATTTACATATATTAAAAAAGAAAGCTGAAAACTACAATGTTTTCGCAACAATACAACAATTTGCTTCACCTAATAAATCAAAAGATTACGATAGTGAACTTATATATGGCCCGTTATATTTTGATTTAGACACACAAGATAAACTTCTTTTAGATTTTGTTAAAGAAGACGCCCGAAAAATAATTGATTTTTTTGTTAAAGGTCTTTGTATACACCAATCGCATGTAAGGCTTTTTTTTAGTGGTAAGAAAGGTTTCCATATAATAGTGCACCCTAGCACTTTAGATATTTCTCCAGAATTAAAACTCAATCATATATTTAAATTAATAGCATTATATTTAGAATCGTATTTAGAATTAAAAACACTAGATTCAGCTTCAATTTATTCTAAACCCAGGCAATTAAGATTACTTGATTCAATACATCAAAGTACAGGTTTATTTAAAATTGAATTATATCATGATGATCTTAATAAAAGCGCTGATGAAATTACCAAACTAGCAAAAGAACCTCGCGGCCAGTTATGGCAAGATGAAGATTTACGTGATGTAGCTATTGTAGAACCAGCGTCGATATTCTATAAACATTTCGTTGATGTATTTAAAGGGCAAGAAAGAATTGAGAAATTAAAACCGATAAATTTAATTCAAAAATCAGGTGAAATGGCAGTATGTGTTAAAGATTTATTAGAAAATCATATTAAAAAATCCGGTTCGCGTAATTTAGCAACAATGGTATTGGCGTGTTATTTTAAAGATCAAGGTTTCTCTGAAATAGAGATAGAGGCGCTTTTAATACCTTGGGCGCAGCGTACTCCAAAGAATTTTACCAGTACGCATGATGAACGTAAATTGAAAGCATCTACTATCGGTTGTATAAGGGCAATACTTTCAAACGAAAATTATCATTTTATTTGTTCTGTTATGCGTAGTTTAAGTGATGAAATAAAATGTGAATTTGAACAATGTGCAATTGCTAATGAAGAAGATCAAAAACCTGAACGAGAAATTATTGTGCATTTAGCTGAAGCTTCTGATGCTATTTACAGAGGTAAAAAATTAAAAACTAAAGTATTAGTGACAGGCAAAGATACTTTGCCGTATATAATTCCAAAAAGAATACAATTATTATGTAAACCAGAATTAGATAAAGAAGGCAATAAATGTAACAATTGTAAATTAATAAAACATGGCGGGAGGTTTGAAGTTGTTTTAACAGAAAGGCACCCGATACTTTTACAATGCATACAATGTTCTGAAACACAAAAAAATCAAGCTTTAAAACAAATGTTTGGAGAGAAAAATTGCGCTAAAATAACCGTATCTACGTTAGAAGAAGGTAATTTAGAAGAATTAGAATTAACACCAGAGCTTGATAGTCAAATTTCTTATACTGAAGGCAATGATGACTTTGTTACGAGAAAAGCGTATTATATCGGGCATGGTATGCCTATAAACCAAGAATTAGAAATATCTTGTTATACATATCCGGCGCCTAAAACACAGCAGGCAATACATCTATTTTCTGATTACAGTTCTGCGGAAACTTCTTTAAATAGTTTTAAATTTGATGAAAGAAAGGCCAAAGAACTCTCAATATTCAAAAAAAAACAAAATCAATCTGTAAAAGAGAAATTTTTTGAAATTCATAAAGATTTTGAATTTAACGTACATCATATTTGGCAAAGAACGCCATTATTTATTGCGATTGATCTTGTATATCATTCAGTATTAAATTTTTATTTTCAGAAAGAATTTTTAAAGCGTGGTTGGACTGAATTGTTTGTATTAGGGGATTCTGGACAGGGAAAAAGCGTTGGTATAGAGAGGATTTGTCGGCATTATAATTTTGGTTATCGTATTAATGGTGAAGGTGCGCGTAGAACAGGGTTAGCATTTACTTGGCATAAAATAGGTGAAAGATGGTCAGTTTCTTTTGGTACAATACCGAGGAATGATAGAAGGCTTGTAATTATTGATGAAGCCAGCGGGATAGATCCAGAAGAACTTTCAAAATTAACAGATATGCGTTCGGAAGGAGTTGCAGATGCTATAAATGGGCCTATGCCAGCAAAAACTCATGCAAGAACAAGAATAATTTGGATGAGTAATACAAAATCAGGGCATCCACTTAGCGAATATCCTTATCCAGTTAAAGCAATAACCGAAATTTTTAAACGTTCAGAAGATATTAGAAGGTTTGATTTAGCTATAGCTGTTAAATCTGGTGATGTTGGAAATGATGTTATTCATCAATTAATTTCTGATAAAGAAAAGGTAGAACATGTTTATATTTCAACAGCATGTAAAAACCTTATTCTTTGGGCTTGGACTAGAAAAGCAGATCAAATTCATATTACAGAAGAGGCAGAGAAAGAGATTCTTGAAGCTTCTAAATTAATGTCACAAAAGTATAGTTCTTTAATACCTTTAGTAGAGCCGGCAGATCAAAGAAATAAAATTGCTAGATTAAGTGTGGCTACGGCAGTCAGGCTTTTTTCAACCGAAGAAGATTTTAATATAGTTCATGTAAATAAAGAACATGTTGAATTTGTAAAATGGTTTTTAGAAAGCCAATATGATAGTCATTCTTTAGATTATTTTAATTTTAGCAAAACACAAAAAACTGCTTTAATGGAAACTGAATATGATAACGCATATAAAATGATGCTAACTATCAGTGATAATCAAATGCTTGCAGAAACATTAGTAAAAACACCTATTTTTGGTAAAAATATTTTAGAAGAAATACTCGGTTATGATAGAGAAGATGTTAAAAATATTTTAAAGATGTTTTATGCTCATAATTTAATTAAAACAGTAGCAAAAGGGTTTAGATTATCTGCTGCTGGCGTATCTTTTTTTAAACGATTTGCTGAAGGGGCTTCTATAACAGAAAATAAAAAAGTAGAGTTTAATAAGGTTAAAGATAATAAAGAGACTGAAATTACTTTTAATATTAATAAAAAGATAGAAAATCTTATAGATATAGATGATGACCTTAAAGAAGGATAAAATAGAGAAAAAGTGTTGTATACCTGATGCTATAAAAGAAATGGTTTCAAATTTCGCGCATTCTCGGCAAAAAGGGCATTTTATAAAACAATTATCAAAAGTGTTGGATCTGCTTATAAAAGATAAAAAACTTTCTTTTATAACTGTAAAAGAAAAGATTGGATATATGACAAAGAGTACTTTTTTAAGGTATATAAATACCTTTAGAAAGATAGGTTTATGCCGAAGGAAGAGGGATCAACAAACTAATGAAATTTGTTATTATTTTATTAAAAATGAAGATTTAGAAACGACTCTTTTTTTTCTAAAAAGTGATTTTCATTGTCCTATTTTATTCAAAAAAAAGCATGGTTTATCTATAATAGAACAAAACAGAGAATATTTAAATGCTATAAAAGACCCTAAACAAAAAAATAACGCCAATATTTTTGATGATATAGGTTATTTATATCTATTAGAAATGAGCGGTAACATAAAAATAGGCGCTTCAAAAGATTTAAATACACGAATGAAAATGTTAAATTATTTATTGGCAGAAGACATAAATTTGTGCTATTCAATTAGACTTAAAAATCCTTTTAAGATAGAAAAAATATTACATAATAAATATAAAGATAAAAGAGTTAAAGGTGAATGGTTTAGATTGACTAAAGATGATATAAATGAGATAAAAATATACCTGGATTCTATCAATAAATTGTGTGGATTAGTGATAATAGAATAGCAATATAAGTGAATAGGAAGATAACTGTGTTAAATTATAAGAATGAGCGAAAAAATAAAAATGGTTATATCCATAAATTTAGACAAAAAGCGAAAAAGTTAATAATCCTGTTAATATCTATGTTAAATAATTTAATTGCAAATAGTTATTATATAATTCGATTCAATCTTCTATATAGAAGATTGAATCTGCGGGGTCTGATCACTTCTCCCAAAAAGTTGTGGCTGAAAAAAAAAATTGGCTGAAAAAAAAAAAAAGTGGTGTCAGGAATTTTGGGGGCAGTGAGAACCGCGCAGATTCAATCTTCTATATAGAAGATTAGATAGCAATAGTAGTTTTCTTATGTAGTTTCATATAATTATAGTGGTTATCAACAGAGTTATTAACAAAAATGAGAAATACAGATATATATATTTACAGAAATATGTAAAATGAGTATAAAAAGTGAGATAAAAAATGTCAAAAAATGTTGATTTGAATCGAGCAAAAATAGTGAATGGAGAAGGACCAAATAGAAAATTAATAGACAATTCTATTAGGGATATTAATGCAAATGTTTCGATTATTTTCAGGGGGCATAAAGAATTGCTTCTTCAGAAAATTAGTCAATATAATTATATAGTAGGTTGTATCGCCTGGCTGACAGATTTTGAGATTATTAAAGCATTTTCGAAAGTTGAACATATCAGCATTATAGTTCAGAAAGAAGATTTTTTGCGGTCTGATTTGAATGCTGGTAACAGTTGGAAAAATGATTTAAGAAAAGCATATAATGGATTATCTGTATTTTTTAGGTTAGATGGATATGGTGGATTATTAAGTGAATTATCATATATGTTAGATACAGGTAATAATGCTGCTATTCGTTGCATAGGCAACTACAATAGGGATAAGAAACCTGCATTTCCAAGAATGCATAATAAATTTTTAGTGTTTAGTAATTATATTGAAGGTAAACAAATAGGCGATAATTTTATTGAGCCAATAATTAATTATCAAGAAGTTTGGACGGGTTCATATAATTTAACAAAAAATGCTGAAAACAGTCTTGAAAATGTTGTTTTGATTAAAAATAATAAGATTGCAGAAGCATATTATAACGAATTTTGCCAAATTTTTGCACTTTCAGAACCACTTGATTGGGAAACTGATTGGAGTGAACCAGAATTTAAGATAGGTAGTTAATTTTTATGACCTGCGCCAATTGCACCTACAATCTAGCCGATACCGCGAATTTCTGCCATCAGTGTGGCAGTGTGCAAGATCAAGCGTTACGGCTATGTACTATATGCAAGCAGGCAACAGGCTTAAACTGGCAGTTTTGTGCCAATTGCGGCTTAAATTTAAGGCAAATTAAGGTGGTTAACCGATGATCTACCCTTTTAAGTGGGCAGGCAATAAGAAAGATTTATTACCTATCATACAAGATGCCTATATTACTTCTAAATGTGACAGAATAATCGAGCCGTTTTGCGGTTCCGCGGTATTTAGTTTAAATACTAAAGCCGTACATTATGAGATTTCGGATAAGAATGAAGCAGTAATAGGCCTTTTCTTATACTTAAAGAACGATTGGGATAAATTTAATGAGATATTGGCTGCAATAGATTTAGATTTGATTAAGACCAATCAGGTGGAATACAATAAATTACGGCAGAGATATAACGATTGCGAGAAATCGATATTAAAATCGGTATTATTATTTGTGTTATTAGGGGCATGTACAAACAATTTAGCGCGGTTTAATCAATCTAATGAATTTAACCAAACTTGGGGAAAACGTAAGGCACAGCCATTAAAATATTTAACTAACGAATTAAGGGATAAACTTAACAATATAAACTTTAATATTTATGCGAGAAGTTATGATAAAATAGTAGGTATAGAAAATACATTTGTGTATTGTGATCCGCCGTATTTGCTGTCAAATGATTGTTACCATGCGAAAGAATGGGATATTAAAGAAGAACGGAAATTTCTTGATTGGTTAAAAACTTTAGAATGTAAATGGGCATTATCTAATATTATAAATAAAAATGGTGAAATAAATGAAGCATTAAAAACTTTTGCGAATAAATATAATTTAATACAAATAAATAAAAACTATAATGCTAAGGTTGGTGGTTATTCAAAAGATACAAAAAACATAACACAAGAAATATTGGTTACGAATTTTGATTTTAAGGTTGAGAAAGAAGTGGAATTATTTTAAAAATGAAAAACAAAAAGGCGGTCCCTATAAAACAGAATTTAAAGAAATGTTTGCGGATATATTATTTTAAGGGAGAAAAAAAACATGAATATAGAAACCAAATTTTCTCTTGAACAGATAGTTAAATTACCTTTATTGCATAAAAATTTAGAAGGCATAGTGGTAGGGATTTGGATCACAATTAAAGGCATCAAATACGAAGTGCGATATTTTTGGGAATGCAAACCGCAAGAAGTGTATTTTTATGAATGGGAATTAGAACCAATTGATAATTAAGGAGACTAAATTATGCGATATTTATATTTTACATCAAAGAATTGCGCGCCGTGCCAGGCGATTAAACCGAAGATTATGCGGCATGAAGAAATTGGCGTGGTTGATGTTGATAAGGATGGACAATTAGCAAGTAAGTATGGAGTTATGAGTGTGCCAACTTTATTAATATTAAATAGCAATGATACTGTCGAACAACAAATTACAGGCATAAAGATAAATAAATGGTTGAAGGAAAATTTTAAAGGATAAATATGGATGAGACACAACTATATTTAACTATTTTGCAAGAAGAATGTGCCGAGGTAATTCAAATCGTATCTAAAATTTTCAGATTTGGACCAGAAGATTGGCATCCGGATGATTTGTATAAAGTTCAAAATAAAGACAGGTTAGTGCATGAATTGGCAGATATATTAACGGTGATAGATTTGCTCAAAGAAAATGGTTTTTTGGAAAGGATGCGTGATGAGAGTGAAATAAAAAAATTAAAGGAATTAAAGATTAAGAAAATTGAGAAATATAAAACGAGAGGCACGGACGGCCCAAGATTCTAAAAAGGAGAAAAAAATGAGTAAAAGAGTGATGAAATTAATATTAAATGCAAAACACAAAGCATTAGTTGATAGCATAACAGATGAAAAAGTAAAGGAATTGGTACAAAAAAATAGTATTATTACAGGCGGTGCGATTGCGAGTATACTTCTAAAAGAAGAGATCAAAGATTTTGATTTTTATTTCACTAATTTCGAGACCTGTAAAGCGGTAGCATATTATTATGTGAATCAATTTATAAAAGAACATACTGATTGTAAAGTTAAGCCTGAAGTTATAATAACTACAGAAAACATGCATAGTGAAGATGGTAAAATTGCTGAAGTTACTGAAGCAGAAGAAGTAAACCTAAAAAATAGAGTTAGAATAAGAATTCAATCTGCTGGCGTGGCAGGCGATGATAAAAGCACTATACAACTTTCGGAAGATGAAGAAGATTATATAGAGAAATCTAATGCAAATCCAACTGAAGTATTAACTAAAGCCGATGAAGTTGACGCTAAATCTATCGGTAACCTGCATGGTCATGGCACAGAACAAGGAAGATTTAGGCCAATTTATTTGACAGATAATGCAATCACTCTGAGTGATAAAGCGCAATTAATTATTAGATTCTATGGCGATGCTGAAGAAATCCATCGAAACTATGATTACGTGCATTGCACGAATTATTGGAAATCTAGCAATAAGGAGTTAGTGTTGCATGCCGAAGCATTAGAAAGTCTACTAACAAAACAACTTTTTTACATGGGGTCGCGATATCCGCTTTGTTCATTAATTCGTATGCGTAAGTTTATTAAACGCGGCTGGAGTTGTGACGCAGGTCAAATACTTAAGATGTGCTTTCAGATTTCGAAATTAGATTTAAGTGATATCCCGACGCTGGAGGATCAATTAACGGGAGTAGACCAGGCATATTTCAGAATGATTATTGATTATCTTCAGCAAGAACAGGCTAAAAATGAGAATTGGGTAATGGATTTACCGTATCTAGTTTCATTAGTTGATAAGATCTTTTAACATGAAACTCATCTCTATTAAACAATACAACAAAATCATGGACAAAATAATAGCGAAAAAACTGCCGTCAGATGAAGCTTTAATCGAGATGCTAGAAACTGCGGCTAAATACAAGATTAAAGAAAAAAAATGCCTTTAGTTCATCGAATCCGAAAATCAAAGTTCATACATCAATTCACCAATAAGGCAGAAGATATAATCTGTCCATCTTTCTATGTATTCGCATGGGCGAATAATTGCGTGTTTGAGCCGAAATGCAGTTATTGTTTCTTGAGTTTAACATTTCGGTATACAAAAGATCCTGTAGTATATTCATCGTTAAAAGTTTTAAATGAAGTACAAAAATGGTTGACAAAGACCACAAGGCCGTCGGTATTAAATGCAGGGGAATTAAGCGATAGTTTTATGGAGATTGAGAATAAATTACTTGCTGATGTAATGGATTTATTTGAAACGCAGACAAAGCATAAACTTCTTTTTGTCACGAAAAACAATGTTATACCGAAAGAAATCGAGACTAATGCTTATAATAAGGTATATAACCAAACGATTTTCAGTTTTTCGGTCAACAGCCAGACTGTGGCAGATTTATACGAAACAGGCGCACCTGGCCCTTTCGATAGAATTGCAGCGGCGTATAGGCTTAAGAAACAAAATCAGCATGTGAGAATTAGAATAGACCCGATAATCGAAATCAAAGATTTCAAAACCGAGTATCAACCGGTAGTAGATGTGCTTAATGATTTTCTTAAACCGGAAAGAATAACACTAGGTTCATTACGGTTCTTTAATAATTTATTTTATCTAAAAAAAGATCGAGATGTTTTTAAATATGGCGTAGACCATAAAGACGGCGACCATAAATTAAGGTTACCGCTAGAAAAACGAGTTGAGATGTATAAATGGTTTAAACAAAATCTTCAATGTAAACAGGTTGCGATTTGTAAAGAAACGATAGGATGTTATAATTTGGTTGGAATGTTGTATCAAAAGTGCAATTGTGGAATATAAATAGATAAAAATATGCGAGGTAAACGTGTCGATGGGATTGGCGAGCAATATATTCCGAGATTAGATATTGGTGATTTCGGTAAAGACGCAGATGGTAATTGGTGGGTAAGACCGCCGAAAGAAGGATGTGCTGGTACTATGATTACTGGCATTAGTGCTAATGCCGATTGGCGGGTTATTGAGCATGAAGATGGCACGATTACAGTTTCACCTTCTATTGGCATACCAAAAGTAAAGAAAGGTAAGGATTTCGATGAGATAGTTCCTGGTTGGCAATACCATGGATTTTTAGAGCATGGTGTTTGGAGAAAATGTTGATGCCAGAAGAGAATAATATAATTTCAGAAGCCGAGTTTATATTGGCAGAGAAGGAATTGAAAGATACTATTAATGATAATTTTGAAATTTGTTGTCCAAAATGTCATTCAAAAGAATACGATATCTATCCTACTGGCTGTGGTTTAATTAATGCTGAAACAATGAGACCTGAAGAAGATATGCATTGGTATTGTTTAAAATGTGGTGTTATTTTTAATAGTTACTTTTTTGGCAAACGATATGGATATAAAAAAAGTTGTCATGAAGGTAAAATATGTGAGAAATTTAAGAATGAATGATAAACACATAGGTTTTGTATATGATAAAACTTATTTTAGGCGATTGCCGTAATGAAATAAAAGAAATAGTTGATAATTCTATCGATTTAATTATAGCCGATCCGCCTTATTTAACTACTAAAGAATATTGGGATAAAAAGGAAATAGAACGGATTATAAAACTTCACACAAAATCAACTGATTTAGTTCTAGACCCTTTTTTAGGCAGCGGTACTACTGGCATAGTTTGTAAACAATTAAATCGTAATTTTATAGGAATTGAGAATAATCCAATTTATTTTGATTTAGCAAAAAAAAGGATTGATCAGGTAGAAAAAGAACTATTCACAAAGGAGGCATAAAAATGGATGAGATAAAAGATTTAAAAACTTTAAATGAATGGATAAAAACATGTCCAACAATAGAATTACCATATATTATTGAAAAGCTGGAAGAGTATAAAAAGGCTTTGTATATGCATTCGAAATTCAAAGTAGGTGATCGAGTTGTGTTGGTGAAAGAACCTACAATAAGTGAAAAAGAAAGGTGGGGTTGGATGAGTTATAGAAGTTATTTTAAAGAAGGTACTGGGGTAATAATTAAAGAAGTTGAATGGCACAAAGGTAAATTCAGATATGGGGTTATATTCGACGCGCAAAAAGATACTGGCATGTTTTTTTTAGAAGAGGAATATTTTGAATTAGCACCTAAAGTGACGCCTGCAAAAATATGTCCAACTTGTTTAAGGCTGGAGGTGTAAAAATGAGTTTCACCACACTTATAGAACTTAACCACGATCAGGTAGATGAGATTGAGCAGAATAAAGAAGAGTTCATTGAGCAGATATTAAAACAGATGCGGTCAATACAAGACTTTCAGTGCGATATTCTAGGCGGGAAAATAATAACGATGTTTAGAAAAGAAACTAAAGACAAGAGATATAAAGCGTGGTATGCGTTTAAGTATCGTTTCGGCGTGACTGTGCCTGTGTATAAAAAAAGGAAAGTGGATGGAGAATAAAAAATGAGAATAGATTGTGTAGAATATTCAAACCCACAAGAAGTAGCGAAAAAATACAATAGGATTGGTAAATGTAACTCTAAAAAATGCAAAGGCGCATGTTGTAGATTCTCGATTGTGAATAGCGAAAGTAGACAACCTTGTATTGGTCTTCTATTATATATTTTACATTTATATGTTTTTAAATCAAGATATTCACATTCCTTTTCTAAAATCAAATATTTCTTTCCAGCTATAGATTCAGATTTTAACCCCATATTCTTAAAATATTCAATACCTTGCAGGCACTTTCCGATACCTAGTGATTTAGTTTATTTAAAAATAGCAAATAAATGCACCTATAAATTTAAGACCGAGAAAAAAGAAGTAAAGACAATACCTGAAGGAATATAGAAAAGAAAGGAGAAGTCAATAACCCCTATTTAAAAATAGGGGCTTGCGAAAGAGAAGACCAATCATCTTAGCAGGTTAAACAATTGACTACACAGCTAGTAACTGAATTCTCTGAGCGTGGTAGCTCGAAAAGATGTAAAGAATGCTTCCCAAGTTCTTTTCCTCTCTGAGAGTCAGTGTGGATGGGAGAAATTGTAGTAAGGTTAGGGTAACTTAACTAAATAATAAGGAGTAATAAATGCAGAAGTCTGTACCAGTGATCAGCGCGACAGGGAAACCATTAATGCCGACTAATAATTATCGCGCGAACGAACTGATAAAAAAGAACAGAGCAAAACGCCGTTTCAAGGCTGGGATTTTTTATATCAAGTTAATCCAGCGTACTGATGGTGTAACGCAGGACATTGTGGTAGGAATCGATCCTGGCAGCAAGAGAGAAGCGTTCACGGTGAAATCAGAATTACATACTTACTTAAACATTTTAAGTAATTCTGTTTCATGGGTAAAAGAAGCGGTAGAAACAAGGAGAAACGCGAGAAAAGTACGGAGATATAGGACAACTCCATGCAGGAAGAATAAAAACAATAGATCTCAAACAACCTTTTTAGCACCAAGTACAAAAGCACGTTGGCAGGCGAAGTTAAGGATTGCAGTCATTCTCGCGAAGTTGTTTCCTATTAAGACATTTGTAGTAGAAGATATAAAAGCACCTACATTTAAGAACGCTAAAAGATGGAATACATCTTTTTCTCCACTCGAAGTCGGTAAGAAGTGGTTCTATAAAGAACTTGAAAAAATTGCAAAAGTAGAATTAAAATCTGGTTACGATACATACCAAATAAGACAGGAGTTAGGACTTATAAAGACAGGTAATAAATCAGCCGAAATTTTTTCCGCGCACAATGTGGACTCTTGGTCATTGGCTTGGAGTTCAGTGCGAGGTGGTACTGTTCCAGAAAACAAAGAAATTACAAGATTAATTCCAATTCAGTTTCACAGGAGGCAACTTCATCGTTTTAATTTCTCAAAAGGCGGCATAAGAAAAGATTATGGCAGCACAATGTCACTTGGATTAAAACGCGGCAGCCTTGTAACACATCCTAAATACGGTATTTGTTATGTCGGTGGCAGTAGTAAAGATAGATTAAGTGTGCATAATTTAGAGACAGGAGAACGATTAGCTCAAAACATAGATAAGAAGGATTTAGTATTTCTTTCTTATAATTACTGGAGGACGACAATTCCTCTGCACACATAAATGTGTGAGTTTCCTTGTCGTTTTTTTTATGATTAATGTGCGTGTTTCAGTACCGATATATATGTTCTGCTACTGCATGGTCAGCCGCCGAGGGTGCTGGTTGGCATAAAGGAAAAGATGGTAAATGGACGAAGAAGTCAGCCGAAGAAATAAAACGTGATGATTTGATTAAAAAGGGCGGGATTAAAGTTAAACAACAATAATACAAAAAAAGGAGAATAAAAAATGAAAATTGCACCGACGGGAAATCGATTGCTAGTAAAAGTTTCAAAAGTGAGAAATTATAAAAGTATTGCGTTGCCACAAGGGACTAGTCTTCAAGGTAGTGCTAGTATAGGTGAGATTGTTGCTGTTGGTCCAGGTTATTTATCAGATAAAAAAACTGATGATGGTAAATCAATTTATGATGCAACAGAAATTAAAATTGGTGAAAAAATAATTTTTAATATGAGAGCAGGTCTAGTATTAAGCAGCGAATACCGTTTAATACGTGAAGATGAAGTTATCGGTAAGGTGGCAGAAATGGGATTTGAAATTGGGGATGAACTTTTTTCAAGTGACGATTAGCGTAGGCTATTTTCTCTTGACAAATATAGATATATAAGATATATTATAAGTAATATCATAGGAGTTAAATAAACAATGAAAATAAAAATAAATTTATTAAAATGTGCACGATGTAATCATACCTGGATACCAAGAAAAACAGAGGTACGTCTTTGTCCTAAGTGTAAAACTGCATATTTTGATAAGCCAAAAGAAAAATGTTAATAACTGAAGAGACGATACAATTAGAGAAGTACATTAATAAAACCTGGTCAAAATTTGTAACGCAAAAAGAAGTTGCTTTGCGAGATCTTTTTCCTAAACCAGAGAATAGTGGGTTAAGACATATTTGGACTTACGGTTCTGCTGATTTAGTTGTATTTAAAAATGATAAACCGATATGTGTCTTTGAACCAGGAGGTGGACAACATTTTGAAGAGAAACAGCATAAGAATGATGCACGGAAGTTTAAGCTGTTAGAACTAAATAAATGTAGATGTTTACATATGATGAACAATGTAGTTGATGGTTTATCGAAACATCAATTACGCAGATTGATTGGAGGTTTTTTATGGAAAGTATTAAAGTAAAGATCAAAGGAGTGTCTCCATTATTAATGAATAAATATAATATGGATGGAGATAAATCTAAAAAGAAAGTAGATATATATAATAAAGAAGATGATGTAATTGATGCAGTATACTACGATGAGAAAATAGGGTATTACGCACCGTCTACTTGGATAGAATCTAGTATCCGTGAAGCAGCAAAAAGTTTTAAGGCCAAAGGGAAACGCACCTTAAAAGAGACAGTTGTTGCAACTACTTTTTGTGAGGAAGAGAAGATACCTTTAAATAAAAAATATGATGAAATTGATTCTCGGTTTGCAAGAATACAAAGAAACGGGATCATAAAACATAGACCAAGATGGAATACTTGGGAGTTAGAATTCACCTTAACTTTTGATCCAGATAGAATGTCTAAAGAAACTTTATTGGAAATTGTTAGTGAGGCGGGAAAAGTTAAGGGGATTGGTGATTACAGACCGAAGTTTGGGAGATTTAAAGTTGTGGAATAAATTAAGGTTTGGTGCGGTGGGGTATGGTGTGGTGAGGTTCGGTTAGGTCGTGCACGGTGCGGTTTGGTGCGGTAAGGCACAACAATCAATGACTTGTTGTTGGTTTAATTCTTAATTATTTAAAGAATGTGGTGAGGTATGGTTAATTAAAGTTCGGTCAGGTATGGTGAGGTGCGGTGGGGTGAGGTCCTGTGTAGTGGGGTATGGCACAACAAGCGATGACTTGTTGTTAATTTAATTAAAAGAGGAGAAATATTGTGCCAGGTCGTCGAAATGATACTAGTTATATAAAAATACCTTGTTTAAAATGCAGAAAGAAATTTCTATCTAATGATAGGATAAAAAACCGTATTTGTAACGAATGTAGAATTTCTAATTCGCATGTCAATGGAGAAGAGCCAGCGACTATAGCGAGAAGAAAATGAAATTAGACTCTAAAGATTTAGAAAATGCATGTAATTTTATTATGCAAGAAATTTTAAAGAATAGGTATGGAGACAACTATATAGAGAAAGGTTTTACTTTTAATTCAATAGATAAAACACCGACGACAGTAAGAGAAATAATTGATGCCTTTCTTGTCTGGTTAAAAATTAGAATTAAAGAAGAAAAAAATACTAAATAAATAATTATGGTGAGGTTGGGTGGGGTAAGGTGTGGTGTGGTAGGGCCCTGTGAGGTTTGGTATGGTCCGGTAAGGTGTGGCACAACAGGCAATGACCTGTTGTTCATTTTAAGGCAAAGAAAGGCGCATAATATGTGGCGGACATGTTTTGATTGTGGTAAAGTTATAAGTGCTGGACTAATATCGAGGTTAATCGTGGTAAAGAATGAAAATAATAAAGATTGGCATTTTGCTGATGAAGATGAATTAAATGATAATGATGTGAGTAAGTTAAGTGAGGAATATTTTTGTAGGAAATGTAACGAATAATCTATGATTTTCGCAATCGACCCTGGATCTGAACAAAGTGCGTTTGTAATTTGGGATCATAAGAATAATTTACTTTTAGATAAAGGAATTGTGCCTAATGCCGAATTGTTGAAAAAAATTGAAATATTAGGTAAAGACAAGGTAGCAACTTACTTAATGCCCGTCGAGATGATTGCTTGTTACGGCATGGCGGTTGGTAAAAGTGTATTTGAAACTCTTTTGTGGATCGGTAAATTCTTACATGCGTATCAAGATAAAAATCCAGTTTTAGTATATCGTAAAGATGTGAAAATTCATCATTGCAATAGTATGAAAGCAAAAGATTCTAATATCAGGCAAGTGCTTGTTGATCGTTTCGGTGAACCAGGCACAAAAAAAAATCCTGGTATGTTATATGGAATTTCAAAAGATATGTGGTCTGCTTTGGCAATAGCAACTTACTACGGAGATACACAGAAATGATCTGCTATATTTGTGATTCTAAACTAGAACAAGAAATGATACTTACAGCTACTGATGATCTAACATTAGGTTTCTATTCGATTGTCATTAAGAATATACAATTCGGCGTTTGTAGTTCTTGCTATAAAGATTGGGATCGTATATTGCAACTATTGTTAATAAGGTTTAAAGAAAATAAAAAGATTGATAGCGAGATTTGTAAAAGGATATTGGAAATATAGATTGCGGAGATAGTTTAATGGTAGAACAAGATTTATTCCAAAATATTAATGGCGGTTCGATTCCGACCTCTCCGCTTGAAATGATAGTGCGAGAGATAAGACCACAAAACGCTTGCCGTATGAATGCTTTATGGCACTCAAGATTACCCATAATAGATTGTTCTAATGTTACTAGAAATACGCATTATGTTTGTTATGGTGCGTATTTCGACAATATATGTTTAGCTGTAGGTATTTGGTCAAGTCCTGTAGCGCAAAACAGATTTAAAAATGGCAAAAAGATATTAGAGTTAAGAAGATTGGCTATATCTGAGAAATGCCCTAAGAATACTGCTAGTAGAATGATAAGTGTTATGATTAAACTAATTAAGAAGAAGATGCCAGAAATAACACGTTTAATTTCATATCAAGATACAGAAGTACATACTGGTACGATTTATAAAGCAAGTGGTTGGCATATCGGTAATGAAACTGCTTTTGTAGATTGGAACAATAGAGATCGTAATTTACCGCAATCCAAGGCGAATAAAATACGTTGGGAGAGAAGTTTAGTAGGATAAAATTTATATTGACAAAAGTTAGATTTATGCTATAATTAGAATAATTGAAAAATGAATATTAAAGACAATAAAAATGAAAAAACTCGCAAAAAAATCTTACTTAAAAAAAATCATAAAAAAAGAAATTAAATATGATTCAAAAAATATCACAAGAACCATGGCATATATAGGTAATGTTACTGTAGGTTATGCACCATGTGGTTCAAAGGTAAGTTTTGCGTCTAGTCTTTTAAGTGATAAAACTAAAAAGGAATTAACGACATAAATATTATTTTAGGAATCAATAGATAAGAATTAACAACCGTAGAATTTCACACCGCAATTATTCATTGTAAATTTTTGGGCAACGAAAGTTCCTATAAAATTCTTGGATGAAAAATACTTTCCGCCCTTTTTAAGATTAGAAGTGGAAAATACTTTAGAAATCTTGATTATTCCACTTTAAAATTAAACAAAGAAGTAATTTGAGGCATCAATCGTTCCTATTCCATCGCAAACGCCCTAAAAGGGCGTAGAATACGCTTCGCCTCTTAAAACTTAAGGCACAGGCGCTTCCTATTAAACTCTCTGTTAAAGAAAGTAGTGCCCGCCTTGTTTTATAAAAAAAGGAGTAAAAAATGAAAAGTACATTAACATTGTTTCACGCCCTGCCTATTAGCAAATCCGGCAAGAAAAAAACAAGTAAAGAATTGTTAAAAAAGACAATAAATTCAGGTTTCATCTTTTCGCCTGAAGTCGTTTTTAATTATTCTGAAAAAGAGTTAGACGATTTAATTAAAGTAGTATCTTCTGAAATCAGTTTAACCGGTTCAGAAATGAACAACTCTTTTCATAAATCTTGGAAAAAAATCCATGACGCGCCAATCGAGCAATTAGTAATAGAGCAGATTGTGCATTACATTACAACTTACGGTTTTGAATCTTTAGGCGTTTATGATAAAGACGCGGTTTATATCCCTGCTGAAAAGTTAGAAATTCCTAAAATCGATGTTGATAAAATCAAGTTAGTAATTATCCATGGCTATACAAAGAAAGAATTAAAGGCTAAATTAATTGATTTATTAGCGGCAGGTATTGCGTTAAAAGAAGAGACTAAACAGGCAGTAGTTGATGTTGCTGCTTTTGTTGAATTCGATAAAGACGAGATACGCGAAATTAGAAATAAAGAAGTAAAATGCGTGCTTTACGATATTTTAAAGATATTTCCAGAGCAACCAATCGAATTTTTAAGATATCTAATATATAAAGCAACCAGCAAGACTTTAATAATCAAGAATAACGCTGTTATAGCAGAGATCAAGGCTAGTGACAAGAAAGAAATAGTGAAGTTATTAACTGCATATAAAGATAAATACGGTTTAGAACGGTTAGCCGAGATATTTCTTAGATTTAAACCTTTATTTCTGGCATTTAAGACTAATAAAAAGGTAAATACCTTGATAAACAAGATCAGAAAATTAGCGGTTAAGCACCATAAGCCGATGAAGGAAGATTATTTGAATGAAGTTACGGCGAAAATTAAACTTGGTAGACTTGTACATATTAGAGAATTAAAAGAAGAGTTAAAGAAAGTGAACATATTCCGCAAGATAAGGCTTGCTTATGCGCTTAAGTTTAGAACAGTTAACAACGATTCGATACTTTATCGTATTCGGAATGGTAAGAGTTTTGCGACTACATTTGAATTTAATCGTCAAAAAGCAGCACAATCACTGCTAGAGGTTGTTCTAGCTTCAATTACCGAAGATATTAAAGCTAATATTAAAGGTAAGAAGATCTACTTACCTAATAATATAACTTATGCCTTACCTGCAACCGAGAAACAATTCACAGGCAATCTACCTTCGGGATCTTATGTTGTTGTGATTAGTAATTTAGTGCTTGGCGTGCATTGGAATAATGTAGAGGATAATCGGATAGACTTGGATTTATCGTTACTTCATTGTGGTGGCAAGATAGGGTGGGATGGTTCTTATCGTTCTGATCGTGGTGAAACTTTGTTTTCAGGAGATATGACAGATGCACAGTTGCCTAATGGCGCTACTGAATTGTTTTATATTAGTAAACAAAAAGATAGTTCCTACTTATTATCATTGAATTATTTCAACTATGAAGAAACTATACCTGTGCCATTTAAGATATTGATAGCTGCTGATTTGGTGATGAATTTCAGTAGAAATTATATGCTTGACCCAAACAAAGTTATCGTTTCTGCTAAATCAGTGATGAAAGAGAAACAAAAAGTTTTGGGTTTGTTAGTAACCTCTAAAAAAGAAAATAGATTTTACTTTACTGAAACTGGATTAGGCAACCAGATTTCTTCTAGTAATTCTGAACATACCGAGCAGGCAAGAAAATACCTGTTTAATTTTTATGAGAATGCGATTAGCTTAAACGAGATATTGGTGAGTGCTGGTGCTAATATTGTGACGGATAAAGAAAAAGCGGATATAGATTTATCGGTTGAAAGTTTGGAGAAAGATACGATTATTAAATTGTTGGCGAAAAAATAATTAATGGGGTGGCTATGGATATTTATGAATTTGCGAATTTGTTTGAAGAAGAATTGCGATCTTTAGGTTTTCCATTTTCTGACAGAATGGATATTTTTGAAGAATACGAAACAAAAGAAGAAGTAAGAAATTTTATAGATGAATGGAAAAAACAGAATCCAGGGCCATACATAAATTCGGCACAAGAAATAATGTTCAGGGCAATTGAGCAAGGCAAATTAAAAAAATATAATGTTAGATAAATCTCAAATTAAACGGGTTTTAAAAGATCATTGCGGACGATTGACAGATTGCCAAATAATTGATGATACCGAAATTTGGCGGGAAATAATCGCTCAAATTTTAATTGAACATGAGAGCGAGATTATAAAAAAAGATATATCAGAAGATACTTTATATGCATTTTTGGAAAAGTTAAATGCCAAAGAACCAAAAACCGAATTTCCATTATTTAAAGCGATGGAAATATGTAAATTTGCGTTAAAAAAGTAAAGGAGAAATAAATATGCAACTTACAACTAATAAATCTAAACTAATTTCCGCAATACAAACTGTTCAGGGAGCTATCGGTACACGTGTCGCTTTACCCATCCTTTCCAACATTTTGCTTGAAGCTAAATCTAATACCCTAAAATTAACCGCAACAAATCTTGATATCAGTATATCCTCAACTCTTGAAGTCGAATCGCAAATTGACGGTGCTGTTACCGTGCCGGCACAGAAATTTTATGAGATCATTTCTTCTATCGCTGACGATACAATTAATATTGAAGTAAGCGAAAAGAATCAGATTAAAATATCCGCATCGAAATGCAAATTCAGAATTATGGGGATTTCTTACGAAGAATTCCCAAAACTACCTGAATTTGATCAAACAGAAGCATTAAAATTAGATGCATCGATTTTGGCTGAGATGTTGCAGCTTACTGCCTTCGCCGCGTCTACAGACGAAGCACGATATACGCTTAACGGTATTTTATGCAAAATCAATAAAGATAAACTTATTATGGTCGCGACCAACGGCCAGAAATTAGCGGTAATAGAAAAACCTATCACATTTAACCAAGAAAAAACCATAATCATACCGATTAAAACCGCGGTTGAAATCCAAGTGAACATCGCTTCTAATAAAGAAGTTTCGTTAATTTTCGCGGAAAACCAGGCGTTATTCGATTTCGGTAAAACACAAATTATATCACGATTAATTGAAGGTGAATTTCCGAATTATGAAGGCGTAATACCTGCGCCGGTAGAACAAAAAGCCAAGATTAACCGCGACGCTTTTTTACAAGCGGTAAAAAAAGCGGCGTTACTTGTTACGCCAGATTATCAGGCCACGAAATTCGAGTTTATGCCGAATAAATTAATCATTTCTAAAGTAACGCCTGATGTCGGTGATTTCGTAGAAGAGATAGATATAGAATATAGCGGTACATCGGTAGTAATCGGTTTTAACCCTGCTTACCTTATTGATGTATTGAAAGTATTAAAAGATGAGGTAATTGAATTTGAAGTTGTTGCTTCTGATAAACCAGGGGTGATCAGAATTAACGGCTATATTTATATTGCTTTACCGGTCAGAACGGAATAGAAAGGAGATTTTTGTGACATTAAATAAAACTCCAAAAACTAAAGACAGCCATAGTTTTCCAGAAGCGATAAAAGCGATAATGCGCGGCAAAAAGGTCACTAGGTTCGAATGGGACGACACTAAACTTTATGGATTTTTGAATAAAGATACGTTATCGTTGCACAAAGCCGACGGTAACAATTACCAATGGATTGTGACTGACGGTGATTTGTTTGCGAAAGATTGGATGATAGTGGAATAATAGCAACATAACCAAGGAGGTGGCAAAATGGCAAAGGTACCATACATTGTCGCGGTAGACGGTAATTTAGCAGAACAACTAGAAGGTTTAGTTTCAATTTATACTGAAGGCGAAAAAACGATTATCGCTCGATATGGAGTGAATAAATCGACATTAAAGAAATTATTAAAAAAGGAGAATGAAATAGTAAAATAATAATTTAAAGGTGGAAAAAGATCAAACCTTTTTCCACCTTTAAACGAGTATTTGTGGAGAAAACAGCTAAAAATGCCTGATTTAAAAATTGTAAAGATGCCGATAGAAAAACAATCAGAAAATCGTTTTATGATCATAGGTGATTCTGGAAAAGTTATTGATAATGCGCAAGGATACGGCTATAAAACTATTAACGCGGCGCAGAAAGTGATATGGTACCGATTCAAAGGCGGTAAACAGAAAATACAGAATATAAAATCAGAAGCATTGTTCTTTTGGAAAAATAACCCTGAAATAAAATCTTTTGTTACAGATTTTTATGAATACAATTTCAAAGAACTTTATCGCGGGGAAGTAACTGAAGATGATTTAATTGATAGTGTGAAAGAAAAGTTTAATGTCACTTTAAATAAAAAATATATAGAATACATGTGAAATCTATGTTCTGGTTATTAACGATTCTATCTCTGATCGGTGTTATTTTTAACATCAAAAAAAAACGCATTTGTTTTTTGATTTGGATGTGCACAAATTTTTTGTGGATGATAATTGATTTTAAAAAAGGCATACCAGAGCAAGGTTGTTTGTTTGCGATATATACTGGTCTAGCCGTTTGGGGCTGGTTTAGTTGGAAGGAGGTAAAGTAATGGGTAGATTAGTGCCATTAGTAGATTTAGTAATACTTATTTTCTTCATTTGGATAATTTATAAAATAATTAAAAAGATTAAAAAGGAAATAAACAAATAATGCGGAAAACAATAAAAATGAAACTTATAAAAAGAAAGGGGATAACAATGAAAATGAAACTCGGTACGTTAATCGCAATAGGCGTAATAAGTTTATTAATACTTTTCACCTTTATAGGATTTTTTGCGTTTATTAAACTTGAAGGTAATGAGGTAGGCGTGCAACAAGATTGGTCAGGCGTAAAAAATAATTTAATGTTGCCAGGCACACATATATATAATAATTTCATATTAGATGTGCATAAATATAATATAGGAACACAAAAGATAACTTTTGACGATGTGACTGTTAATTCTGAATCTGAATATCCACGCATAGTTTTAGATATTGGTGAAGGCGGCGGTCAAAAGGCATGGATTGCTATGTCGGTTAATTATCATTTAAATCCAGACAAAGCGATTACTTTACATAAACAAGGCATAGGTAAGACTTATGAATCAGTGGTTTTAAAAAGAGAGATTATAGATGTAGTTAATGAGATCGCGAGACCAAGAACAGCTTTAACAATTTATTCTGGCGAAGGTTTTGTAAAATTTAAAAATGACATCGAAGAATCACTGAAAGCTAATCACGTTTTGATCGATCGAGGTTTAGTTATAGAAAATACAATTTTATATAAAGTTTATCTTGATCCTGTATATGAAGCAGAAATAGCAGGCAAACAAATTGCTATACAACAAAAGTTACGTAAAGTTGAAGAAACTTTAGCCGCGCAAGAAGAAGCCAAAAGAATTTTTGCTATGTCCCAAGCTAAAGTAGAAGAAGCTAGGCAGATAGCCGAAGCTTCTAAAATCACCCAAGTTACAGACGCTGAAGCCAAAGCGCGAAAGACTGTGCTTGATGCAGAAGCCGAAAGAGACTCTAACTTGGCAAGAGCAAGCGGTGAACTTGCAGTTGGTAAGGCTAGAGCCGAAGTTAAAAAATTAGAAAGTGTTTCTTTGTATGAAGGCGAATCTGGTGCACGCCGTGCTGAAGTAGAAATTAAGAAATACCAAGCCGAAACGATGCGAGCACTTCTAGACAAAGTAACGGTTTTACCTGAAAAAACTTTTATGCAAATTGGCAAGGCTGGTGGTGTGTTATTATCGAGTGAGGATAGTAAATAAGGATTAAACGGTGCTGTGGCGTTGTAGCCTAATAATATATTGACCCGTAGCAAAAAAAAATGGCGTTTTGCCTTATATTGTCGCAGGGTATATTGTTGCAGACAACTGCCAGCACCATTATAATTTAATATAATCGGAGATATCCGTGAAAACAAAAACATTTTTAGCTGTGGATTTCGATGGCACGATTGCCAATAAAGTTGATGATCAATTGGTTCTTATTGACGGTACTAAAGAAGCACTAGAAACTTTAAAGAATAATAATTGTTTTATTCTTATCGATTCAAATCGTACTAATGCCTATCGCAAAAAGGTTGGTACTGTAGAAAAATCTCTGGCTGAAATGAAAGCATTTCTAGATCTGAATAAGATTCCTTATGATCTAATTACAGGCATAGATTTCGCGGCGGCAGGTAAGCCTATAGCTGACTTTTACGTGGGGGGAAAAGACGTCATATCTCTAACAACCTGGCCAGAAGTAGTAACTAAAATTTTAGGAGACAAAAGTAGTGAACCAGAAACCAAAATTAGTTGAATCGGTTTATAGCGAGCCGTATTATGTAGAAGATCCAAAAACCTTGGCTCAATTGTATGTACGGCTAGATAATCAATCTTTACAGATTAAAGCGTTGAGAATCAAGATTACTCAAATACTATCGAACCATCGGTATTATATACAAAAACGGTTGCCGAAAGTATTAGAACGCGAGAAGATAAAACAGAAATTTAATAAGACTTACATTCATGCGACACAAGTTCTAAAAGCGTTTACCGATAAAGATAGAATATCGTTTATAAGCAGAAGTAAAGACCCTAAAAAGAAAGAAAAACGATATATCGGACTATTCACTAATGGTGAGATGTATAAGTTAAGATTGTTTCTAGCTGATAAAAGAGATAGAAAATTTAAAGAGAAAAAAGTTGAAGTTTTGCCTTGACTTTTTGTATAATTGTGCTATAATATATTATTAATAGGCAAGCATTTTATATATTTGAGCTATAGGTTTATTATATTTGCGGGTGGAAGGTTTGGAATCTTGGTTGGCTCATAACCAACTTTAATACGATTCGATTTCGTAACCCGCTACTAAAATTTCACATCGTAACGAAAGCATAGAAAATGTTACAACATAAAACGCCAGAACAGATACAAGAAACGCCGAACCAAAACCGCAAGTTTTGGCATAGAGCCTTTTTATGTTCGACAGGCATTATGCCTAAACTATCTGTGCTGATTGCGAATTATACCGACTCAACAAAGTAGTAAGTAGCAATCAGCAGCATAGATTAAAAGCTACGAACTACTAAAACTGAATCGGTTTTTTTGTTTTTATGGCGCTATCATATAAAGGCAGTATATCTGGCTTTCGACCAGAATGTCGGGGTCCAATTCCCCGTAGCGTCACTTGAAAATTGCCTCCTTAGCATAGCGATTCAATGCACTTGATTGTCGATCAAGATATCGTCGATTTAAATTCGACAGGAGGCGCTAATGTTGAAGAATATTGGAACAGTTGGCCTAGGTTAAAGTCCTGGTGCCTGTGCTTAAAAATATTATGACATACTACATAGTCTATAAGATCACAAATCTGATTAACAGCAAGATATACATCGGTAAGCATGCGACCGAAGATGTAAATGACGATTACAAAGGTTCTGGCATCACAATGAAAAATGCCCATAAATATTATGGCATACATAACTTTAAGAAAGAGATCTTGTTTATCTATAACAACAAAATAGATATGGAGAATAAAGAGCAAGAATTGGTTAACCGAGATTTTATAGAAAATAACGATACATATAACACAAAATCTGGCGGTAAAGGCAGTAAACCAAGAAAAGAAAAAGGCAGCGGTTGGGCGTTGTATTGAAGGTTATGGCGGTGTGCGAGAGTGGCTAATCGAACTGTCTGCAAAACAGTACAATCACTGGTCCGAATCCAGTTATCGCCTCTAATAGTTAACGGGCGTATAAATCAAGGGCAGATTAACACACTTTTAATGTGTCTATCCAGATTCGAATTCTGGTACGCTCATTAAGGAAATAACGGGTGCATAGCTTAATTGATAAAGCAATTGGTTCTTACCCGATAGATTGAAAGTTTAAGGCTTTCTGCACCCACAGAATTACGGGATCTGCTAATAGGTAGGCAAGCAGCCTTTGAAGCTGTTAATGATGAATCGTGCTCATCTCCCGTAGCTATGATTGGAGATTAAAAATGACAGAACGTTCAGGATGTTGGATTAAAGCTAAAAACCACTCTCATTTAGAAAAGATTATTGCAAAATTAGATGAATATCTTTTTGATGTGCAATATGAAATTATGCATCGATGTGATTGTGGCAAAATAGAAGCTTTTGTGCATTATATTGTATAATATTACCACATCGAATAACTGGTAATTCGTCAGCCTCTGAAGCTGAAGATTAAGGATCGGATCCTTATGTGGTAGCCAAAAAGAAAGGTCCCGAAATGAAAACTATTAAAATTAAAGATTTACCAGCAGACTTTCAATTAGTAGGCACTACATTAATTGTGTCTGAATCAGTAAGAAAGACAGACTTTCAGCTTTCGCCTAAAATGATAATTAAAAGCGGTTGGAACAAAGGTTTCTGGTGCATAAAAAAAGAAGGTGATAGCAGAATGTATCCAATATGTTTTGATAGTTTCGATGAAATTAAAGATTGGAAGATAGAAATGCATGAGCTATTTTTAAAATGAAAAAAATTTATCTAAATAAAAATATTTGGTTAGGGGACAAAGAATCATGTTGTAATTCAATTATGCGAACAATCCACATATGGCGAAATGATTACCCAGATCAAAGATGTAGTATGCTTAGAAATAACGATATTGAAATAGATTACAAAGATGGTGATAGTTTATATAAAATGAATATTCCTTTATATGAATTATATGAAAAGTTAAAAGGGACTGATGATATATTTATACATTGTCAATGTTGTGTGACTAGAAGTCCACATATAGCTCTTTTAGCTTTAATTGCGAGAAATGTGGGGTTATTTGAAGCTATTCAGTTAATCTATTCTTCTATGTACGAATTTAGAGAAATACCTAATTTTTGTCGAATTCCTATGCAAGACATATATAATTTAGCGTTAGAACAAAATCTTTTATTCTAAAAATGAAAAATAAAATATTTGAGTTATTTAGTAAGAATGGTCACTCTATATATTTAGTCGGCGGTGCGTGCAGGGATCAACTTTTAGGTCTCGAAACTCAAGATTTAGATTTCGCGGTTTCCTGCGTGCCTGAAGTTACTTTAGAGATATTGCAGAAGGCGGGGTATAAAACTTACACCGTAGGCATAGCGTTCGGGACTGTAGGTGCGATAGTGGATGGATATAAGGTGGAGTGCACGACATATAGGCGGGATATATCTTATCAACGAAGTAATAGGAACCCCGTAGTCGAGTGGGGACAAACAATAGAGGATGATCTGCATAGAAGGGATTTCACAATTAATTGTTTGTGCTTAGATAGTAAGAGGGAAATCAAGGATTTATTTGGGGGCGTAGAGCACCTTAAGAATAAAATAATTTCTACACCTATACAGGCAGGAAAATCTTTCGCTGACGATCCGTTAAGATTAATCCGCGCCGTGCGCTTTCGAGCGAAGTTAGGTTTTGAATATAGTGAAGAAGTGAAAATGGCATTAAAATCATGCGCAAAACGTTTGTTAATTTTGCCAAAAGAAAGGATTTTAGACGAAGTAAACAAAATATTAATGACCGATAATGTCGATCTTGCTCTCAATGATTTATTTGAGTATCGGCTTATAAATTATTTTATACCTGAATTAGTAGCATTAAAATCTATAAAACAAGAAAGTGAGTTTCACCATAAAGATGCTTTACTCCATACAATTGATGTTGTAAAGAATACTCCAAAAGATTTAGTACTTCGTTTTAGTGCATTATTTCACGATATTGGAAAGCAATGTACCTTCTCTAATGAGAATGGTAAAATACATTTTTATGATCACGATGAAATCGGATCTCGGATGACTTACTCAATCTTACAGCGATTAGGTCTACCAACTAAAATGATAAAAGATATCACATACCTGGTGAAAAATCATATGCGTGTTAATACGTACACCGAATCTTTTTCAGATAGTGCTGTTAGGCGTTTTATTTTTGAAACTGGAGAATATTGTGGAAAATTATTGCAATTGAGTGAAAGTGACATAACTTCTCACAATCCCGTTTCAATCAAAAAGCATTTAGATTCTCTCATGGATCTCAAACGCCGTATTGAAGAACAACGAAACTTTAAAGAATCACCAAAATCGCCCTTAAATGGTAACGCCATTATGCGATATTTTAATCTCGGTCAGGTAAGGCAGGTAGGTGAGATTAAAGAGATGGTGCTAAATGCAGTGATTAATGGTGAACTGAAGTTAGGTGAGAATGAAGAAGTGTATCTGAAGTGGGTAGAAGAAAAAAATGGAGATGAAAAAATGAAAAAAGAAGATTGGGAAAAGTGTAGTTATTATGTTTCTAGAAAATTGTGCAAAAATTATATTGCGGATGAAGTTATAATATGTAGTGGTTATATTCAAACTACGCAAGACCCTAAAAACAAAACAAAAGAAGCTGCTTGCCCAAGATGTTTAAATCGTGGCTTTCCTAAAGAAATCGAAGAAAGGCGGGATAAGGAATTGAAAGAATTTAGAGAACAGAATAAAGATAAATTATGAACTACTTTAAATGGAGATGAAGAAATGAAAGATGAGGTTAGATTAATTCATATTGATAGTGAGAAACTCGATAAAGATGAGGCAGAAGAGATTCATGCACTAGGTTACGCTATAGATGAGGCATTTGTACTGCCTATTAAAACTGAAGAAAGATTTAGAGTGATTGTAAATACTTTAAAGATATTTTTAGATAAATCTGATATTGGTAAAAAACTTGATATAAGTGAAGGTTTATTTTGTGAATTACGTAGTTTATTATCTTCTCTTGTCTATCTATCGAATTCTACTTCATTTATTAAGGGTGATAAATATTACGGTTTTGATAGGTTAGAAATTGATAAAAAATTAGGAAGAAATAAAAAGATATAACGGCACATTGGTCAAATTGGTAGACCGCATCGTTTGGGGCGATGAATAGTGGAAGTTCGAGTCTTCCTGTGCCGATAAAAATTTAGGCTGATCGACTAACGGTAAGTCGTCACCCGTAAAGTTGCAACTTGTAGGGGTGGAAACGGCAGTTCGACTCTGCCTCGCCTAACTAAAAGGATTATAAACATGCAAGAACGAGATATGGCGTTACGAAATACGATATATAAAATCAGAATCGGCTCGAATTTATATGGGACGAGAACAGAAACTTCAGACGAAGATTTAGGCGGCATATTCATACCTGATAAAGACTATGTACTAGGTATTAAAAATGTAGAACAAGTTGAGTTGTCTGAGAAGATTTCTAAATCGGTTCGTAATCAAAAAGGCGATACTGATTATATGGTCTATGCGTTAACGAAATTTATACCATTAGCAATGGCAAATAATCCCAATGTTATAGAGTTCCTTTATGTACCAGAAAATTGCGTATTATATAGAGATAAGTTTGCTAATAAATTGATTGAGAATAGGCATTTGTTTTTGTCTAAAAAAGCGTATCATACTTTTAAAGGATACTCGTATTCGCAAAGAGAAAAGTTAGAAATTAAACGTGATAATATGACAGGTAGAAAAGAATTAGCATTAAAGTTTGGATATGATGTTAAGTTCGGATCCCATTTGATTAGGCTTTTGTTAGAATGTCTCCAATTATTAACTGAAAAGGCTTTAACATTTCCATTACCGCAGCATAATTTAGTACGGGATGTGAAATTAGGTAAATATGATTTGACTTGGGTATTGAATAAAGCTGAAGAGATAGAGAAATTAGTTGATTTGGCATATGTGCAATCAGATTTACAATATGGTGCTGATCAAGAAGCGATAAATAAATTACAAATAGAGTTATTAGAAGAGTTTTGGAAAGAAAGGAAAGGGTAAGAAGTGCGTGTCTTAATTTTGAATCAAGATTTTACGTTCCTTGGGTTTTGTAGTTGGCAATCATCTATTAATTTAATTTATTTAGAAAAAGCTATTCTTGAGTCCTCTTATGAGCAGGAGGTACATAGTGTTTCACTTACTATGAAAATTCCTGCAGTCATAAGATTGAAACGATATGTGCGAGTAGCGTTTGAAAAAATAGCTTTTGTTTCTTACTCAAAACATAATATACATATTCGCGATAATTTTACTTGTTCGTATTGCGGCGTGAAATTCGAGCCTAGAAAATTGACTATAGACCATGTTTTGCCAGAATCTCAGGGCGGGAAAACAACTTGGGAAAATTGTACGACGGCATGTAATATTTGTAATGGTATTAAAGATAATAGAACACCAAAAGAAGCAGGTATGAAGTTGTTAAAAATACCAACTAAACCACATGGGTTTAAGATGATCTTAAAAATGAAGTTAGGATTTATTCACGAATTGTGGTGCAAATACTTGGGGATTGAGAATGAATAAAATATGGTGGATATAGTGTAGAGGATGCACGGAAGATTGTGGCTCTTTAGGAGCGAGTTCGATTTCTCGTTATCCACCCAAAAATTATGCGTGCTTGGCAGAGAGACTAATCGCACTCGCCTGTAGAGCGGGTTCCTTCGGGATTCGGTGGTTTAAATCCATCAGCACGCACTAAGAAAGGAACTATGAAAATAGGCATAATAGGTCATGGTGAGGATAAATTCACTGAAAAAAGTAAAATAGAAGCTAAAGAATTACTCACAAGTATTTTAATTGATTTTTCTTTAAATTGTTTAAAAAATAAAAAAATAGAACCTATTTATTTTGTTTCAGGTCATTCACCTGTAGGTGGTATAGACATTTATGGGGAAGAAGAATCGAAGCGGCTTGGATTTTTATTAGATCTTAAAATCCCAAAACAAAATATTTGGGACGCTGAATATGGTTTTAAACAACGTAATTTAGATATTGCTAAAGATTCAGACATATTACATGTAATTTTAGTTGATAAATATCCTAAAGGATATAATGGCATGCGATTTAATAAATGTTACCATTGTCATACTAATGATCATATGAAATCTGGTGCATGTTGGACAGCGAAAGAAGCTAGAAAATTAGGTAAAGAAGTTGTGTATCATATAATTGAAAATGAATGAATATGGGGCTGTTGCCTAATTGGGAAGGCAATTGCTTTGCAATCAATATAAGTGAGCGTTCAACTCGCTCCAGCTCCACTGAAAATCCGAGCAGTGTTGTAAATCTATAAGAGTAGGTGCCGAGCATCCCGGGAATTGGCTCAAGGCATTAGGGTAATAGATACAGCAAGTTTGCCGTAGTGCAAAAAGTTACGTGTGAATCGTACTGCTCGACTGAATATATGCCAAAGTCGTATAGTGATAGTATCGAACATTGCCAATGTTCAGGCACGAGTTTAATTCTCGTCTTTGGCTCTGATATTAAGTTAAGACTGCCCCCTAACCTTAGACAGCGAAGGACAAGTTTTGTAAACTTGACAGGACAGCGCACATCTGTCAGGGGGCTTTAAAAGAATAACAACGCCCCAAAAGTGTTTTTGGCAGCATATCTCGTTTCCACCGAGAAGGTTCGGGTTCAAATCCCGATTGGGGCTTTTAAAACCATACAAGGAGTTGTATAAAAAATGAACATACTATTAATTGATGACAAAAGAAATTTAGAAGTAGCGACCCATACAGCAAGGTCTTATATTGAGGGCGTATTGGCGTTGCAATCACAACCATATAATCTCCTTCTCTTAGATCATGATTTGGCTGATTTCTATAACGGCAAAGAATATACAGGTTATGATATACTTTGTTGGTTAGAGCAAAACCAACAATATCTGCCTGAAGAAATAGTTTTAGTAACTGATAACGCTTCTGTGAGGCAGAAGATGCAGTTGGTAATTGATAAGATGTACGCCACGATAACTTAACTGGTCAAAAGTGCTGCGTTGAAGGCGCAGAGATCTCAGCTCGACACTGAGTCGTGGCACCAAGAATAAAAGATATATGAAGAAAAAATTCAAAGATTGGAATTATGTGCATAAATTATTAAAAATTAAATATGAAGATATTGATGCCATAGACAATTTGTGTGCTATCCCAAAATATACTAGAGAGAACCTCAAACATATTTTTAAAAAATTAGATATAAACACACAAGAAGAATTATATTACACAGTAGTTGCTATGCTTATTGATATTTATTATTATTCTGATATTAAACGGAGATGAATATGCAATCAAAATACTTAACATTTAATCTTTTAGAGAAGAAAGAAAAAACAAATGTTTATGAAGTGGTGTCGAAGATGCACAGTGATCGGTTAGGGATTATAAAATGGTACGTGAATTGGAGATGTTACGCATTCTTTCCAAATTATGATACTATTTGGAATAAAGATTGTTTAAGTGATATAATATTGTTTATTGGTGAATTAATGGAAGATAGAAAAAAATAAGATATTGTGGTGTACCCGAATTGGTTGCAGGGGATAGCCTGTTAAGCTATTAGAAGAAATTCTCATTGTTGGTCCGAATCCAACCGCCACAGCTATTTAACACTGTTCTTTGAATATATTTGGGTCTGATCGGGTTAGACTGAAATAGGTCGAATATAAAACGCATATCACAGACGCAAGTTGGCTGTGTAAAAAATCTTGCACAAAAATAAACGCAGACGAAAATCAGCGGTTATTAGCTTCGGCTGAAGATATTGTAGCACCTATCTTTGCTGGGGACCCAGTCTTTGCCTAAATTTAGGTAAAGCACCTTCTTCAGTTCGGCATAAGAGCTAAAGAAGGTCATTTATTATGCTAATTCTATTGATTAATCTTTGCGATAGAAGTAATCAAATAAAGATTTGCACATTGATGATCGTGCTTATTCAATCATTAATGTAAAGGTGAAAATAATAAGCTATGTATGTAGGGTTTTATATTTGGATATTTTAGGACGTGGGTTCGATTCCCACCAGATCCACTTTAATTTAGCGTAGGCATAAGGGATGCATACCAATTGAGTGCCTGACTTTTTTTATTTTTGAGTTGTGAATAGCAATTGATCATTGCAAAAATGGCTCTATAAATTAATTAAGTTGCAAAGTTTAACTCTCTGCACGTGAAATTTTGCCCTGTTCGCCTAATTGGTTATGGCACTTCGCCTACAACGAAAAATAATTGGAGTCTGATATTCTAATTGGGCATTAAAAAGAAAGGATTTTAAATGTATGTATATGTAGTTTTTGAGGAGGGGTGGCATCTTAAAACAGTTTATAGGACATTAGAAAAAGCTAAACAGAGTATTAGAAAGATGCATACTTATGAAGTTAAATTCATAGAACAATATAAGGAAAAATGGATAACTAATCCAGAATATCCTTACGGTGAATGGATTTTGAAAATTTTAGTATATTAAAAATAAAAATTTAAAACTTATGGTCGTGGTTATATGCAAAACGCATAAACTTGAGCAAAAAGTATCAGGGTAAACTGTTACCCAAAACATATTTAGGAGAACAAAAAATGATAGACAATATGCCAGACGAGAACGATGAGGTAATCAGTAAAGAACTACAAGATATAATTGACGCAATCGAAAGATACACTGAAGCGAACAAAAACAATGTATGTTTCGTTGCAAGTTTTGTAGCATTCAAAGAAGTGCCAGGTACGATATGCCCTGAATGTAAAGAAGAGTGCGATCACGATATAGCTGAAGATAGAATGTTAGCCTATGGCAATAAAGAAGCTTTAAGAGCGACGTTAAACGAATTGCGCGATTTAGTGGAAGATGAGAGCGACGACGAGGATTTTGTTAATTGCTAAGATTTGTGCTCGTAGGCAAAATGGATAAGCCACTATTCTTCTAAAATAGGAATGTGAAAGTTCAATTCTTTCCGAGCACGTTTAAGTTATAATTTAACAGCAGAATATCCTAATTGGAAAAGGAACTTGTTTTAGAAACAAGTTATTGTGAGTTCGAATCCCACTTCTGCTAATAACAACAACAGCTATATAGTTTAACGACAGAACAAAAGTTTCATAAGTTTCGAGTATTGGTTTAATTCCAATTATAGCCACTATAAAATTACAATGATTAAACTCACAATAATTTCCGATCTTCATGGCGACTACTATCTTTTAGACTTAAGGCCTGCAGACATATTAATCATTTGCGGAGACATAGGAATATGGAACCAGGCAGATTTGTGGCGTTTTAATCGGTGGTTAGAGAAACAACCTTTTGACTATAAGGTTTGTATTTGCGGCAATCATGATCGATATGCTTTCCAATGCGGTATGAAGTCTATCCAAAAGCAACTCACCAATGCTATTTATCTTGAGAACTCTGGCTGTGAAATCCGAGGCTTGAAATTCTGGGGATCACCGATAACGCCGGAGTTCCAGAATTGGTTTTTCATGTGCGATCGAGATAAGATATCAAAATATTGGGATCAAATATCCGTATTCAGCGACATAATTATCACGCATGGCCCGCCGTTCGGGATTTTAGATTATGCAGTTTTCACTAAAAACAATGTTGGTTGTCCTAGATTATTAGAAAGAATTAACTTCATAAAACCACGATTCCATTTTTTTGGCCATATACATTTTTCCTATGGCATTTTTAAAAACGAACATACTACTTTCATTAACGCTAGCTTAATGAACGAAGCATATCAGTTAGTGAATAAACCAGTAGAAATAGAAATATAAAAACAGCCATATAATTATGCTTAATATATTATGCATAAAAATATAGCTGTTTTTGTAGTAACTACTTTACTTTTTTAACGCCAGCTACTTCTGTTAAGTACAGATCGCTCATGAACCAGCCATCTTTTTCAGCGGTCAGATTACCTACCTTCGTATCTTTTGTGATACGAAAAAAATCAGATTTTTCGATAGGATAAAACACTATAACTCTGGCGCAGCCTGTTATTAACAAAAGAAACAGCGTAATTACAATTATTATATAATTTTTTATCATTTTAGTTTTGTTAATGCTACAGTAATAGCGCTTGGGTCGTTATTCTTAATCCCCTCGGCTAACGCATCAACAATTTCTTTCTTTTTAGCTTTCTTTTCTTTATTGCTTTCTAACCAAGTTGAAAAAATCAACAAGATTAGCTGTAAAATACCACTGATTATTGTAGTCATTACACTTTTGGTTCAGTTAACTTCTTTAACTGGTCATAACCTAATACCGAAACGCCTGCAATACCTAACGCCTTAAGTAACGCCTGTTGAATTGTTTGTGTATCAAGTTCATACCCTAGAAACTTACCACCTGCAACGATGATAATCGCAATAACAAATGCTGCGATCGGTGCGAATTTAGAAGGTAATTTTAACTTTTTTAAACCTGCAACTATAAACGGTATTATTACTACTGCAATTGCATCAAACATTATAGTCCTCCTTAATTTTAATAGGGTTAATAAAAGTCACTTCGTTTTGACCTCCTTCCTTCAATATCAATATATCTTCATTTTTAACTTCTAAAAGCCTGCCTTTATCTAAAATTTTTTTTATTTCGGTAATATTATTTTGTATTCTTTCTTTCAGCATATGCGTAGTTTGAATATGCGCGACTATCTGCTCAATTTCAATTAATAATTGGCAGATATGTTTTGCTTTATGAATTTCAACGCATAAAACTTTTTCAGTCTGATTCATGGTGACACATCCAAATTACATCTTTGCGATAGCCTAACAAAGCGCCTAATCTATTATCGTCATCGCACTTCAAACAACGTATTTGGTCATGCTCGAAATTATCCTGATTCTCATGAGAAAATATATAAGTATCCACACAGATATTTTTCCATTCTTGACAGATATGACAAAAAACATGTTTTTGGTCTAGGCTGATTTGCATAATAAAATCCTTTATTTTTAAGGTGCGATAATTAAGGCGCAATAATAGATTTTATTGTATAGACACCACTTTCTCTGCGTTGAAAAGTTAACGAAGATCCTGAACGCACTGATTTCCAAGAATCATTAGTTGCGGGGTCTCCATAATAATACGCTGTAATATCAGGATCAAACGCACTATCTTCATAATCGGCACTAAATTCGTGATTATATACGAAATAGTTTTGCTTATTCGTATCAGAAGATGAAGAAGTAAGATAATAATCACCTTCATACGTAGAATTGCCTGTATTGCGTATCGTAACATAAATATTGGTAAGATATGTGCACCATGTCCAAGACTCGTTTAATATCTCTCCACTTGAAAGAGCTAATAGACCGATTACACTAGTTGCAGGTATTATATAATTAGCCGTAGCAGTAGTAACTGGCGTGGTGATAGTTTTAATACGCATCCAATATTTAGTGTTAGAATTAACTACGTTTTGTACCCAACCTGCACCTGTGGCTGAATCTAAGTTCCAAGTAATCGCGCCATCACTTTCAAAATTAGACGTATTATCAACAACACCGTCAACTGTAGGTGTTAAACCTGACCAAGTATAAGCACTCGCACCTGATGTAAATATTTCAGGTATCAGATCATAATTCGAACCACGAGTACCGAATTCGAATTTTATTCCTTTAAAAGTAGCAGCATCACCTACATAAAGATACTCTCCTGTCGCGTCCATTAAGTTAAATGCTGTGCCGCCTTCAGTACTGGCTTCTGTTGTATTAGTTATATATGCAGCGCCATCGTATAGGTAGGCAATATCAAACGTTTCGGCAGTTTCGGCGGAAGCCTCACCTTTATTAGTTAAAACCTTATTATCGAAATAAAGTTGATTGTCTGCGTTGTAAGTATAATTTGGTGGGGAGTATTGCCAAATTGAATATCCTGACTCAGCATGTAAGTGGTCCCAACTGGCATAGGCTTCATCTCCGCTAATATCGTGTCCTAATGAAACATTGCGTTTGAATTTACGAGATAAACCAGAACCAGAGTAAAGATGGGCTATTTCTGTAAGATTGAATTTAGCTTGATCAATTAAGCCTGATAACTCAATAATCTGATCTGAAAGTGTAGATATTTTCTCAGAGACGGGAAGTGATGCATTAATTTTGTAGATTGACATGGGTTACCTCTATTCTGTAGGTGCTTTTTCTTTTTTAATCAAATCACGTAGTAATGTGAGTTGCCCTTCAAGTTGATGCAATATGATTAAAGTTTGTTGATACATTTTTTCACGTGCTTGTAATTCTTGTTCTAGATTCTCGATTTGCATTTTTTGTCTTTCCTTTTATATTATTTAAACTATTTAGTTATTATTTTATCTTAACTAATCCTTGTATTACCTCTATCAATAATAATGGTGTTTATACATATACATATTAATAAAATAAAAAATATTTTTTTGTGGATAAATCAGTTGTTTTAAATTCTATAAACATTTTACACATTTCACTAATGCATTTTTGTCCTAATAAACAGGGGCATTACTAGACATCACATCAAGGACAAACCAAAGAGTTATTAAATTTTTCATCTTCCTTAATATTTTCCTTCTCCATATTTATCTCCATATTTAGTTTCCTTCTTTTTATCGAGTTTAAATAATATTACTAATTTAATAGCCATTATTTTAATATATTTCCACATAAAATCCATAATCTTTTTTATCATGTTATTAATACTCCTCTATAGGTAGTTCCACCTGATCTTACAGCAAAAATACTCTGATCTGCATGACCTACTGCCACTAAGGGCATATAATATGTTGCACCACCCTTTCTTAATAATAGCCTGTTTCCACCAGGATCAGTTGAAGTAGTACACACACTATATGTTGCTCCACCACTTCTATATCTAAAACCAGCAGCATCGGGATACGTAAATTCAATATATAATTGAAGTTTCTGTGTCGCATTGTCGGGCACACAGTTTAAAATAAGATTACCACCTGATTGCCATGTTGGTTGACTTCCTGTTACATCTGCTCCTGCTCTAAGCATAAATCCAGTATAACCTGTTTTAGAAATACTTGCTATTCCAGAAGCATTAAGGCCTATACTTATTGTTTGATTAGCATTATCAGCAGTCGCAACCGCTACTGAACCAAAAGAAGCATCACCAAAGTTATTAAAATCAGCGACAGCAATAGAAGTATAATTATCTGGAGTAAATGCAGTAATATGGACATCTGCTTCTGATCCCCAAGGAAGAGAATTTGTTCCTGCAGAAGAGGAAGTTCGATAATCCAATCTTGCTAAAGTAATAGTAGTATAATCTGGTATAGTAGACGTATCAAATGTCACACCGCCTCTTAAAATATAATACCATAAATTTGTAGTAGTAGAACACCCCCAACCAATTTCAAAATCATATGTGGGAACTCTACGAACATAATCAGCATCAGTATCAGTTCTCCGATTAGCCCAAGTATCTGTAGAAGCTAATTGAACAAAATTAACCTCATCTGTATAATCAAAAGTTAAATTAGGCATATTTATTCCCTATGCTAACCAAATACAACCATTTTCCAAACTTAATGGTTGATCTAGTGGTATAACTACTTTTTCTGTTATTGCAAGTGTGGTAAGTGCCCCACCTTCAGCGTCAGAATCATGAGTATGTACCGCATCTATCCAACAAGTATCCCAATCTAATGTTCCTCCTTCACCAGCACTACTATGTGCATGCACCGCATCCGCCCAACAAACATCCCAATCTAATGTAGCACCATCATCGCTTGAGCTATCATGTTGATGAATTCTATATGCACCAGATGCATGTTTTAAAAAATAATCAATAGTAGTATTAACAGCAGAACTATCAACACCGACTTTTGTTTCTAGAGCTTCTATTGCATCTTGTACATTATTTACATGTGATTCTGATATAGTATCCCCACTATTTTTTGTTGTGTAACTATCAAGTGATGTAGGATAATTGGTAGCCATATTTTACTCCTTTTTTATTTTACTTTCTATTTCATCAATAGATAGATGATCTGTTAATATAACACACCGTTCATCTTTTTTGCTTATTCCCAAATATTTAGTTACGCCATGATATTCTATTTTTTCTAAATAATTAAATATATAACCTCTAGGTTCAAATACTGATTCTCCGCATTTATGACATTTTAGTAGATTCAACGTCAAAATAAGATGCATATTTTGATTCTTATGTATTTCCGTAATAATCCAAACACCAGATAAATTTTCAAATGTTCGTGTATCTCCTATTATTGTTTTTTCCATAATTACTCCTTATACTGTTTGTGCACCCACCACTGTCCAGGTTGCTGCACCAGGATCACCTGCAACTGTACATATTTTTAATTTACCACCCACTACTGCTAAATCACCAACTTCTGCTGCACTTGTTGGGTCAACGTCTCTATTGAAAAATCGCATACTAGGAACTGTATAGCCCCCACTACTTGGTTCTTTCATTTCCATCCAAGGAATACCGTATGTAGCATTCATTATCCAAACTAAAGCCCCACTCCCATACTTGTCCGTGCTATATAATCCTGTAGAATAAGTTCCCCCCACATCACTATTCCTTAACTGTAATCCCGATTGAGAAAATTCTACATATGGATAACTACCCAGGGCGTTACTTCTAATACTACCTTCTGCCGATATGGTAATCAAATCTATAACTGACAACTCACCTAAATAGCCACTACCTGCCCAAATACCATACCCAGAACAGCCTGCCACACCATCTAAATTTCCTATTCGTGTTTTTGCCGTAGTAGTAGACCAAGGAGAACCTAAGTGGGTAAAAAAATGCATATACGGTGAATTACTTTCTGAAGATGTCATAAATATCCCACCCTTCCCAGACGTACCATAATTGACTACACATGTGCCTTTTGTCCATACTGGATTATTATTTAGTGTATAGAGGGATGCTTTATCTCTAGTAACGGTATAAGCAGTACCGTTGACTGCAGTTACTTCTAGCCATTCATCATCAATACCGTCTTTTATTCGTAAAATAGATCCAGTAGGAAAAGTAGTATCACCAACGATATTTAAAATAGAATCTTCTCTAGAGGTCATATCAATGCTTAACGAATCTGAGTCCATAACTAATAAATTACCGCCAACGCTGGATATGGTGTCTTTCTCGAAAACTGAGGTAGCAATTCTTCCTCTAGCTTTAATATTTTGAAATTCCGCACTACCATCGCTAGCTATTTCAAAACCCGCTCCTAATAATGTACCAGATACAAAGTTACTAGAACGCAATGAGTTATTCACAATTGTAATACCACCGATAGTGCCCGATAAGAAATCTACTATACCACTATCGGATATTTTAAAACCTGTAGTACCTGCGACATAATCGCTAGATTTTAGAGCATTTGTTAAAACTTCTATATTCCCGATTCTAGCACCTGTAGTAGAAAACTTGGCTATTTCTACGCCATTATCATCATAGAAGAAAGTGCCGTTGCGGTTAAACTTTGCAAGAGTAGTTTCATTTGCACTTAAAATTCTAATTTCTTTACTATCTAATTCTAATGTACCTTGCGTGTTAGTTATCTTTAAATTTTCTGATAGTTTGATATTACCTATTAAATTATCGGCTAACACCGCACCAATTACGTCTCTCAATTTTTCTACTGAAGCGTCGTCAAATTCCTGATCTTCGTCGTATACCGCGTCTTTCGCCGAGACTATATAGCCGTTATAACTATCACTAGGTTTATCATCTTCAATTGCAGATGTTGTGCCTGGCTGCGGCACTATAATCCTGCATATCTCGCATTTAGTATCATCATGTGACCTGCTGATTTCAAAAGCATTGTTATACACCGTGATATAAAAAACATAAGTTGTCGAATCTAAAGGTATATTTAAAGTACTATCAGCGGCGATTTCCCATTTCTTGCCGTTAGATGTGCCTGTACCTAAAGAGACATTAACAGTAGCCGAAGGCGGTGTTGTAGCAGTAACATCGAAACCTGAAATAATACGTGGTTTGATTAGAATAGCAAAATCAGAAGCGATACCTGTTATAATTTCGGCTAATGCGCGCGAATCTAGAGACCCGCCTTCGCCGCCAGGCTGTACAGAGAAACGCGAACCAGTAGTAGCTCCAACTTTTCCAGAACGTTTTTCGATCTCACGAATTATCTGAGGAAATAAATTTTCGTATGTTTTCATGTGGTTAGTTGTATCGCACCAGCTAAAAATAAAGTTGCATATCTAGCAATTTCGATAATAAGTATTTTACGTTTAAATAAAGTTATTTCGCCAAGCCCTTTAATTAAAGAGCCAAAAAGTACTTGTGAAAGTACCGCTAAAGGAGCAGTAATCCAAAGTAAGTTTATAGATTTATTAAATATCGCTATTGGTATTAATACTAAACTAAAAAGTATGCCTAAACAAAGTTTAACCATAAAATTAGTCCACCATTGATTTCTCTTACAAATTTTATAGAAGAACCTGCCTAAAACTGAACCTTTGTCGGTTTCATCAGGCACACCATAACCAATATAAAGTATGCCACACCAAGCTAATATAAATACCGAATAATAGTTTTGGTATATAAGACCAATGATGTACAGCGATAACGGTAATGCGATTCGTCTAAAGAATTTAGATGAATTATCTGCACCGCTTAAACCGCCTAAAATGCCTGCGATTAAAGAAAAGATTGCGATAATAGTTGGTTTTGATTTATTTTTTATCGGCATCAGGCGTTATTTCCCAAATCTTATCCAATAAATTCATTAAGGTATTGTTTACCTTAGCTTTATACCCGTACTCTGGACCTAACGTTATGGTAGCTTTACAAAAGTTACAGCCACGTAGATCGGCGTATTTATAGATTGTGCGAGTACAGTTAGTGTTCAAAAAATTAGAATCTCTAGCGTCAATATACGATATATCCGCATCTGTCATATCAGCGTAATTAAATTGGACATTACGCGCTGTAGTCTTGATCATCTGTGCCTTCTGTATCTTCGCACAAATTAATCTACAGCCTGAAATATCTTGTTTCGAGACATTGAAATCAGAAATAAGAGCGTAGGACAGGTCTAAATTACGGATATCTTGGTTTTTTATCAGGTCGCTGATGTCAATGCCTGATTTAATGTAACTTTGAATTTTATTTAATAATGAAATGTCCATAGTTATTTACCTTTTTTTAGGGATAATACGCCAACACAATATCTATTCCATTATCCGATCCACGGATTGATTCGACAAAGTAATTTCTTGAAATGTGATTTGTAGAATCTACAATTTTAATCGTTTGCCCTACTCTAACATGAGGCGCGTAAGTTGAACTTATAGTTGCCTTCGAATGGTCCTTGTTGAACTCTACTAAAAAATCTTTTGCCCTTTTTTCCACACGGGTTGTCGTATCTAAAAAATCATTAAGAGCAGATTCTTTGAAAACCTTATCCCCTATATTCGGTAATAACGAAAATTCATCATACACCGTTGTAGAAGTTTCTAATGAAGAACTTACTCTAGAATCGATCGCCGCAGCTACTAGGCCTGAACAACCTAGAAACGCTGTACTTGTTGTCGATGTGTAAGTAAACGCCGTTTCATCTTCTAAATAGGCTGTGCCTGAAGCTGAAAATCCTACAGTAGAATCTACATTCAAAGTTGTGCCTGATGTATAGGCAGAACTAAGATGTGTAGTAGAAATAAGTGTAGCCTCACCCTTCAAAATCACCTCTTTAAAAGCCGCGAATTCTGTAAATGCCACAACCCAACAACCATTCTTATAATCTATTTTTTCCATATCATTTACGATAAGTTTAAAATATCTAACACTGAAATCATCACCAATCTTATCACGTTCAAATGATATCGAGGCACCACCACTTAAACTAAAGTTAGTTGCTTCTTTACAAATAGGATAATAATTAATGCCATTAGTAGAATATTCTAATGAATATTTATTGTTAATATCAAAAGATCGTTTTTCATCAGGTTTAAAAAAACCATGAATTATGTCTATCGCCTGTATAGTATATGCCTGACCGAGATCTATTTCGGCAAAAGCATAACCTGCTGGAGGTTTTGAATAAAAAACTACATGAGATTGGGTGTCCCATCTGCCGTCAAACATATTACGGCCAGAATAGATTGGAGCTAATGCCGTAGCATATTCAAAATCAGCGGTAATAGTAGTATTTGCTACATTTAAGATTAAACTTTTATCTATTTTAAATAAAATGTTATTATAATCTATCTCTAATTTATCTGATGAATACATAAGCCAATAACTTGCAGTTGATATACGTTCAATAAGAGTACTTTGTTCTTGACCAGGTACTTCCCACATACCATTTTCATAATCTACTCGAGGATTATTAGGTGCTAGTGTATATAATAAAAGACCACCAGCATCATATAAATAAATTGGTTCTGTACGTACAATACCTTTTGAAGGCAAATATACTTTATAATAAAAAAATGTTGTAACAGTTATTTCTCCGCCGCCTCCACCACCCATATATTATTTACCTTTCGCTTGTTCGTAAGTAGTTTTTGTAGTAACTAAAACTGTAACTGGTTGTAATAACATTTCATGCGCTTTATTATCTATTAATACACCATTAATTCTTACTTTTGGCGTAACTGTATCAGTCAATATTTTACCTGTAAGAGTTTTACCTGTATATGGATTAGCATTAGTAATATCAATAACAGGTGACGGAACATAATAAACAGTGATACGAATAGCATCAATGGATATTGAAAAGTGTCCTGGAGAAGAATTAAAAAGTACTTCTACTCCAAAACCAGTTTTTGCCCATATATCTCTGATTGATTCATTTATATCAGCAGCAGTCCATTCAAATCCCCATAATTCAATTGGGCTACCATATGTTCTAATTTCCATTGTCGCTGGCGACCAAGGGCTAGGGTCATCAGATGCTCTGTTAACACCTCCAGTAAAAAAACCATTTTTCATTAAAGAAACGTTAGTTAATCCACCAGAATTATCACCATATAAACCAGCAGAACTTGCATATACTTCTACTACTATACCTTTTATAGTTGATCCGTTAGGGATATTAAAATCAAAATTAGACGCAACTATATAACCATTACCATTACGTGTAGAAGAAATATTGTCAGCTATTTTAACATTATCTATATCATTAGCCCATGTAAAAGCACTTTCTACAGTCCTTGGATATTTTGCGACAGTACTAGCCATTTATGTCTCCTCAGAAAGACCTATTGAATATACTCTAAAATTACCTTCATCACCTATATATGTTAACTCCTGATTATTTACCGTAACAGAGTAGACTTGGTTACTGGCATTAATAGTGACATCTTCTTCAAGACATACATTCTTAGGATTTTGCGATTTACCGAAAAATTTAGTTCGAGTATAGATATCCGAATCCTCCGCATAATCCAATTTTGTTTTTAATTCTAACGTATAATCGGCTATAGTTTTTTGCCTGACGTACGAAGCCCAGATCTTATCGGTACCGATTGTACGTATGAGATAGTTAGGCGCCAAAAATTCCCGTAAATCTTTTATTGCCTCTAATCTATTCTCTGTTTTCTCTTCTGTGAATGTCACTTTGTTAATTTCAATGCCGGTAGACTGAAGTGTGGAAAAACTATAATCAACATCGCAAGTCACTGTCGAAGTCGAAGGCACTGCCGCACTAAAAATAATGTAGCTGCCGCTTTGGTCACCTCTCTTACTGATATAATCTATAGTCGCACTTGTTGAAGGCACTACCGTAAAATCGTCTGCTGTTAAATCAGTAATTAAATTTGAATATGAGAGATACCAAATCCTACCCGCCGCATATGTAGTTTCATAAATAACATTCGCATCTATTGGATGCGTCTTTAACGCAGATGCACCGCTAGACGGTATGCCTGTTAAAGTAGTCGATGTTTTTCCTGACCAAGTAAACACATCACCGTTGACCTCTGCCGTGCCTGAAGTAGGAAAACCTGTTGTATCAGCCACACTAATTGATGTTTCACCAGCACCACATTCAGCAGTTAATGTTGTATGTATAGCTTTTGTTTCAGTAAACATATTACGCACTAATGTGTCGGTAGACCTGCCTTCTACATTTAAAAGCGTTTCGGTTAAATGGTTGTCAATTAAATTTTGCGCTGATGTTTCATTAAAAAGAAAATTTCCATAACCGTCCTGGGTGATAATTAGATCTTCAAGTATATCTTCAACATATAGGCCTATAGGATAAAAATAATAACTTTTACAAATAATACTGTAATTATATAACGCATTTAACGCACTGCCTAATACTAACTGCCCTGTTTCATAATTACATTCGAATCCATCAGATTGCGGTGTTTCTATCAAAGTATCAGTATTTTTAATTACTATAGTTATCGGTGGTTTACTAGCTAAAGTATCGTGATTAAAATTAAAAATTACCGCCATGCTATCATTAGGTGCAGGCAGATATGTTGGTGTTAAAGTTTCATTAGTTACTTGTATTTTATCTGCTTCTTCGATCAAGTTTATATCTGTATCTTCTAACTTACAGATATAATCTAAACAAGTTAAAGTTATAGTATTTGATTTAAAAGCGTGAGATACATTGCGTTGCCTTACATAACCTGTAAAATTAGTAAATTCATCACTGCCTGTAGCGTAAAATCGTTCTATTAATTTTACTGAAGTACCTAATTTTATTTCTGATGTACCGCCGATAGAGTAGATGCCATTGTCATTGTTTAATGCTACTGTTAATTGCGCGATACCGAAATCAGCGGTAAAATCTTGAGAGTAAGTAATCACATGGTTATTCTTAACGCCATTGATCTGAATTTCAAAAGAGCGTGTAATAGACTTACGATCTATAAGATTCTGAGCTTTAGCTGAAAGTGATTTCGCCATAATTAATCTACTGCAAATTCATGCAATGTTAAATGTACTGTATATCTGATATTACTTCTAGAATCAAGTTCCCATTTCTCATCATATTTAGTAATATAACCTTCAATAACTTTTTCGGTATAACTAGAAGCGCCTGTAGTAATAGGTATTACTATTTGCACGCCTTGTTCATTATCTATATATCCTTGCAGTTGCGTTTTTACCGCCTCAGTTATTACTTGTTTAGGGAAAGTCAAAGTTATATCACCCCAGTTACTTGTAGTTTCGCTAGAGATTTTAGTTTCTGAACCATCGGCTAAAGTAAGAAATCCGATTGTACTTTCTTTTATACGAGTAAAAGGGTCAATGCCACCACGAGGGATTTGGGTATCTTTAACCCAATCGCCAGTCCCGGAACTTGCACCACTATCAAAAAAATTTACACTCCAATATTTTATTATTCCCATATAATATAGCCTCGCCAGCCTTTAGTTTTTAAAGATTCTTTATTGTGCCATTTTCTAATTGATATGTGCCACCAGTGTACATATGTGTCATCGAATTAGTTGTTGTGAATATTGAATTACTGGTAAGTGTTAAATTCGATATACCATTTATTGTCGCACTACTATCCAATAAAGTAAGATTTGTACCACACCATATAGGATTAACTGTTGGATATATTGGTATATATTGTGGTTTAACTTCAATTACCCATGGTATATACCAAGGACTAGGCACTTGACGCTCGACTATCTTTTCTTTAATTATTATCACCGAAACTTCTTTCGCTTTCGGATCGATATCTTGCCGTTCTTTAATACGGTCGATACGGCCTTCTTTTAAGTCGGCAATATCACGGTTTAGAATCTTTATTTCTTCGTCTAGAACTTTGCGTGCCGCTTCTTTTTTCTGAAGTTGTTCTAATGTTGTTTTTACTACTAATTTGATACGGTTTATTTCTTCGTTTTTCATCTCTTCCATCGCGAGCCTACTCGCTTCTTTTATCACTTCTTTGTTTTCCATTTTTACATCTCCCTTTTATTTAGGCTGGCGAAGCCTTTTTTATCACCTCATCAGGAACGTTGTAGATTATAGATTTTAGATCTTGTATTGCATGAATAAACGGATTAACCTGCACACTGCCGTCATTATAAAAATCTTTAGTTAAATTAGGTCTGTCTTCACGATCTTCAAAAACGAAAGTAACTCTGCGGCCTTCTCTTTGAGTTTCATTTAGTTTTAAACCGCGTGCTTTTAAAAATGCCGCAAGATAGAAGTCAGATACTGGATATACATTATTCTTTTTTTCACCATTTTTATTAATTATTTCCATTTTTTAAGTCTCCTTTTTAAGGTTGTTCTGCAGCTCTTTCTAACATATGTACTTTACGTTTAATCTGTATATCTTCGTAAAGAGTTTTCCAATAACCTCTGCTAAAGTTACTTTTACTATGACAACTTTGGCACAAGGCTATTAAATTTATTGGATGATTATTCCTTTTATTATAGTCGATATGATGTGAAATTAAATCTTTAAAACATTCTTTTTCAGGTATGCCGCAATTAGGATTTTGGCAAATATACTTATCACGTTTACGAATAAATTCTCTCAAATTATTATTAAAATCTAGACCATACGGTTCAAATGATGAACCATTATTCCAACCTGGGTGATCTTTGCCTGTTAATTGTGTAGGAACAAAAGGTAAATGATCTTTAAAAAAAATATTTCTACATTTATTACTACAAAAATAATTTTTGAATTTTTTTAAATGGCATTTTTTTCTTAAAAAAGTATGTTTACAACAAGCACAAATAACTTTAACTTTTGATACCTTATCCCGCCATTTACTAAAACAAACTCTATCACAAAATTGATGTTTTTGTCTTTTTACACAAGAAATATTTTTAAATAAAATCTTTTTACACTGTTTACAAAGTACTTTTATTTTAGTATAATTTGGACTATTTTCATTTTTATAAAAAGTATTGCAACATTTTATACTACAGAAATTATTCTTATTCTTTTTTATACGCTTAATTGTTCTATAAATTATTTTTTTACAACAAGTACATTTTATTTTTACCTCTTTATTTTTTTGTGATTTTATCAAAGGCTTTATTTTTTTTGTTGCTTTTTTATTTATATGAATTTTTGTAATATTCTTATAATTAGGATTATTTTTTCCAATAATAGATTTACCATAACATTTTTTATTACAAAAATGATGTTTATGTTTTTTAAAATCAGAAATTTTTCTAAATAATTGTTTACCACAGACATCACAACTAATTTTTATTTGTTTAGTTTGATATTTTGTTAAGCAATCCTTATCACAAAAATGATTTTTTTGTTTTTTAATTCGACTAGGTTTTCTAAAAATAACCTTTTTACAATATAAACATTTAACTTTAATTTTACAATATCTTGGATTATTTAATCCAAGATTAATTTTATAAAAAATACTTCTACATTTTAAATTACAAAAATTAAATTTATTTTTCTTTATGTGGCTTTTTTTTCTTAAAATATCTTTTTTACAATTTTTACAATGAACTAATACTTTTTTAGAAAACCTAGGGTGATTTTTACCTTTATAAAATTTACGCATACAAAGATTATTACAAAAATGATGTTTATAATTTTTTAATGACCAATTAGATGTAAATATTATTTTATTACAATAATTACAACAAACTTTTATTTTTTTCATATTAATTTTCATCCTATATACCCTCTACTTTTATCTGAAGCAAACTCTTCACTGGCACGACTCTCAGAAAAATAAGCGGACCGTTGAAAAATAAAACCCTCAAAACCTTTTCTTATATTTTCTAAATTCCTGTTTACAATCTGCAATTCGCGGTTACTCACGTTTAGTCTGGACGTAATTTCAATGGTTTGTTGTTTTATTTCAGGAGGTATGTCCTTTTTTTTCTTACCACTCTGTATCGCCCCCATTACGCCGCCCACTACGGCACCTATAGCCATACCCCATGGACCAAACATACTCCCCGCCATTGCTCCCGACATCGCTCCACCTAACGCACCAGTACCAGAACCTTGCCCTCTTTGCGCCATTACGCCTTGGTATCCTCCGTAAAGAGCTCCAGCAGCACCTAGAGCTTGTCCTCCTGCTCTACCAGCAGCCGCGAGATTTAATCTACTTCCCGCTGGTTTTACTGGTACCTGAGTAGAACCACCTGCTGCTTTCATTGGTGAAACGGTAGCTGTTTGTGCTCCTTTTTGACCTCCAAAAATACTACCTATATTCCCCATAAAACCAGTCATTGCACCAAATTGACCTGCACCTTGTGCCCCAACACCTGGTGATCCACCACTTTGTGCACTAGCCATACCATCGGTAATTCCTTTTACATGGGCGGCTATGATACTAGGCACTGCTGACTGAATGCCATTATAATGAGCTTTAGCAATTGGCGACATAAACGTACCCGCCATACTCGCAAATATCCCTGTTTTTTCTCCAAACATCTGCACTAAATTATTAGCGAAAGTAGTTCTAAAACTATCTGTAATTCCATTTAAAAATTCTTTTATATTACCAGTCCCAGTCATTAAATTTTTCGCGAAATCAGCGGTTTTAGATTGTAAATCGTCGGCTAAAGCTCTAATTTCTTCGGTCATCTTAACTTGCAAAGCATACTTCTCAGCTAGAATCTCGTTAGTAGACGCTAGAATTTGTTTTTCATGCTCGTGAATATCAACATTTTCGGCAAAAACATCATAAATATTTTTTGCTGTAGCTTCTTTTAAAGATAAAATTTCATTTATTATTTTTTGTTTCTTTGATTCATCTTCAATCCAAGACACACTTTCTTCTAAAGCGATATTCATCTTTTGTTGATTTAAATAAGAAAAAGACGCTCCCGCAGCCTCAGCAAGAGTTAGCTGTTGTTTTTTATCAAGTAAAGATAATTGGCTTTTTAATTCGTATGTATAAACAAATTCAGCCTTAACCATTTCTTTAACATTCTTTGCCATTTCTTTAACTTTTTCATTATTACCTGACCATAAATCTTTACTTTCTTTTAAGTTTGCCAACTGCTCTTTACCAAAACCGATACTCGCGCCTAATGGAGATTTACCAAACTCAGTACTTGATTCTAAACCTTTTGCTTTAAGTTCTGGGAACTCTCTCTCCATTGCAGGTTCACGCCGTAACTTACCTTGCTCTCGCACCATTTCACGATAATCATCAGCAGCATTGCCTGCATCAGTAGAAGCTTTTTCCATGTTTTTAGCAATATCTTTCCAGATGTTACTAAAAAATATTGTGGCAGGATGTGCTTTTCTCATACTTTCATTTAATTTTTCACCTAATCCATCAGCATTCTTTGTTAAATCAACAATACCTTCGTTAGTTTCTTTAAGCGCTTTTATCATTAACTCTAATGCTGAACCTTTAAATATATTAGACAGTAAGTATCTTTTTTGTGGATCAGATAAATCTTTTATATGATATCTAATCTTATTCAATACTTTTTCTACGGTAATCATTTCTCCGGGCTGAAAGGTAATACCAAATACTTCTGACAACTTACCTGTATTCACTGTCAAACCTACAAGCGTCTCCATTAGCGCCATACCCGCGCGCCTACCGCCTAACATTTGTGCGTCAGCAAAAATAAGCATACCAGCAAGAAACTCGAAACTCTCTGCTGCTTCAGACCCTATAGGCGCAATAAACCCCATTATATTCTGGTATTCAGACAAAGAGATATGCGCTTTCGTAAATACAGTGGCAAGTATATCTGTTATGCGTGTTAATTTAGCGCTTTCAGTGCCTGCTGATCTTACTTTATTACCAAACAATTCATAAGTCTCAATTAAAGCCTGTGCGACGACATTCTCTTTCTCACCGGTAATAACCATCAGATTACGTACATTCGGTAATGCCGCTAATGAAGTACTAAGTTTCGCACCTTCATAAGTGAGTATTTTATATGCATTGGCTAATTGTACTACAGACACAGAAGAATTTTTAGAAAAATTAAATATCGCCTTCCGCATTTGATCATAATCTTTAGTAAATATAGCAGCAGTCTCTTGATTAACGATTCTTGATTGAAGAATAACTTCATTTACCTTACCGACTATAGTAAATACTTCACCAAAACTATTTAATACTATATTCAACGCGCCGTAAATTACCTTCCAGCCTACGGCCCAGAGCATCAACCTGCCTAAATCTATGCCATGAAAAAAACCTTTCTGTGCTTTTGCTAATTTAGCGTACTGCGTAGTCAACTTTTCTTTTTGCGCGAGAGCATCGCCGGTTAATGTAATACCGTCAGCTTCTACCTTTAAATAAGCATTTAGTTCTGAAGTAACGCTATTTAAAGTAGTGCCCATAATCTTGTTCTTTTCAGAATAATACGCGGTAGTTTTAGCAAGATTTTCAACCTGTTGGTTAGCCTTCATGAACTCTTCGGCTTTCGGAGTATCTTGCTTTTGCGTTAATTGTGATTGGATTGCTTTTTGGCGTAAAGACTCTATTTCTTTTAATCGCGCGGCACCTTTTTCGTCTAATTTAATGTTTTGTGCAGTAGCTTTATAGTAAATATTTCTTTCAGCAGTTAATTTAGCAAGAGTATTACCCTCTTCTTGCGCTACTTTCGTATAGAAAGCGGTAGAAATAGCCAGTTTCTTATTAGCTTCATCAGCTTTGTACGTAGAAGTTATTTCTTTATCAATAGCTTTAGCGACATCAGCGGCAAATTTTACGTTATTCGCGTCGATAAGTTTCGAAGATTTAGCGGCAGTATTAAGTGCTTGTCTCTCTTTAGTAAGTTCTTTTAGCGACCGTACAGTATCATCAATACCACCAACATCAGGAACTTTTATCTGAGCAATTTCAGAAATAAGCTGCTGTTTGGCTTTCTTTATCGATTCAAGGCTAATGCCTACTGTAAGTAATATATCTTCGTTTGCCATGGTTTTTTTTCAATTAATCAACAGATGAAGAACAAGAGACTCGATTCTCAAATTTTTTATATAAAATTGTTGCCTCTTGTCTTCACCTATTTAAATTAGAATTAATTTAAATTCTTTTAAATTATATCCGTATAATACTCGTAAAACCCTTTAATATCTAAAAACTCGCCCTTCATCCAATCAGGCCCGGCCTTTTCGCCAAAAGGCCGCATAGACATATCATGTTCTGGCGCTTTATAACTTCGAGCCCAATCGCACCATTTATTAAATAAAGACGGCGTATACTTAACATAATCATAAGGTTCGCTGATATTATCATAATAAGATAACGTTTCTTCTATTGAATCTAAGTACATTCTAAACTGCGCGATACCAAAAAAATCTACAGGCAGTTCATATACCTCTAGCTCACTATAACAGGGGAGTCTATTGAGCTTTTTGGCGACACCCCAACTTCCAAAAAACCTGGATCTTTAGACGCTATTTCTCTGATTCTTTTCTGCGTTTCGAATTTACGAAATTCGGTCATTTCATCAATCAACTGTTCAATAACAGTTTTATCTAAAACCTTGTTTATATCGTCTATAGACCCAAAAATCGGCTTTCGAGTTTCAGCGTCATGGCACATATAAACCAGACTCGCGTAATTCAATATTCGTACTGAATTTAACAACGCCTGCGCTTCTAGCGACATATCAAGAAAAAGTTTTATTACTTCTTCTTTCGGTTTTTTCGTTAATTCTTCTTTCCTGGTATTTTTGAACTTAGCGGTTTCTTCTTCGATAATTTTAGTTTTTTCTTCTTCTGTCTTTCCTTCTAAACTAGGGTATAAATCTATGATCTCATTATATTGCGCGAGTTCAAAAGCGATTAAACTATCAATTATATCTTCTGGTTTATATCGTTCAGTAGCGAGAGCAAGCTGGTGAGTTTTCTCTTCCTGCTCTCGCAACTTTACGCGTTCTTTTTCAATATACACACTATAAGAATCAAGTGCGTCGATACGTTGGCCTTGTGTCATTTTCACTAGCAACACATCGATATAGTTGCCTTCATTATCTTCAATGTGTATAGTTTTTTCTTTTTTGTACAACGAATAAATATCAACCTTTTTCTTTTCAATCAATTTGGTGTCTGCCATTCGATCCTCCTAAAAAACCAATTTAATACTTAGTTGTAAACATACCTGAACCTGTTAAGGTTGGGTACACACCTAATGTTTTGTCATACAGATAATTCACATACGCCGCATTTGGACCTTTGTTTAACAAACCACTGACTAATGAAGCTTGCGGAATTACAACCGATTTATCCACGGTAACCATCGCCGCTGTAATTGTTAAATCTTCAGTATCGAACGTAGAAATATGCGTACCTGTACGATTGTCTCTAATCGCTACTACGCGCAGAGCATATACCGTTTCATCAGGCACTTGTACCGGCACATACGCTAACGTGCCTGTGTAACCTGACGCGCCGGAAGTTAAATGAATCTTCTGGCCGATAATCGGCTGCGTGAACTCTTTCGCTACTTCGGCGTTGCCGGCGAAAGAACGCGTGCCTTTAGCCGCTGGATCGCCTTGCGATAAACCAGGCACGGGTATCCAGTTTTTATAAAACACTGAACGTGTGTACTGAGTGTTCGCCGCATTGATACGGTTCGCCCAAACAGAAGTTTGCACAACGTTGTTCCAGTTATACTGTTTAGCTGTGGTATCATCTGGATCATCTTGCTGTAAAGCGTCAAGCATGATGTTGTTTTGTGTTTTATCATACACCGCAAGGGTTAATGTAGAGTTGTTCACATTGACATCAAGAATAGGAGCATCTTGGCCATAGATATGCACAACATCTTGCGTAGCATCGAGCGCACCTGTTAATTCATTGGCACAATCGATCCAATAACCTTCGACAAAACAAATTTCCTTTTTTCTTTTGACCAAATCTGAACTTAGGACTGGCATCTTGTCTCACCTCCTTATTTTTGTTTCTTTTGTTTATAAAATATTAACCTGTTTTAATCGATCTTGTATAACCAATCGAAAATTCTATCAAGAACCTATATCGATCGGAAACATGCACACCCGTCGGTGGCAAATTTCTACTTCTTACATTTAATATTTCTGCGTCTGTTGCCGCAGTAACAAAATTTGCCGCAACTGGCGGATCAGATACTGAATAGATATTAATATATTCTGTTTCTTCAAGTAATGTTACTAAATCATTACATAGATTATCTCTTTGGCGTTGGTTAGATTCATATGATTGCTCGCCTCCGCAAAAGCCATACAAATTAAAAGAATATATTTTTTCATCATATTGTTCTCTGAATGTAGTTGTTTTTTTTACATCAATAGGTTGTTGAACTAATGCTATGGTAGGTAATATTAGTTCAGTTAATGATGGTGGAAAACCCAATACGATGTCTAACTGTGGATCGTTAAAATGTTGTTTTAAGGTTTGAGTAAGAGAACTCTTTGTATATGTTTCAGTGTTTAGGAAATAATAAAGACTTTGGACAACATCCGTTAAATAGTTACTTACTATTACCGTCATAGTTGCACCCTTTTAATCGCTTCTCTTGTTTGGCGTAATAGAGTTTCTCTATATTTTTGTCCACCTAACTGATACATAGAAAATGGCTGGCCACGTGGTATCCAGGGTATATGCTTCATAACCGCTTCAACTTTACGCGGTAAACCATGTGTATCTTCATTCGGACCGAAAAGTGTTAAATTACCGCCATCTCTTGCTGTTACTACGAATGGGTCTGAACCGCCATATTCCCACATTTCAAGCATATGCGACCATGCTTCGCCTGCGTCTGAATCAGTAGAACTGCGCAATTCGCTAGTACCTGCTTTTTTACTGCCATGAAACCATGAAAATTTAAGTACTGGATTTATTTTTTTAGTATCTCCTAAATTAACTGATATTACATCATTCATCTCTTGCACTACAAACTGTTCACTTTCTATCGCATTGCGTAAAGTATTATGAATATCTTGAAAAAAATCCCAAGGCGACCCAGGCCAAGAAATTAGGTTCGCTTCTTCTTCTGCCGTAGGCGCGAATTGTATTACCGCGTCTTTAATTCTAGGCACCTGCTCTTCGAGCATAGCCTGAATTGACATAGATAATTTAGTTGAGATATTATCTAATCGCGCCTTACCAGCAGTACTTAGTTTTGCGTCTTTAATTATTAGCCGCGCCATTTTTTTCTTTCCTTACTAAATCTTGTTCAAATGCGGAGATATCACCACCTGATTTCATTGTGATTAATAAAACACCTACATTAAAACTTGCCTGTGAAACATCATTATGCACTCTAGATTTTACTTTCTCAAGTAACGCCTTTTCTTGTGGTGTCACCTGCCGTGCCAATGCGTCTATGTAATCTAATAACGAGCGTTTAGTCGCTGCCATTATACTGCGTACACCTTCTGACCATATATCGTTCATTTTTATATATCTCCTTTACTCTAAACGGGATGCATGAATTACAATCTCATTGCTATTTTCGCAGTCAATAACGCGATCTACCCTAAATTTAATGGAATCACAAGAAATTTGGACATCTTTTTTTTGTGCGGTAGTGCGGTTATCTCGGCTGCAAGTTATTACAATATTACTTAATTTATAAAAACCGCCTTCTGAACTGTTTTTTGATGAATATGGGGTCCATAGCACAGAACCCGAGAAAAAAGTATCTGTCTCTACCCATGTCTGCTTTCTGTAAGCATCATATCCAGAAAAATAACTAGCACCAGTTGTCAAAGAAATAAATTTCAAGCCATAAACTTCGTTTTCATCTTCCCGAACAGTTTTAAGTATTGATTTTTGATATTGATTTAGCGGCATATTTTAATTTGTTGTCTCGATAGTCGTAATCCCTATCCCTTCAGTACCATCACTAGAATTTGACCGTCCTTTTAGCTCAACTCCTGATTCGTCTAATTCTGCTTCCACTAATGTCCTGGTCCTAGAAGTAAACGCATTATCTATCTTGTCCTGAATTCGTTCAGCTTGTTTTATTAAATATTCGGTTATCCTAGTTAAATTAGTACTTCCTGCTGGATTACTATGAGTATACGCAGTGCGTGCCGACTTTTGAATTTCGCCATTCGTAAGGCAAAGCGCGGCATAAAGTACGATAAGGCGCTGGTCGTCTTTACTAGGTTCAGGGGAGATGTATGCGAGATCTTCACTGCCGATTACAGTGTATTGTTGATCGGGAGAATTTAATGAAAATTCTGAAATTCCGTCGTTAATTCCCGAGAAAAGTTGGCTTGGAGTATAATATAAATTCGAACTATCAGTATCGCCCATTTCGCGGGCCAACTGGGGAATTAATGAAATTTCGGTAATAGCCATATTCACCTCCTAATAAACATAGTTCTACACATAAAAAACAGGCTAAATTGCATGAAGATACAATTTTAGCCCGCTAGCTTTGTGTAAGAGTAGGACAATTCTATTTAAACAAATCTTTGGTTGATAAAAGTATATCATATAAATAAGGAAAAATCAACTATCTAACATATTAGAATTTAATAACCTTGTTTGTTCGGTCGCTGATAATAACCTTGTTTGTTCGGTCGCTGATTTTAATCGCACTAAATAAACCGCACTAGGAGAAACAGATGGACTTATACTTGGCGATACACTAGGTGATAAACTCGGGCTTATACTAATACTAGGTGATATCGAAGGCGATGCACTTGGTGATATGCTAGGTGATACTGATGGTGATAAGCTTGGACTTATGGATATACTAGGTGAAATGCTAGGCGATATGCTAGGCGAAATGGATGGCGATGCGCTAGGCGAAATGCTAGGTGAAAGTGACGGTGAAAGTGACTGACTTATACTTGGCGAAATGCTAGGTGATATTGATGGCGATTTACTTGGCGAAATACTCGGAGATATTGATGGTGATAAACTTGGGCTTATGGATATACTTGGTGATGCTGAAGGACTTATACTAGGTGAAATGCTTGGCGAAATTGATGGTGATAAGCTTGGACTTATGGATATACTAGGTGAAATCGATGGGCTTATGCTAGGCGAAATACTCGGTGAAATCGATGGTGATGTGCTAGGTGAAATACTTGGGCTTATAGATATACTAGGTGAAATCGATGGACTTATACTCGGTGAAATGCTTGGCGATACCGACGGCGACGCGCTAGGTGAAATACTTGGTGATATTGATGGCGATAAGCTCGGACTTATGGATATACTAGGCGATACGCTTGGCGATATGCTTGGTGAAATTGAAGGTGATGCGCTAGGCGATATTGATGGTGATAAACTAGAGCTTATGCTAATACTAGGTGATATTGATGGCGACACACTCGGTGATATGCTTGGCGATAAACTTGGACTAATTGAAGGCGATAAACTTAGTGATCCAATTGGTACTGAAGGTGACGCGCTAGGCGAAATGCTTGGCGATATGGATGGCGACAAGCTTGGACTTATGGATATACTAGGCGATATCGAAGGTGACGCGCTAGGCGAAATGCTCGGACTTACTGACGGCGACGCACTTGGCGAAATACTTGGTGATACCGATGGTGATAAGCTTGGGCTTATGGATATACTAGGTGAAATCGATGGGCTTATGCTAGGTGAAATGCTTGGTGATATTGACGGCGATGCACTTGGCGATAAGCTCGGACTTATAGATATACTTGGTGATGCCGAAGGGCTTAAGCTCGGTGAAATACTCGGTGATACTGAAGGCGACAAACTCGGACTTATACTGATACTCGGACTTATCGAAGGCGATACACTTGGTGATATACTTGGACTTACTGAGGGCGACGCACTTGGTGAAATACTTGGTGATGCCGAAGGCGACAAACTTGGACTTATACTGATACTCGGACTTATCGAAGGCGATACACTTGGTGATATACTTGGACTTACTGAGGGCGACGCACTTGGTGAAATACTTGGTGATGCCGAAGGCGACAAACTTGGACTTATACTGATACTAGGACTTATTGAAGGCGAAATACTAGGTGATATCGACGGCGACGCGCTTGGTGAAATACTTGGTGATGCCGAAGGCGACAAACTTGGACTTATACTGATACTTGGACTTATCGAAGGTGAAATACTAGGTGATATCGACGGTGACGCGCTTGGCGAAATACTCAGTGATGCTGATGGCGACAAACTTGGACTTATACTAATACTTGGCGAAATTGATGGCGACGCACTTGGACTTATACTAATACTAGGTGATACTGATGGCGACAAACTTGGACTTATACTAATACTAGGTGATACTGATGGCGACAAACTTGGACTTATACTAATACTCGGCGAAATTGACGGTGATAAACTTGGGCTTTCAGATGCTGAACCCCCGCTTGGGGTGTAGGTGGCGTGGACTGATAATTCATAACCATTTATTTGGGTAGTACTAGGACAAGGGTTAGGAGGTGAAGTATAATTCCCCGCAGTACTTGCCGTATATCTACAATGGGATGCAGGACTTCCTGAATAATCTGCCGAAATACTGTTGTTATTAGTATCAGTTACTAACATCAACCAATAATCACCAGCAGAAAGAGAAATAGGAGATGCGAATGTTAAAGCGTACCATCCTTTAGTGGTATCAGGTAAATTCAGAATATCTGTAACTCCTTTTAAATTATTAGGAGTTCCTGCATTATCATCATATATAATTCCCTTAACATTACCCGCTCCTACCGTCATTCCACCGTAATAATGAATTGCTGATACACTTCCATCTACTGATAAATTATAAATACTTCCTGCAATACGATTTGCGCTCCAACCATCGCTACCACTACCTTGACTTGTTCTGCCAAACTCGTCATTAAATCGTAATGGATATTGTGTATCATAATTAAATATAGATTGTGGAATATTAATTATATAAATACCATCTATTATTTGAAGATTAATTTGACACAACAATTTATTATTAGAATCTAATACTTTTACACCATAAAACTGACCAAATTTATTTGTTTTACCTTCTTTTCTTATCTTACTATAAATAGCATAACTACCCTGTACTTTTAAAGGACGTACTTGCGCATGGTCAACAACATCTAAATTTTTTACCCAAATTTCACCGTCTTGTATGAATTCTTCTACATTTACCCAAGGTTCTTGATAAAAGAAATCAAAATTCCCCCACCCCTCTAACTGAAACTGCCACTGATAATATTCAACTCCGTCGATGGTAACTAACTTGTCAGCAGATGGTTTTTCTTTTAGTATTAACCCGAACTTATAGGTGTTCTCGTCGAACTTCTGATAATAAAAGTTTTCGGCGTTGGTTAAATCTTTGCTCTTTAGTTTGTCTACATCAAGGATTGGCTCGCCTGGAATAGAAGAGCAGTCAATAGTAAGACTTTCTTCTTTGTTCCACTTTGTAAATTTAATTTTATTCTTAAACTTCGTAGAGTCTACTTCATCGCCAATAATAACTTCATCTTCGCCGAGCTTATCCCGATATAATTGTTTGTCTGTATCTTTGGTTATTGCCATTTATATTTCCTTTGTCAATTCAATAAAAATATTTTTATTATTTCCCCATCCAGGCACTCCATTATCACTTTCAGTCCAATTTATCAATAAATGCTGATTTCTATATTGATCTTTTCTCCACCTAGCACCAGAAAGATTTTTACCATGCCGAATATCTATATTAGGCACTAAAGATTTCCAACCTTCAGCTTTATAAATATTATTCCATTTAATTCTGTTATGCGTCATCGGTTCATAACCTATTCTGTTACTGTAACCTTCTTTTTCTACTAAATTTACCCTTTCTTTATAATGTTTTATTAAAATATCGCGATACGCGCATAAACCTGATGTTTGTTTACAGTCATAATGCATGGCATGTCCGTCGCTTATCCTTAAAAACCAGATATTTTCATTATAATAAATAATATCTTTTCTAAAAGGCATAAAATCAAAATGTTCTTTTGAATATAAAACATCATGCTCAACTAGGAATACAACTTCTGATTTTATCTTCTCAAGACCTGCCAAAATTTGTTTAAACATAGTCAATGCACTTCTTTTTTCATTCAACACTATATTCTCTCCAAAATTTATCGGTTGCAAAGATACAGATACTAACTGATTGCCATTACAGCAAACTTTTAATTGATTTTGGCAAGCGGATAAAATTTTTTCTTCACAATTGTTGTCGGTGTAATAAACTAGCCCTTTTATAGAAGTAGAAATATTTACTGCAAAAGAAGGCATTTCGTTAGGCATAATAATTTCTTTATTATAATTCATATCAATTTGATCTTGAAGAACAGATTTAAAAGGCAAATCTATCTTTCTAATCACATCTAAATCTTCTTGATTCCACCCTGGTATCGGCCAGAATTTTTCAATTAACCACGATAAAGGTTTTACTTGCTTTTCCCATTTATTATTAAAAAATAAATCTTTTGCTGATTTTTTAGCATGTACTACTTGTTTACCAGATAAAACATATGGAAAACCAAAATCCTGTCCTTGCGTTCTAAACATATGAGCATAAAATGTTTTATGATTAACTATTACTCTTCCCCCAGAAAGCCATGTACGACATGCCACTTCAATCCCTTGAGACCCCCAGCTACCGAATTCTTCACTGCATAATCCCAATTCAAAATATTTATTGCGGGTACACATAAAACAAGAGCCTTGTAAAGACATTGTCTCGGTCAGGTCTCCTTTAGATTCCGGTCTATTTTTAAATTCATTGAAATACTGGAAATGGGGTTCTGGATCAAAACAATAAGAAGTGCTCTGTGGATTATTCTTTGCAATCCAGACTACATCCATTTTCGTTTCTTTACCACATTCTTTGCATACACCGCTAGGCCCTTGATATCTTCTATGTCCATCAGCACAAACCCAATCGAAAGCGTGCAGATTACGCATAATTGGCACCATTGTAAAATCATCTTGCATATCGGCCAGCATCTGCACATCAAAGCCTTTAGCAAAAGCACAGTGCGCATCGCATTTCAGTAAATATTTAGCTCGTGATATTTTAGCCGCAACATTAGTCGCTGCACGTTGGCCGATAGATTCGGTATAATGCACGAGCGTCACTCTTTTATGGTCTTTAATTTCAGGTTTTGGCCAATAACCATCGCATACAGCGATCACTTCAGTATCGCCTTGAATATTTTCAAGGATATTTTCTATAGTTTTAGCCAAGAAAATCTCGTTTCGTGCTGGAATTAAGATACTCAAATCCATAATTTTGGATACCTTTCTTTATTTTCTAATAACCATTTTGGACCATCAGGCATTTCAATCGATAACTTTACATTTCTACCTTGCCAATTTGGCGGACGACCTGGTCTCCAGCCACCATAAGGATCTATTAAGTCTTTTCTATTCATTTCAATGTTATCTTTAAACGCATCTGTATTCAATTCTTGATGTGCGACCGATTCAATTTTGTATTTAATCTGTTCTACATTTCCCATAGTTGAAAAATGCCAGCCACCAACCACGATAGTCTGATACATCGCTCTATGGTTTCTTGTATGGTTCATAGTTTTTATATTCTTCTTCTTTATAGCGATAGTACCTTTCCAATTCTTTATGCCTGCATAACAGTTAAGGTAATAATAATAAATCTTTTGTTTAAATGCACCTTCCGTACCTTTTTTATATTGTGTTAAATCAGGTATTTCATCAGCATCAGATAATAAAATTATATCGTCTTGATCTAAATCTTTTATGCCATTCATTAAAAACTCTCTATCACGATGCTCTAACCGCCAAGCGTTATTGTTTAATGTGCCAGGTATAGATTTCATATCTGTTTCAGGTGGCGGACAGATTAAATGCATGATATTAAAATTTTTAAACCTTTCTTTATTTTCCGCAAAGAACAATGGTTTTTGGTTACCGCTATGAGTAACATTGCATTCTGTTAAAACAAATCTATCGACATAAGGCGCTAAACTATTTAATCTAATTTCTAAAACATCCAACTCATTGAAAAATGGAAAACAATCCACAATCATTCTTCTAAATCAGGCATAGTGCTAACAGGTATCCCCAAATCTTTTGCTTTATACCATTTTAGCTTTTCGTTCATCGCTTTTGCCATTGCTACCGCCACACGGCATTTTAGTTTTATCTCTTCATCATTGGTTTTATGGTAAATATCTCTTAAAAATTGGCAAATAGAATGATGCCCTTCGTAATCTTTAATATCCATAATTTTTTCAGAAACAGGCTCACGGTTTTTATAAGGCATGGCGATTACTTAAGACAGTTGTAAAAGGTTTAGCAAATGTATAATCACGGCGGTATCTATATAAAGAAAACGCGCCTTTATAACGATAAAACCTATCTACATCTTGTTCAGTATCGTGAACAATAACGTAATCAGCAAAATCTTTAAGCCTGGCTATATCATACCTTCTACGGCCACAAGGTGCATGATCGATAAATGCGATACTCCAAGGTTTTTCGATAGCTATTTTAGCCCAATCTTCAACAAAACTTAATTCATGCCAATCACTCGCTAAACTCATAAAAGCATCGACATATTCTTTAGAACTGTCATAAGATACTAACTTTCTTCCTCGGCAAAGTTCATGCAATACAGGCGTACTGCCTATTCCAATCCCCATCTCAAGAACATCGCCGTTGGTCCTTCTTACTATATCAATAAGAACAGACATGTGTGTGATAGGTAATGGCTGTATTTTAAGATGCATTTCTGCCTTTATATAACTTCATCATATTAGAAGCGTAGCCCCAAGGTTCTAAATAATCTTTTCTAACCGCGCCGTGCGCTTTATTTTTGCCTAAATTAGCATAACCAAAAGCGTCTTCATGTGAAAACACAATACTTGGTTCAGGCGAATCAAACCGTTCTGTTTTTCTTTCAGTAACGCCTAACCTATTCTCTCGCCTGCCTGGGTCTTTCCAACAGCTTAAATCGATTTTACTTTCGTCGGGATATTTATTAAACCTTTCTTCTAATGCATCAACAAGATAGTTTCTAGATGCTATTAATTGATTAACCACAAGATTGCCTAAATAAGAATAGATCGGCGGTGAAGTCCAAGTATAAAGGCCCCATTTATTGTAGTTATAAGCAAATACTTCTTTAGACGTAGGCCTGAAAGTGAAATGCCCAGGCGTATAAAAAATATCATCTTCAGCTAAAGCCACATATTCAGTCTCAGCGGCTTTCGCGCCGATTAATATCTGGCGGTATATATTCAAATGCGACCTGCCTATATCGCCAACACAAATATTTCTGCCGAAATCCATCGGTTTTTGCGATACGCTTATTAATGGCATATCGCCAATACACCACAACAAATTCTTTCTTACGTTTTCAGCGAAAAAATCTGTGATATAGTTTGAAGTATAAAAAATCACGCTCAAATCTTGCATGGCTGCGGCACCTGCTCTCTGCTTAAATTATGAAACAAACCGCCTGGATTTTCATCACCTAAACTATGAAACCTGCCGATTGGATATACATAAATATCAGGCCCGCCTGCGGCAGGTTTACTTTCTTTTCTTTCAACTCTATTCTGCCACCTGATATTAAAATTTCTTTCTTCTGACATATACTTGCCGCCAACATGAAATTCATTTTCGCAGTATTTTGGGTTATAACCGCCTAACTCAAAAAAAACCGTTCTGCGTATCGCGTAAGTGTTGCCATGCACACCTGCTTGATATCCTCTGCGTTTATATTTAGGACTAACACCAAAGACATCTAATTTTGCTTTATCACTTAAGATATTTCCTCTTCTATCAAATATGCCAAACTTTCTTCGAAACACCATTTTATCAAACCTAAAATTACGTACCGCTTCTATCGCTTCTCTGGTTATAATATGATCGATATCGGTAAATAATAAGAACTCACCTTTCGCTATCGCGGCGCCTTTATTTCTGGCTAAACCTTGCGTCCATGCGCGTTTCTCTTCTATGCGGTAAATATTAAAATTTTTAGTCCAAGTATTATATGTAATCGGCGGATTACTGCCGTCATCCATAAATATTATCTCTACATCATCAGGCAATCGCATATGTTTAAAATGCCTGATCTGGCGTATCACAACCTTATGGCTGTTGTAAATAGCGGCCACAATTGAGACTTTCAAAATTTCACCCAAAACCAAGAAGGTACCCCCTCAATCCTGCGCCCTTCTTCTCTTGTGATATACCATAAGTTTATGCCATGTACACGTGTATACGCATCTACCGCAGGTATAACGCCGTATTGATAGACCTTGTAATAATCATGGCCGGCAACAATGCCGCCAACTCTGACTTTCGGCACCCAAGCTATGATATCTTGTATTACACTGTCAAAATCATGCATTGCATCTATATACACAAAATCCAATGAATTATTAGGTATCTTTTTGGCTGCTTCAACGCTATATTCACGTACAAACTCTACTCTGTCTTTAAATTTATTAATACGTTGTAAAGCATACTGATAACAAGCTTCTATATCTGAATCTTTATGGTGCCCATATGCTTTCCAAGGGTCTACTAATTTTAATTTTAAATTTGAATTGCATTGTAATAATATTTCCGAGTATTTACCTTTATCTACGCCTACTTCAGCGCCGTTTTTATAGCCTAATTCACTAAACAATTCAGCTAACTGCAATCGCGTCCCTACCCAGCCTTGGTATGGTACAACATCGTTGTAATGCACATGAAACTTTGCCCAAATCGCTTTGTTAATTGCATCCATTTAATTTAAAACCATCCTTTCCATCTTTATCGAATATTCTGAAGTTAGCCACTAATTCTATATGATCTTTATAATATTGAATAATTTCTTCTTCCCAATTATTAGACCAGCCAGGCATCGGCATGAATTTATCTATCAGCCATTTTATATCTCTAATTCTTTTTGGCCATTGATTCGTCATCCAACACCAAGAAGAAAACTTTTCTGTATCTTTCTTCTGATTTATACTAAAGCCATATTGGCTGCCTTTATTCTTATGCCAATGCGCGTACCACGTATTTTTATTGACTACGCACCTGCCGCCAGAAAGCCATGTCTTGAATACCATCTCTTGCGGTTCTTGGTAAAAGCTACTGTGTACTTCATCTTGCCCATCTATATTTAAAAAATGCTGTTTATGCATAAACCAACAAGAGCCTTGGATAGATATTACATCATCAATTAAGATATCTTTACGCGCTATTTCTTTCTCATAATAGCTATTAAACCCCATATTGTTGCCAGTCCATTTACGGCCATGAATGCCTGAACCATAAATATCATCGTTGCCGTAAGGAAAGGTAATAAAATCATAGCATACAGGCAGGCGTTTCTCGGTTTTAGGCAGCCATTTCTCTACATCTAAACTATACCGTGGCGGTACAGCTAACCAATTCTCTTCACAATCTTTTTTTAATATAGTATCAAATCCTTTAGCAAACAGGCAATGCGCGTCGCATTTCATTATGTACTTGCCTTTTGCGATTTGAACAGCAGAATTTACGCCGTTCTGCATGCCTTTGGCTTCGCTGCGATGTATGATTATTACCCGCTTATCATCTTTTAAAGGCGGCTCTGGCCAATAGCCGTCAAGTATGACGATGACCTCTAGCTCGCCTTCGGCTGAAATCAAAAGTGAGTCGATTGTCTTTTGTAAATAAGGCTCGTTTCTAGCTGGTAAAATCGCACTTAACATTCAATTTTAGACATAAAAAAAGGCTAAATTATGGTTTATATAATTTAGCCCGCTAGCTTTGTTTAAGAGTAGGACTACACTTTCAGATATAGTTCCACATAGTTATAATTACAACTTTAGATATTAAAAGTATACCATATAAAAAGGAAAGTATCAAGGCACTTTTAAAAGTTTAATATCATTTTCGACCATTTCTTTTACTAATTCTTTAAAACTAACTGTAGGTTGCCACCCTAAAACTGTTTTAGCTTTAGTGTAGTCTCCTTGAAGCAAGTTCACCTCTGCTGGACGCATGAATTTCTGATCTATTTCAACATACGGCGTCCAATCAGTGATACCAATAACGCTAAATGCTTCAGTTAAAAATTCTCGTATTGAGTGTGTTTCACCTGAACAAAGTACGAAATCATCTGGTTCATTATGTTGCATAATAAGGTACATGCCTTTTACGATATCTTTTGCGTGAGACCAGTCGCGCTGGGAGGAAAGGTTCCCGAGAGTGATGCGTTGCGTGCGATCGTAGTGTATTTTAGCTACGCCTTGAGATATCTTACGGGTGACGAATTCTACGCCTCTACGTGCTGATTCTGTGTTAAAATTTATAGCATTGGAACAAAACATGTTGTAGCTGAATCTATAAGTGCGCATCATATAATACGCCGCAGTTTTAGCTACTGCATAAGGGGACACTGGATTAAAAGGAGTTTTTTCTGTCTGCGGCACCTCTAAAACATTTCCAAATTGCTCACTAGATGAACATTGTAATAATTTTATTTTTTTATCAGCTTTTCTAATTATTTCTAATAACTTTAAACAACCATTTAAATTAATATCTGTTGTCAAAATAGGTTGCATCCAAGAAACATGTACATGGCTTTGGGCAGCAGTATTATATACCTCATCAGGTAGGCATAAATTTATGGCTTCTAATAATGATGTCTCATCTGTTAAGTCTCCATGTATAATAGATATTTTATTTATTAAATGTTTAATATTAATTAAATTTTCGTTACTTTGTCTACGCATAATTCCAAAAACTCTATATTCTTTCTCTAATAATAATTCAGCAAGATAAGAAGCTACTTGCCCATTAATTCCAGTAATTAAAGCCGTCTTCATATTTTTTCTCCATTATAAAATATATCTAATATCTTTAACAAATGTACTTTTCTTCCAATTTGTATATCTTCATAATACTTTTTCCAATATCTACGATTAAAATTAGTTTTTGTATGGCAACTAACACATAATGTAATAAGATTAATTGGATCGTTATTCTTACGGTTATAATCTATATGATGAATTGATAATTTATGAATACATTCTTTTTCTGGCACACCACAATCAATATTCTGACATTGGTGTTTATCTCTAAATCTAATATCTTCTTTTATATGACGAAATTCTGCAGGATATTTGTTCTTTTTGCCTAAATAAAGGTAATGATTCTCATTAACATAATATTTAGAGTAACATTTTTTACTACAAAAATATTTTTTATATTTACTCTTTTTGAATCTTCGTTGTCTAACATAAATTTCTTTTTTACAATAAGAACATTCTAAATATCTACCATTATTTTTAGATTTATTGTTACATTCTGGACTGCAAAAACATTGTTTATATTTTTTAAATCTGCCTATTGGTACATAGAATTTTTTACTACATGTAGGGCATTTAATATATCTACCTGCTCTTTTATGTTTCATTTTAACTGATTGCCATCTATAGTTACACTTCCTTGAACAAAAATTATGCTTATTATTCGCAATATGAGATTTTTTTCTTTTAAATTTTTTATGACAAAAAGCACATTCAATAGTTTTTCTTAATTTTAAATTTTTCTTCCTAACAAATTGAAATTGACATTCTTTATTACAAAATAAATGATTATGATTTTTTAAATGATATAATGACCTCGCAATTATTTTTTTACAATTAGGGCATTTTGATTTTTTTGTTTTAGTTAAATGTACAAATTTACCAAAACACTTCATATTGCAAAAACTATTAATATAATTTTTAATACGCCAAGGAACACGTAATAAAGTTTTATTGCAAAAACAACATTTAACTTTTTTACTTGTTTTTTGAAATTCAATATAACATTTAACACCACAAAAATGAGTCTTACTTCTTTTAAAAGAAGAAATAGATTTATATATAATTTTCTTACATTGATTACATATAGTTTTTACTTTCATAAATATTAAAAATTCATCTCCAAGTTATCGGTACCTTCTCATTAATTAAAGATAACTTATCCTTAGACCATTCTTGCGGTCCTAAAACTACACTCCAATCACACATAGCTTTTATACCTTGTTCTAAAGAATAGGTTTCTTTATACCCTAACAACTCAACTGATTTATCAAACGTTCCCCAAGCATATTTTACTTCCCCATGCCTTGCAGGCAAGTAAGTAATTTCCCCTTTGTAGTTAGGAAAATTAGACAATATAATTTTAGCAACTTCATTGATAGTCTTTGGCAATAGACCACCTATATTAATAATTTGACCATTAGTTGATTTGTCTAAACATTTTATATAACAATCAAGGCTATTTTTAATATAGGAGAACGAACGGACTTGTTCACCATCACCATAAATTATTATATCCTCGTTTCTTAAAATATGATTTATGGTTATGCCAATAAAATTTCTGAATCGATCTTGTAAACTCTGTCTTTCACCAAAAACGTTTCTAGGCACGATTATTGTCCAATCAAAACCATGTGCTTCTGCGAGTTGTTTTGTGATTTCCTCCATCGCTACTTTACAAGAAGCATAAATATCTATCGGTTTTGTCGGCATATCTTCATTGAAAGGTGGTTTTTGATCGCCAAATCTGGACATACTTGAAAATAATATAACTTTTTTTAGTCCGTATTTAATGCAAGGCTCTAATGTATTAATATATGCAAGTAAATTATTTTCTACCACTTCTCTTGGTTGAAAAAAAGAAGCGCACTCCCGAGCATTTGCGGCTAGAAAAAATAAGATCTCCGGGCGAGTTTGTGCGATTAAGCGTTCAGCAGCGTGCCTATCTTTTAAATCTAAAAAGAAGCATAGATGATCTAATGTATTCCTTAAAAATCCCCCTGAAAGATTATCTACGCCCCAGGTTATATGTCCTTGCCTACTTAATTCATCGGCAATCCAAGAGCCCATCATGCCCGCCGAACCCGAAATTAAAATTTTTGCCATTTTTATTCTCCTTTTTATGCACCTTTAGCCGCTAATTTTCTTATATCTAATAAAGTATTACGCCTTTCTACATTTGTATACATCTGCCATTTATCAATTAGTTGTAGTACTTCTTTCACCATCATATAAGTATTTCCCATAGTAGTATAAATAAACAGGCCTAACCTACCTAAAGTAATAAAATTATCTAGATTACACGTTTTATTTAAATATTGATTAAACCTTAATTCATTTACATTGTCATAAAATGGATATAATTTAATCCCACGCATCGGTATTTCAGTACCGATAAGTGTTCTTTCATTCTTCTTTTGCGTAATAGTTTTATATTCGCATTTTCTTGTATACGGCACATCTTGAGATGGAAAATACATCCAAGCTGTTTTATTGCCTGTTTGATGCGTAGGCAATTCATAATTTTTATTATAAACATCAAGTTGTAAATTAAATCCAGCGAACTCTAATTCGCCGAACTCTTTATTAAACAATTCATCTATCGGTATACTGTTAATATAAAAATCACCTTGTATCTTTTTATTTGTATCTAAAATAACGCCATTATCAAAACCGATAATATTGCCTCGTATAATAGATATCTTTTCAACTAATACTTTAATCAATTCTGTGTAATTGGCAGCTGGATATCCTTGATACTTAGCAGAAAACGCTTTTTTATCAGCATTTGTTTTTAATCTCAATTCTCTTGTTTTCGCCCAATTTGCGGATAGTTGTGACGGATGCACATTCCAAAACTTCTTGGTAAAATCTTCAAAAAATAAAGTATACGCTTTTTTACCTACACAAGATATTAAAAAAGTTTCAAAATTAGTCTCGTCAACATCTTGCGGCAAGTTTTTTAATTCTTGCATAATAATATTACCAGAAGGCAATTGAGATATTTCATCTAAATACGGCGGATATGTTAAAATTGTATTTTCTACCTGTGTCGATAAATAAAATTCGTTTGGCACAAAACCAACAAAAGAACTAAAAAAATCTAAAACCTCTTTTTCATTTGTATATAAAATATGAGGTCCATATTCATAAGTTAAATCTTCATAATAAAATGTTCTGCACATCCCGCCAGGTGAAGAATTTTTATCTATTAAAACAACTTCATGCCCTTGTTTTATTAACCAATAACCTAACATACAATTTGCTAAACCAGCGCCTAAACCTATTATTTTCACTTTTTTTTCCTTATAATTAAATCGATATCAAACTTATTTTGTTTAGTATTAAATTGTATTATCTCTGCGTTCGGTATTTGTTTCACAATATCGAATAATTCATCAGCTGTAAATTGCACAAAGCAACGGTCACCTATTTTAAAATTTTCATCCATAAGATGTTGATGATACCGTTTATCTGGCACTATATGCAGCATTATACCACCAGGTTTAAGTATACGCATCCATTCTTTTAAAGTGGCTAAAGTATCTTCACAATGTTCTAAAACGTGGCTAGATTCAATCAGTCCTATAGAATTATCAGCAATCGGCAATGGCCGATCAGCTCTAATATTGCCAAAATCACTCTGCCCTTGGATATTTAATGTTATTACTTTTACTGGGAACGGCATCTCGCCTGCTGGACCGCCAATAACTAAAATAGGCTGTTTTTCTTCGGCAAAATTAAATACGCAGTTGCGTAACACTTCTTTTTGCGCTTCTCCTACTATCTGGCGGTTAAGATAATTAAACCTTTGTAAACCATACTCAAAATCAACTATTTTTTCAAAAATAGTCGGCCAGCCATGTCTATCATATCCTCTTCTTTGCAGATAAATGCAATTATCTTCATCAATTTGATGCAATACTTTTTCATTTTTACTTAAAATATACATCAAACCTTCAACACGCAAATGTTCAATTAAAAAATCCAGTTCTTTCCGCCAATCTTTATTTTCAATAATCCAATCAAAATCCCTGCAAATAATGACATCAAATATATCTTGTGGTTGTAATTTATCATTAAGATTATGGATAGTTATATTTTTACCTTTATAATTTTCATATAACTCATAATAATTTGGCGGTTCATCAATTAAAGTAACATTATTAAATTTATTAGCCGCTAACGCAACACCAAAAAGGCCGTCTTGACACCGCCAATCGCATATCGCGTATGTCTGATGCTGCTGCAATGAAATCATATATTTATACATAAATTCAAAATCTGGATGCTCAATAAAACATTGATTAATTTTTTCGTTAGTCAACATTAATTTTTCCATAACTTTCTAAAAAAATATGGTGGATATTGCCAATTAAGAGGTACAGGCACGATATCGCACATATTAATAACATCGCGCCATAACTGATTGCCGTCTTCATTGCTTATTTTATCTTTTTCTAAATTAAATTTATTATAGTCAACTGCTAAATGAAAACCGCCAGAATGAAACTTTAATTCTATATAAATTAACGCACCAGGTTTTATATGTTGTGAAATATGAAATAAAGCCCAGGCAGGATTAACTACATGCTCAAAAACATCATGCGTATAAAAACAATCAAACATTTCATTATCAGGCAAAAATGACGCATTATCTTCTATGTATATAAATTTTATTCTCGGTACTTCATATTTTTTTATTCTCCATTCTAAAAATTTCAGCCAATCTAAAGGCAAATCACATAAAGTAAGATCAAAACCAGCCAACCAAAACATAAATGCCGTATTACAACCGCCACAGCCGTATTCTAATAACCGATTGCCTTTAAGAATTTCATTTGGCCGATTTAAAAATTTTCCAATAACAGGTTCTGATTCTAAATTAGGATAATCTATCGGCAATGTTTTAGGGAAAATACCGTTATAACTATAAACATACGCATTGAATATTGGATCATTATAAGCATCAATTAAACCTTTATGCGTAGGCGAAGTTAAATCAACATCTGTCAAACAATATGGATCTAACCCATTAATGCCGTATTGCTGCTCAAATTTATCGCGTATCTCTTGATAATCAGATTGTCTTTTCCCTGTAAACTCATAAAGATCATCATCAAAATTTCTGGACATCACTTCCTGCATGTTTGACATATCCAATATCCTCTATTAATAGCATCATCTAACTCTTTACTAGTCAGTTCACTGCCTGCCTGTTTAAAACCACATTTCTTGCATTCTAAAGGTATATGAGTTGGACCCTGATAAAAATCATAACCATATCTCGGTATGTTTTGATCATATCCAACATTAGGTATATGGTATATAAAAGAATTGCCTACACCAAATGCTTGTCCACCAATTTGCTGTAACCTAAACTTAAAACCAGATTCATGATGCAAATGCACTCTTTCTTGGCCTGTAAAACATGTAAATTTACCTAACTGATTAAAAGTTTCTTTATGTATGATCATAGGATGTTTTACGTCACCGTGTAAAGGCGCGTTACTATGTGCTTTACAATATGAATCAAACTCATCAAAATTAAAATCTTCTAAATGCCTTACATTGTCTTTGTCATATGACCCAAAATAATGGCCATTCACATGTTCTAAAAAAGTAGGCGCTATCATATTTAATTTATGTAAATATCTTTGTAACAGCTCATCCCAATGATAGCCAAACAAAACATCATCTTGACATAAAGCGAGGTATTCATTCTTTGCTTTATCTGCGCCGAAATTTAACATTTTATACCAGTTGCAATAATCAACTTGGTAATAAAATATATTATGTTCTTGTAAATACTTATATGTCTGCCAACTAGTAAATATATCGCATATAACAATAACTTCATGCTCAAAAACGCTGTTTCTTTTTAATGAATACAAAAAATATTCCATCATTTTTGAACGGTATCTTGTCGGTAAAATAATTGAAAAGTTCATAAATTTTCCTATAGATGCCAAATGAAACTATCTAACGGCACAATTTTATTACCACGTAGTTTATCAGTTATAGCTCTATCTAACGCTAAATCATTGCCAAATGGAAACGGCTCTTTTACAGGATACATTCCAGCTTTAATAAAACTATCTTTTTTGATAGTAATAGGACACACCCATGACAAATTTCTTTCCAACTCTTTAAAATATTGGCCTGGTTTAGAAAATAGTTTAATAAAAGCTTCTACTTTAGCATCATTAAAAGTATAAATCTCTTTTTCTTGAGAACTTATAAAATCACTTTTAAATACGTCAATCACAGTTTGATGCGCTATGCCAGCAGGCTGCGCATGATCAGGCAAGCTATTAGGAATAATAATATCATGATTAACTGCGAAACCACTTTCTATAGCGTTCATTACGCCTAAATCCCAATTTTTAGCGCAATAAATATCGTTATGCATGAAGTTCATCCATTCATTTGAACAATACCTTACACAAGCATTAGTATCGCGGTAATGATCGCCTAATTCACCTAAATTGTAGCATTTACAGTTATACCTTTCTAAAAAATCTAATAACTCTTTAGACGGCAGTTCGTGCCATTTGATTATAGATTCAGGCTGATTCTCTATTGGTTTTGACATATCTTTTACGACACGAATCCTATCAAAACCTACAATAATCTCATGATTAGAATTGACAGAATTTTCACGAATTGTTTTTACACACCATTTTAACATTGCATTGCGTGAACCAATAGGAATAATAATCGAAATATTTAACATTTTTTAAAACTCCATTTTTGGCGGTTCTGTCGTATTAGCATCAAATACCCATGCCATTTCTTTTTGTATATCAACTCTTTCATCTATAACAAGCCGAGGTTTTTGTTGGCCTGGCTGCAATTCTTTATTATGTGGATGCGCAGGAATAGGTTGTTCTAAATCTTCATCCCAATTACGGATTCGTTCATATACTAAATTAGCTTTAAAATCGCCTTTTGCGACACAATAAGCGTTGACATACCTTTCTTTAATATTTTTAAAAATAAATTTACCTGTACCGCCATTTTCACTATATGAAATTAATTTAAAAAACAACTGCATCATAAACCTTCTAAAATCACACCTTCTAAATAATCCTGGATATAAATGTAAATGTTCACCGCCCCAGGCACCTGCTTGATCTTCTTGTTCTGGAAATGTAACAATCAAATGGCCGTTATCTTTCATTACTCGTTTAATTTCAGAAAAAACCCAAAAAGGATTATCAACATGTTCAATAGTCTCAGTAATATTTGCTATATCAAAAGTATTATCACAAAACGGCATTCTCTCGCGGGAAATATCTAAATACAATAAAGCCACTCTTTTATCCACTAAATCTTTGCACATTTTAAATCCGTTCATGCCAATATCTATACCTGCCACAAATTTATTATTAGGCTCTACTTTTCTTAAAAAAGCCCCATAACCATAGCCGATATCTAAGATATTTTTATTTTTAGGCATTGGATAAATATTATCTCTAAAAAACGAATCTTCCATACCTATGCCTGCGTGATCAAAATTAATAGCGTAAATATCAATATTATAATCTTTGGTCGTTTCATAATATCTATTGATAACTGGATCTAAATCACCTTTCATATAACGATCATATTCATCAATCCAACGGTAATCAGCCTGCCAACGTTCTTCTAATTCTCTAATCGCTTTTTCGCTAAGATAATCTCTTTGCATTATTCCTCCTAATTCTTCGGCCATAAAATATCTACATTTTTCAATATCCAATCTCTTGTTAATACCAGCCCTTTTTCTAAACTAACTTTAAATTTATAACCAAATGGCGGTAATACAGTAAAATTTTCATCACCTAACCTAAAATAATAATCTTCTTTTGGCGGCAAACCATCAAAATTAATAACTACATCTTTTCTATCACAGGCTTTTGCAATTGATTTAATCAGTTGTTTAATTGTTATAGGTTTTGCCAATCCAAAATCTATAGTTTGATTTTTAAATTCTTTCTGCACAGCTAATAATATCCAATCTATAGCATCTTGCACATACATGGCGTCAAACAAATTTTTGCCTGTACCTGTAAAATTTAATTCTTTTTCTTTATCAATAAATAATTTTTTAATCGTAGAAAGAACTATCTTATTATTCTTTTGATACGGGCCATACGCACCAAAAAATCTGACTATCAAATATTGATTTATCCGATTACGCCAATGAAAATGAGAAATGATATATTCACTAGTTAATTTAGCTATTGGATACGACATCGTTGGTTTCAGGCCTTTTGTTTTATCTACTGAAACAAGGCCTACATGATTTTCATAAACCGCGCCGCTTGAAAAATAAATGCACTTATCACAAGTAAAGTTACTAAAAAAATTACTTATGGCAAATGTATCGGCATTAAAATCATATAACGGTTGTTCTTCTATTGCCACTCTTTGTGTATTGCCTATAAGCGATATTACTAAATCAAAATGGTTAGGAATATCTTTACCTAATATAATAAAGGTATCAGATAAATTAACTTTAATCGGTATTACTTTTATATTTTTCTTAATTACCCAATCTTGAAATGTTTTGTCAGTATTGAAAAATGCATAAATCTGCCAATCTTTAGGTAAATTTAACAATAAATTTCTGCCTGTAAAACCTGATGCACCTAAAATTGCGACTTTCATGAAAATCCCCTTTGGTTAATTAAATTTCTTATTACATCTTCTAAAAGAGCTGCTTTCGGCAATACTTCTCCTTCTATCAAGGTTTGCTTACCTGTTAATCGATTTATTTCACCTTTTCTTTCTTCAACAAAATCAATTTTTAAATCAAAATTCCCGATTCCAGCAATCATCTCAACTAATTTCAATATAGATACTTCTTGTTCTGAACAAATATGATAGATTTTTCTGCGATTTTCTTTAGACAAAGCAAAATGATGCCTTAAAATTATAAATAATCGGTTAATTGTATCGCCTACATAAATAAAATCCCTTGTTTGACTGCCATCGCCATAAATTGTTACATGTTTATTCTGCCTTAATAAATTTATAGTCTTTGGTATAATGCCTTGATACTTTAAATTATGCTGCCTGCTGCCAAAATTATTAAATGATCGTATAATAACAGCATTTAAATCAACCATTGCCGATATAAGATGATCGGCGGCTAATTTGCCTGCGGCATAAGTTGTAGTCGGCTCTGTCCTTGAATATTCTGGATCTATTACCGGCATACCAACATTGCCATATACCTCAGAAGTAGAAAAATGCACCATTTGTTTAACTAATCCTTCTTTTAATAGTTGGCATGCTGTTTCTGCTAATCTAATTTCTTGATCAAAACACCATATTGGATTTTCAAGAGCCCTGATTAAACCTGCCGTAGCTAAATTAAACAGCATATCAGGTTTTTCTTTTTTAAAAATAGACCGCATTTTTTTTATATCAATAAAATCTTCTTTATAAATCTTAAGCTTTTTACTGCCTTTAATAAAATCTAGATTTTTTAAATTACCAGAAAAAAGATTGTCAATCACAACAACTTCATTGCCTCTTAAAATTAAAGAATCGGCTAAATAACTGCCTATAAAACCCGCGCCACCAACAATAATATTTTTCATTTTAAATTTTCAAATTTTTCTGGGGTTAATAATTTAGGCAAAAAATCCATGCCGCGAATCCATGCATAATTATCCGATAATGGATTGTATTTTTTATCAATTTTAATTTCTTCATTAAAAAAAAGTTTTGTATATATCAAAGGCATGTTTAAGCCTGCTTCTGTAAAAAAAAGAATAGTAGTGAAGAACCTGGCGATGTTAATTTCCGTAACATTTGGCACACCATTTCTATCATAGGTCAGATCTACCGAGAATATTCCATGTGGTTTTTTATCGATCGCAAGAATGCTTGCTTCTGCTATTTCATCTAACGCTTTATCTGAAATTGTTACCGCGCCGCCTGTAGAACCAGTTACACCTGATAATGTATTTGCAGCTAACTCCCAGAACAGCCTCTTTCTGCCTTGGGCAACAATTAATTTACCATCTTGCCATATAGATGACCAGGTAATTGATTGATCAGATAAGAATTCAGCTGCTTCATATTTACCCCAACCATTATGTTTATTAATCCAATAAAAAGCTTCATCAAAATCAGTTGTTTTTAATGACCCTCTGCCGCCTGCGCCTGTAATTTCTCTTAACCATTTTTCATCTTTTAATAAACTAAACGCGGTTTTTAAATTAGCCTTTGTTTTTATAAGAAACTTTTTTGGCTGTGGCACTATATTTTTCCATTTTAAATATGATTTATATTTATCAAGGCAAATTCTAATTGTTTCTTTATCAGGCAAAAACAATTTATTTTTAAATTCTTTTCTATTTTCTGAAATAACCGATATTTCCCTGTCATTTTGTAAATGCATAAAATCTATCTTCTCTTTTTTAACAATCTGTTTTAATGCAGGTATATAACCTTGATCTATGCATAAAGGTATTAAGTAACTTTTTGCTGCTTCTGATCTTTGTATATAATATTTATTTGAATCAGTGCCGACAATATTAAATTCTTCACTTGATAACCTTAATGATCTGATAAAATTAGTGCTTGCTGAACCACCCGCGCTTAAAACGAGTATATTTTTCAATTCTGTTCTCCGTACACGAAATTTTTGTGGATAGAACTATTTATTTTTATGAAAAAGAAATCATCAGATTCAAATTTCGCGGTAATTTTTCTCTCTTTCATTAATTGTTTTACTTCATAATCAGTAGCCAACCAAAAATGTTCGGGATTCTTATTTCTATCTTCTTCTCCACCAGCTTTCGGAACTGTGAATATAACACAATTCCCTAACCTAACCGCTTCTTCGAATACTTTAATGCTTTTATCAAACGGCATATGTTCAAGGATTTCCGGCAACAATACTGTATCAAAAAATTTATCGGGAAAATCTATCTTCTGTGCATCACATAAATAAAATTCTAAATTAGGGCAACGTGTTTTCGCAACTTTTAACCTTTCTCTATCTGTGTCAATGCCGACATGACCATTCACATAATTCAAAACATAACCTGTAGCACAACCTACTTCAATGATTCTGCCGCAACTATTTTCTTTTAACCACTGAAGCCTATGCTGCATGCGTTCTATTTTATACATATCATCAGAATGCCGCACGAGATTTGAATAATCAAGAAGTGTACCTTTAAGAATTTCAGTTATTTCTTCCATCTATATGAAATTTCTGTGGATTGGATCATTTACTATATATTTCTCTATTATTTCATTAGTTTTAGCATATTTACAAGGTGGACAATTAACTATATCAATATTCTTTAAAATATTTTTATGATTAGATGAATGCCATATTTCAAAAAAACTGTCATATTTTATATTGCCTATCGGTTTAACACCGCGCAATTCACAACATGGATATACATATCCATCAGGACCTATATTAGAAACAAGATATTTTACATAACAATTAGAAAAACAAACTTTCTTATTTATTGTATCTTCCATTTTAGTGAAAGTTTCAAAAACTTTTATCTTTAGTTGCTGCTTAATCAAAACAAGTTGTTCTAAAAACTTTTCTTCACTATCTTTATCTAAAACAATATTTTTAAGCGGCCTAACCTGCAAATAATCACAGCCAATATCATCAAGAATTTTAGTTAAAGCTAAAATTTCATGGCAATTTAATTGATGTACTAAAAATCCTACACCAACAGTCGTTAATTTTTTAGCGCAAATGGTTTTTAATACAGAGATGATTTTATTGAAACTATCTTTTTCTTTTGGTTGATGTAATAAATTATGCGTTTCATTAGAACCTGCATCAAGGCTTACTCGAAGATAGGTTAATGCCTTAATAGCATCATCACTAATGGTATCAAGTAACACGCCATTTGTATTAAGAGAAATATCTAATCCTACCTCTTTTGCGTATAATATTGTATCATTACATACCACATCCATCGTCGGTTCACCGCCGCCTGAAAGGCATACCGCAAAAACACCCGCATTTTTTAAATCAAGAAGGGTTTTAAAAATCAAATCTTTCGGCATATTGCATAAATGATTTTTACGATACTCTTTAAATAAACACCAAACACAATCATTATTGCAATAATTAGAAATATCTAAACCTACGGTAATAGGCAACGGCAATTCGTTGTTAATAATCTGCATAATTTTATCTTTATGCATAATTATTTTTATTGGATCAATAGGGTTTAATATATCCATCGCATTTTCCATTAACAGTATCGATAATAGTTTGTGCTCTATGTTTAAAAGTATGATACTTCTTTACAAATTCATTACCTTGCTGAATAATCTTATTTCGTTCATCATCATTATTTAAATAATAATCAACCAGCATTTTTATTTCTTCATATTCTAAATCAAAATTCTGTAAAAAAGGCCTAAAAGATTGATTATATGACCTATAATGCACTTTATCTAATAATAACTTTTCTTGAAAAGGTATATAATCAGAAATTAAAAATCTATTGCACGCTAATACTTCAAAATTACGTAAGGCCGAATCTTTCCATAAACTATGGTTTACAGTTATTTTGCCTCGACATATCGCTTGCGCGTATTTTGACCCATAAGATTTAGCATATATTCTTAAATTAAAATCTCTTGATAATCTAGTAAATATTTCTGCGCGTTCAGCATATTCCATAGTATGATTTTCCCAACTGCGATAACGTAAATCTGACGAAATTAGTTCATACGCATCTTTATGATATGTTAATTGTAATTGCTCATCTATGTCATTAAATGTATTTAAAGTGCTGTGCAATCCTGTTTCGCCGCAAAACGAAATATCACATTCAATATTAACATCTTCATATTCTTTTATATATATGTCATCATACGCGCGCGGTAACCAATAACAGTTTAATCCTATTCTTTTAAAATGCGGCATAAAATATTTTTGCGCTATAAACACATAATCAAACTTGCCTGTTATAGCCATTTTTCTAAATACTTCGGCGCCACGATGCACATCAACAATATAATATGCGCATTTTATGCCTTTAGGTTTTTCTCCTATAAAATAAAAATGCGGATCTACCTGTAAAATCAGATCAGGCGCTTTATCACATTGCTGTAAAATATGATCATAAGAATAAATTTCAGGATGCACCCTGCTATCGTATACTTTAACATCTCTTTTACTCAACATTTCACCTTCAAAATTACCGAGTTTCGCGCCACACGTAATAACTTCATGCCCAAGATCTTTAAAAGCCTGAATTAAACTGTCACTTGATGAATATTCTCTGTCTTCAAACTCTGTATTAGCTATCAAAATTCGCATTTTATAGGTTATTTTTTATTGTTTCTAAAAATTGTTCGGCTCTTTTTTCATTTGTATGATATTTCATAGTATGTTCAAAGCAGTTATTAGCTATCGCCAGCCTTTCATCTTCATGCGATAAGTAATAATCTATCTTTTCTCGTAAATCATTTAATTCATCAAAATAAACACAATGCACTTTATCGATATACGGATGCGGGATAATAATCCCTGGATCTTTTATCAACATAAGAGAATTTACATTGGCCGCTTCCCAATATCTTACTGTATCTCGGCCATGACCACGCAAGACTATGTTTATCTTCGCCGAAGCCATCTTTCTTAAGTATACTTCATACCCTACTAACGGCGGTATTTTAAATCTGTTCTCATTTTGCCAAGGTAAAGCGTTTGTATCTATGCCTATATATGAATTAGGCAGATTTTGTTCTAATAAAAACTGTATTACATCCACTCGTATTTGATGCGTATTGCCGAATAAAGCGAAAACATCAAGTGTCTTTGGCATAGATTTTAATTCTTCAAAATAAGGCAAATAAGGCAGACAAGATGAAAATGGTAAAGGATGTATATTAGGTATCGGGTATCGCAATTCACGTTTAAATATAAATTGCGGTTTAAATTCTTCAATTAAATCTTCTCGTATATTGTCGCCGTCTTCGCCATCAACAAAAGCTAATGGCTTCGGTATATTGCCATAAATCTGTTTTATAAACTGTAATGCATGTATCGCATAATGTCTCGGCGATGCTAATACAATTAAATCTATACTAGACATCTCATCTACTATTTCTTCAAACGGATATATACGCAGCTTTTTTAGCACTACATAACTAGCAGGACAAGTCATGCCCCGTTTGTTTTCATTATGCAATAAATAAGAAGTATCCGCAAAACCCATATATGATAACTTTTGTGGATATACAATAAGATTATCTTCACCTAATAAATTGATTAGCCCAGAAAAGAGAAAAAATTCTCCGTAATCTTGTTCGGGGTGAGTTAGCATAAGTACCTTCATGTTTTAGATCCTCCTGCCGATAAAATTCATTGAGAAATTATTATTTAGTGAATTAAATTCTAATTCTTGAATTAAATCTTGATTCGGCAATATGCAATTGTTTCTGAAATCTTCTGGTGTGTAAAAATTTTTATGGCTTGGGTCCCACGGACATGGAATCTCAAAATTTGCATCTGGTTGCAAAAGAATTATAATGCCATTTTTACGAAGCAGTTTTAACCAGCTACGAAATGTAATTACTGGATTATTAACATGTTCGAGAATATGTGACGCAAGGATCCAGCCGAAGGTACCTTCATTAAAACAAGTAATATTTTCTGCTAAGGATGTAATATGTGGTAAATATTCACCGCCGTATTGGGGGTGGGACTTGCCGTAATATTTATCTAAACCGATACAACCGAAATGCGCACCTTGGCCGCAACCAATGTCAAGCCCCACCCCCCAACCATGCTCTTGCATTTGTTTTAAAATCCAATATAATAGGAACGCCTCCTGTTGGATGCCAGTGATATTGTCTACTCTTGAAAAATCTAGCCTTTCAGGATTTTTGCAGTTGAAATATTCAAAATTTTGGAAATGCTCTAATATATCTTCTCTTAAATGCAGGTCAATTTTGATACTCATCGGGCACCGCCCAACGATTCCAGTTGCATTGCTTCCTCAACTCTCTGGTTTAGGGGAATACCAATATGCCCCACAGCAGCAACTCTGTCTACTGCTGTTCTCCTACAGAGAAAATCTGCCTGTGCTGATATATTGAAAGCAGCGTTGGCATCTCTATGGTCAAAGTGTCCACATGATGTGCATTTATAGCACTTACCATTTGGTAAGTTGAGGCTGCCACATCTACTGCATATCCGACTAGTGTACCTAGGATTAATATAGTAAAGTGGTATGCCAAGCAAAGCCGCTTTGTATTTTAGAAACATTTCTAATTGATAAAAAGACCACTGAGATCTCTGTACATATCTCTTGGCTTTACCTTTTTTAGAAATATTCCCTAAATCTTCTAACACAATAGCGGAACGATGTACTTTGGCATAGTCAACAATGGTACGGGAAACTTTGTGGTTAATATCTTTAATCTTATTACTTTGTTTTCTTTTGAGTTTTATTAATGCATGATTTGCTCCTTTCCTTTGTAAATTCTTTCTGCGGTTACGAAAATTTTCTGTTATTTTTGATACATCGCATCCGAGTACCATAACTTTGCCAGTAGCAGAGTCTGCAATCGTAGCAACATTACCTACAGCATTTCTATCAACTCCAAGATAACTTAATACTGTTTGTTGTGCTATAATAAGAGTATTATATGAGTAGGACATAAACCATTTTTTGTTTCTTTTGAAGAACTCAACTTGTCTAATATGTCCAACAATCGGTTTAGGAAAAATTATTGGTATTATTATTTTTTTAAAAATAGCAGGAATACGAACTCCATCATTAACAAGTTTTACTTGTTTCCCTTTATCTCCACATATAGGTAATACTAACTTACTAACCATCTTAATCTTTTTATTTTTCTGATATTTTGTAATAAGAGATTTCGCAAGTACGCACGGAATACTTTTATAATATTTTGAAGAAGAAAGTTCTCTATGCGTTAACATTTCTTTAACACATACATTTGCTTTCTGGTATAACAAATCCAAAATAGGAGTTAATTTATGAGATATGACGACCTTAAAAGTAAGGCACATTGTAAGTTCTTTCTTACTTACCACGTTGTCTGGGTCACTAAATTTAGGTATCACTGTCTTTCTCACGATATTCTTAAAGATTTGATCGCTGTACTGCCGAATATGGCAGAAAAAATGTTAGTAAAAATTACTGAAATAAACGGAGATACAGACCATGTGCATTTTCTTCTAGAATTAACTCCACAAGATACACTTGGAAATGTTATAGGTGCATTAAAAGCAAAATCATCATCATATCTAAAACATAAGTACGCCTTCCCATATTTCGGAAGACATTTACACACACTTTGGTCATCTGGATATTTCGCTGTTTCCACTGGCGGTGCTCCTTTAGATATTGTTAAGAAATATATACAGAATCAACGCACCTAACTATGAGCACCGCTCATAGATTGCGGTGCGATTTCTTGTTCATATCAGCTGCTTTCTCTCATTCCCATCTTTATCCAACCATTTAACCTCTATTTTTGGCAATATATCTACATATTTAGAATGTACAAATACTTGTGGAGAAGAAAGATAATCATCCGCACCCCAATGTTTCGAAAACATCATTCTTGAATAATCCATCCGTAAGGCTAAATTTTGTTTTAAGGCTAATTCCTCGTGTTGTTCAAACGGTATCCATAAATTTTTATTTTCTTTCATTCTACGCAAATATTCTTCTTTTGTAATATAGGAACCTATTTGTCTTGTAGATAGTTCTTTATTTTCACCAAAAGTACGACTACCTAAATGCTCTAAAAGTGGTGTAGGTAACTGAAAAGAATGGAAACCCATCTTCGCTATCTCAAAAGAAAACGATAATTCCTCATAAAAACTGATCAGATTTTCCCAAAACCCCCGGCTATTGTCATGATTAATTATCTTTTTCCATAATTCTTTACGGAAGCCAAAGCTACAGCCATTGGGTGAGCCACAACGACCAGGTGGAGAATTTTCATCAGGTGGCGTAAATCTTTTGTCAGGCAACATCGTAACGGGATCAACATGCACAATAGAAAACCCAACATTGCCGATTTGTGGATTATTATCCATAAAATAAACAAAGTTTCTCAGCCAATTTTGAGAAACCGCAATATCGTCATTTAGTAAAATCATATATTGACAATCACAGTGATCCGTCAACGAATTCCACGCCGCAGGTATACCTTTATTAGTTTCATGCTGAATAAAATCTGCACCAAACCGAAGTGCGAGTTCTTCAACACCTTTTCTCATCTCTGGATCAGGCGAACCATCATCCAAGATCACAACTCGTGCGTCATAACTATCTACCCCATAAAGTTCCAGCGAAGAAAGTAACATCTCTAACCGTTTTACCGAGTTATAGGTTGGTGCTCCAATACCTATTTTACATTTTTCAGCCATTTTCATCTCCTATTTCGCATACAAATCTAAATGTTTCTGTGCCACGCACTCCCAATTATTGTTTTCAATATATTTATTCGCGTTTTTAACCAATTGCTCGGCTAATTCTTTATTTTCCAGTACATTTTTTATCGGTTCGATCAACGACAAAGGCGACACACTCTTAATCTTCAGCACTTCATTCGTTAAATCGGCAAAAGCGATCCCATCGTTCACAATAATCGGTCTTTGCGTGCGGAATAACGTCTTCACAGCGGCAGATATACCGCCGCCAGACGGTTGATCTTGATAATTCAGCACAAACACATCGGCGCACTGTAAAACATCGAGTAATTTCTCTTCTTTAAGATACTCTCTAATAATCAGCACATTATCTTTCATTCCTTGCCGTTCAATAAAGTTAAAAAACGATTCATCATATGTTTTCGATCCAAATTCGTGCGGCGGACACACCAATAACGCTAAAACATCTTTAAAACCTTCTTCTTTCAACAATTTAATTGCTAAAAGCAAGTTTTGATAACCTTTTTGATCTCTTAAAAAACCGAAGGAACCGATAATAGGCGCTTTTTCTGCAATTCCCAATTGTTTTTTTGTTTCATTTATCTTTTCTACATTATATTCGTGTAAATCACCACATCCCATAGGTATAACTTCAATATTACAAGTTTCAGGAATAAATTTACCAATTTTATCATCAAACCTTTTCATTAATGTTTGTTTAAAAAAATCAGCATGCACTATTAATTCATCGACATTAGTAAGAATCGATTCATTATGCGACACCAAACCAGGTACTAATGAGTGCATGGTCAAAATTGTCTTAACCTTCATTTCGTTAAGTTTTTTAAGGATCTTACTTAACGCTTCTTTGTCTTTAAAAAATGAAAATTCATGTTCAATATTCACAACATTATATTTACCTTCTTCAACAATTTTAATTATCGTTTCATAATCATTCGTGCCTAATGTAACTACATGCTGGCCTCTTACTCTAATTGCATCAAATAATGATTTAGTATATTCCGCAATACCGCAATGCGTGCCCCAACTTGGAATAACTATTAAAGGATTTATTTCTTTAATCTTTACTCTATTACGCACAAAATTAAATTGTTTTTTCTCTAACACTTTATCTATGCGTTTAAAAAATATATTAGCAGTTCTATCCCAGGTCAACATACTGGCGAATTTCTGTGATTTCTCTGATATCCAATTTTTCAACTTCTTATCAGTTTTATAATCCTGATACATTATATTTAATTGCGCGGTAACGTCTTCTTTCGAGACTAACGCGCGCCTGATACCATTAAAGCCATACATATGCCCAACGATTTTTAATTTTATACCACCGCCTTGATTAATCAATTCAGGTACTGCGGCATAATCAGTGGCGAGAACAGGCGTACCGACAGCCATAGCCTCTAATGTAGGCAGCGACAACCCTTCACCTATGCTTGTATTGATACTTACAGAAGCCAAGTTATACATCAAATTCAATTTAGCATCTGACATGCCATTTAAAGGGCCTGCCTCGCGAGTAATCGCTACTTTTTTATTCAACCCCATAGATTTTATAAAATCCCATAAATCATAACCATGCGGATCTTCAGGATCTGTCACTAACATCATAAATACATCTTCTTTGTCTTTAGCGAAATCTCTAAATCCTTCTAATGTCAATGGTATGTTTTTACGATCAGTATTCTGATTTACATTCAATACTAAAAACGTTTGGCCTATATTAAAAGGCAACGAATTGTCTTTAATATTTGTTTTAATAGGATGAAACACTTCTCTATCCACTCCAGGATAAACAATATTAGCCTGTATACCGGAATATAAATTTATTTCATTTTTAGCGAAATTTGAAAACACATTCACATCATCAGCATAATCAAGTACCTGTTTCCAAGAAGGATGTAGATGCTCACCATCAACCGTCAGCCATAAAATCCACTTGGCATCTGGTTTAGTTTCTTTATACTCTCTGACCACTTCATAGATTGATTGGAAATTCCAAAGATCACCAATCGAAAAGATTAAGTCAGGCTGGCTGTCGCCAAGAATAACTTTAAATTGTTTCGGTTCATCACCATCAGCCTTACTTAACGGGTATAAAAAATAGGGGAAATCGTAACGTTTATTGAAATAATGCCATGCGGCATAAGATATCTCAAAATCACGCTCTTCTTTCCCCTGTGTATCTATATGTTTTTTTTCGTAAAATCGTTTGGCAAGTTCTCTACCGCATCTCGCGAAGCCAGACTGCAGCATCGGCGAATCGGTATGAATTAGCAGTTTCTTCATCTATTCTCCTATCAATCGACCTAATTAAATTCTAAAGTTCGCCGTCGATGCGTAATTCAACTACCTCTAATAACGCTTTACCAAGTTTAAGCTGCTCGGCTTTCGCGTAAATTTTAGATAATGTATCTTTTGAATACATCACGTTTTTTATTTCATTAACAATAAAATTATTAGGTTTACGCAAAAGATTATCAATCTGCTCTTCACCTAAATTAAGTAATTTTCTGTACCTGATATTCTCGCCATTCTCACTTATTTCACAAATTCTTTCTTCTCTTAACAACCGATCACGTTCATTAGAATCTAATTCAGGGCATTCTTCACCAGGCCCTATACGCACAGCTTGTTTTGCTTTGCCATCTTTACCTTTGTAAAAAAAACCTTGTATAATACGATATTTCTTAGACATCTACATTCCTCCGTTTTAAACAGAAACAGGGCAATGAGAAATTTGAGTTATTCAAATTCACATTGCCCTGTGTATTTTTCATATTTAAATTTAATTTCATATACATTTTAAAGGATTAATATTTTACACTATACCACAAATATTAATCTTGTTCAACTACATTTGTTGTTATGTCAGGATCAGCGTAAGCATCTGTTGTTAATTGATACACAACACCTGCGCCTCTAACGATGATCTTCGCTTCTAACCAATGTAGGTAATCAGCATCGATGATCGGATATTTCGGATCGTAACTACCAGGTGTTAAGAGTAACCCTTTAGCAGAAGGATTTTTCTTCTGTATATAACGAACAGGTTTCTCACCACCAGCGGCTTGCGTACCGATAATAATAAGATAATCAGTAGGCATCCATTCAGTTTCTTTCCAATCAACACCTAACAACCTGCCTGCAAAACCTTCAATCGCTACATTTTCTGTAACTTTATTAGGTATTAACACTGTACTAGCTTGGTACCACCCTGCTAAATCTTCGATGTTTCTTGTCATGTCAGCGTTCATGAATCCCCAAAGATTACCTTTGAAGCCATGTTCTTTAGCATGCAATTTCATCGCTGTGATTGTCGCGAGTGTTAATGTCGCTGAACCAGAAGCAACATAGTGACTATGACCAGCTAAAAATGTATTCGCCCCGAATGTCGGAGGAGTTGCCATATTCTCGCCAGCTTCGAAACTACCGTTGAAAAAACCACCAGATGTCAATAACTCACTTAAAATTACAGCAGTCTGTAAAGCTCTGTCTCTTTCAACAGCTTTACGCGCCATAGCAGTAATTTCTGCCGCACTTGAAGCTTCGCTCATCAGCCAGTCGTATGTATAGCCAATGTCAAGACCGTACTTCGCACAGTCTTTTTGCATTTTACCCCAAGCTTTTTTCTTTGAAGTAGGTTTTTCAGATTCACCTAACTTCTGGAACTTCCATTGCCCGCTAGAATCGAACTTTATATAGCTTTCGTCCCAGTCAGAACAAAGTAACGCACGTAAATCGAGTACTTCTTCTTGATTATATAAATCAACAATAGGAAGCACTGTACCATACAACACTTCGTTTAAGTCAATACCATCAGTTGTCGTAAAACCACGTGTTAAATCAGCCATCTTGTATTTCACCCCCTTTAAGTTAAATTTTAAGCACCTAGCTGCATATCTAAGTCAACAAATACGTCATTCGCACCAACAGCGAACCCTACTTTTTGGGTTCCTGATTTTGCGTATTTACCGTCTTCACCTAAATAAACAGATTGACCAGGACTTAATGTTAAGTATGTAACGTTAGTAACCCTACCAACTCTATCCATTCTTACTTTTTGAGCAACACCTGCTGTTTTTGTACCGGCACCACTAGTTAAAGCAAAACCATGAGCCCAAATACTAGAACTGTGATCAGCTAGTTTCGCAGTTAACGAACCGCTTGCTACGCCAGAACCTGAATACAAATTAATCAATGTACCAGGACCTACCGCCACACCAGCTGCTAATTGCACGCCAATATGTGTATCTAATAAATTAACATCCATGTTTTATTGTCACCTCCTTAAGAACTTTTTAAACGAACTCTAATCCCGCCTTTTTTAATCAAATCTTCACGCCTTTGAGCGTCTAAATTTTTAATTTCAGTTTCATTTTTACCACCTGCAACGCGTAACTGGCTAGAACTCAACTTTTTAGTTACCAGTTGTTCAGTCTCATCTACAGTTAAAGCAATACCTGTAACCGATTTCTTTAAAATCGATTTTACCAGAGTAGCATCGTTATTGTCATATTCATTTTTTAAGTTATCCCATCTTTTAGCAACTTCTGTATCAGCTTTAAGATCGTTTAACTCTTTCAATAAAGTCTCAACTTTAGCTTTTGTATCGCTTAATTCTTTAGCTATTGTGTCTACCTCTATTTGTGTATATTCTTCGCCAGTAGATTTTTTAACACCTTCTTTCGGTTTTACTTCATCTTCTGGTTTTTTAGGAAACTTTTCAGGAAATTTCTTGCGAATTTCATCTGCTAACGCAATAATTTCTTTCATCTCATCATCTTGCATTTCATCTGCTATCGGTTTTTTAGGTTTTTTTTGTTTTTCAAGGTCAAGTGCTGCCTGTAAATCCGTAATTGATTTCTCTAGCACGTCGATATCAGATTGAGTCATTGCCTCGCCTGATTTCTTTTTAATGATTGTCGCGATAGATTTTTCAACTTCAGATTGCAATGTAGCTAAAAGAGCCTTGTCTTCATCAGCGACCAAACGATCATTGATTTGTTTCATTAGTTCTGATATAGTCATAGTACCTCCATTCAACATGTTATTATCAGCATGTTCTATTGGAATTTCACCCCCCTTCGATTCAAACTCGGTTAACGATTTAGAAACATACCAACAAAGTGCCTTCGCCTCTGGATTAGCAGGCAATGCCACTAAAGACGCTTCGATTAGGTATATCTCATTAATCACATTTACTACTTTACCAATATCTTTGATGAATTTCTTTACCGCGTCAACAACCCTGCCTCTGATACTGAACTTATTCAATACACCTTCTTTGATCTTCTGCCAAATATCAGGTTCAGTCTGGCTAATCAACGCTTTTATCCATAATCCTTCTGGCATAGCTTTTACTTCTTCGATTTTACCAATTGATTGTTCTGGATCATGGTTATAAAGCACAGTCGAATTACCTACTAAATCATTTTCAGCTAATTTAAAGGCTTCTTCTGTAATTATATCGCCGACTAAATCCAATTCAGTACTACCGGCGTAACCTTCTATAAACCATTTCTCACCATCTACATATGTTTTCGTAATACTAAACGGATATTCAAAAGGTATCGCTAACACTTTTTTCGATTCATCAGCAACGGTAACACCAACCTTTTTTGCCGCCGCGACTAGTTTTTTGCGTGCCGCCGCTTTTGCCGCATCTGAAATATCTGTTTGCGGTAACCTCGCTAAAGCGTTTCGTACATGCTCGGCATCAACGTTACCTGCCTCATCTTTATACGGTAAATGCCGTAACGATCTCGGTACGGTTTTACCATCAGCATCTTTAGTACCGCCATCTTCAATATAAGCGAAAGCCAAATCGCTTAGGTTATTAATATACTCAGTAGTCCATTTTGCCATAATATAGTCTCACCCCCTTACAAATTCTTTTTATTCTTAAATTCGTTTATTAATTTACGCTGTTCAATAAGTTTTTCTAAAGATTGTATTAACGATTGCGATAAAGTTAAATTATCTTCCTTTTTAATTATCTCAGCGAACCTACATACTTCTCTGATATGCGCGCCTGAAAAACCTTCTGTTTGTTTTAATACCGTCTCTAATGTCTGCGCATCAACTTCTTCTTTTAAGAAATGCAGCAACATCTCTTTTCTTATATCTTTATTAGGTAAAGTAAAGTATATAATATCATGAAACCTGCCAGGCCGATCAATGATTGCTTCAGGTAAATTCTCTGGAAAGTTCGAAGTCAAAATAGTAAACACGCCGTTATTCAACTTCATGCCGTCTAACTCTGTTTTTAATAAATCTATCATACCGTATTCGATATACGAATCGATATCTTCCATAAACAAGATCGAAGGCCGTAAATCACGCGCTAAATTAAATGCCGTGGTCATGGCGTAAGACGTACCCATGTTAGAAAAATCTTTCGCGGTTACCCAAATAAAGGTGGATGCCATTTTCGAAAGTAACTTGCCTGTTAACGTCTTGCCGCAGCCAGGCGGACCGATAAAAATCAAGCCGCGCGAATCTAAAGTAACGTCATTTTTGGCGATTAACGATAATAACTTTTTTATTTTATCTTTAATCGGCGCAGTAAGTTTTAAATCTTCTATTGTAATATTCTGTTCATCTAAAAACTCGCCAGCCACAGAAAATTTTTCGCCTTTTAAAAAGTTATTCTCTCTCGCGTAAATATTAATTTGTTTACTTAACTCGTTATTAAATTCATTTGCCTTAATATGTGTAATAAAATTAGCCTGATACCCACCCCAAGTGGGATATAACTGCAATATTAACGGCAAACTTTTACTGTTATCATAATAAAATTTAGTGCCTTCTACTAAAAATGTTTTCGCTAAGTTTTTCTTTAACTGTATTTCTCTATACATTGGCGGTATTTCTCGGCCGGAAAAGTTTCTAGTCTCTACCAACGTAAACTTCTCGGTCATCTTTTCTATGGCGTTGAATACATTTCCCGCACGCACATTCGATATATCAGTTTTTAAAATATAAATATCTTTTATTTCACAATTCAAAAAATCACAATATATCGATATTTCATCAAGTTGTTGCGAACAACCTTTTGAAAAACTTTTTATAACATCAGGTATTGTTTTACTATAAACATAACTGCCACACTCATCTTCTTCTATCTCATATGGCACATCCATTTGAATCTTAATACCATTGAAATTTTTAAATAAACTTAATCTGTTTATCGCTCTTTCTAATTCCACGGTATTTTTACAAATAATCTGCGGTGATAAGTTAAGGCAGTCTTTTTTATCTGTTATTGCAAAAGACGATTGTTTCATGCCTATTGCATCAAGTTTTTCTTTACGCACACTAAAATTAAAATCTGATATATCTTCATTAAAGTATAAAATATCCTCAATATGGCAGAAAATGTTATTATCTTTATTAATAGTTTTTAAATATCCTAATACATCTTTACCATCTTTATTTGTATCACCTAATGTCAGTGCCGCATATAGCACTGCCTTTTCACATTTAAGATTTTGTATAGATTTAATTATATTAGGTAAGTACCTAGTAATATTAGCGCCTTTATCAGAATAGATTAAAACATTACCTAAATCTTTATGTATTTGGCACGATAAACCAATTTTATGCATACTCACATATAAAGGAAAATCTTTCTTTGCGAATTTCGATAAAATAAAATCAGTCTGCTTTAACGATTTTTCATATGTATGTATCTGATTAAAAAACTGATTTATTTTTATCATTCCGCTCCTTATTTTATCCAAACTCTATATTGATTTTCAATAAGAGTTAATCTTTCTGTATTCATACTAACTTGTTTTTCTACTCTAGCCGAAACCGTGATATAAAGAATAATAGGCACAAGAAACGTACAAAATATCGCTACCCACATTTTATTTTTATCTTTTTGTTGATCTAAATAATTTTTCCTCATAGCCTCAATATTTCCCCATACCGCATCTATCTTTTTACACACCGAATCCCGAAACTCTTTAGCATTCTTATCTCGCTCTTCTATTTTAGCATCAATAGCAGAAACAATTTTATTCAATTCTTGTAAATCTTTGCCTAAGTCAATAAGTAGCTCCCTGTCTAACTCATCTGGCATTGCAACTCCTTTAAGTAATCTATTAGCTCTTGCGTGTTGGATTTATCGAATATCTTTTTAAAGTTACATAACTTAACCAACCAATGTTCATTTTCAATATGGTAATATGACGTTACGCCTAAAATAATAATCTTTTTGTCATTCTCGCCTAAATGATACGCTACACTAAACCCGCTCATCGGCATTTTAAGGTCACATAAAATTATATTTGGCTGAAACGTCTTGCTAGTTTCATGCGCATTACTCGCATCTAATAGGCATATACATTTATACCCATATTCATCTAGGATATCTTTTATGGTATCAGCATAATTCTTATCATCATCTATAATTAAGATTTTCATACTGTTAAAAAACAGTTATCAAATTGATTAATATTTATAGTATTTTTTCTTATCCGTACTTTATCAATCAAACTTTTTTCAGCTTCATACGCGCCAATATCGCACGCCTTGCCTTGCGGCCTCGTCTTACCGTCGTAATCATCGGTAACATCTGTCAATGTAACCCCCCAAGTGCCTGTTCTGGTTACGCCGTCTATGTCGTCGGTGAAGGTGCCTGATAAATCAACGCCTAGATTAATTGCGTCGGTATCCTGGTAAATTTCTCCTACCGCGCACGTTGCTGGTAAAGATGTAGAGTGTGGGATATTTAATGTTGTGCTAACCTCTAAACTAGGGATTTCTGAAGTTCCAGTGGCAGAAAGAGTACAATTTGTAGCAGTTAAACCATAATTCCCTAAATCAACATTGCCCGTAGCTCCGGTATAAGGCACAAACAAATCAGTTAAACTATTAAATTCCCATTGTTCAGTAGTAGAATTATATTTTAGTACTTGATTATTAGATGGGCCTGTTGTCTGATCAACATCATTATGCTGCCTTAAACTTTGGCCAAACCACCCTCCTACGTCTGCAAAACATAAACGCGGAAGTAAAAGAAGAATCAAGAATAATAGTTTAACCATTATTTTTTAAAATCCTCTCGAAGTTTCTGAATAATCTTAATTTTTTCATCATTCTTACGTGATTCTATTTCAATCAATTTAGCGTGCTCATTTAAAGACAATTCTTTCTCTCTTAAATCTTCCTGCTTTTTGGCAAGGGCTTTGCTTGCATCCTGTAATTCTTCTAATCCAGCCATATTGATCCTCCCATTTTATCTAAAATTATTTTTCTTGGTGTCCATAGGTGTTATTTGTCTATCACAAACCAAGGTGTATTTGTTCCAGTATTACTAAAAGTTGCTAACATTCCATCTACTGTCTGTGTTACTTCTGTTGATACTGAACCTTTATTATTAAGTTGGTATACTTTTTGTCCTGCAGAATAAGGAATAATAAAATCTGTCTGTGCTAATTGTAATTGCGATGGAATTGTTCCTCCGTGATAATGTCCTGCCTGACCTTCATATCCAGTGTCCCAATATCCATTTGTATTTCTTACCCTGCCGATAGTCAATACTACCAATTTATCTGAAAGCGCAAATGTCGTATTAGTTGAAGAATAAATAGCAACTACTCCATCAACTTTTGGCTCTACTATATAACCATTAAGATCAATTACCCTGTTTGCAATCGCACCTAAAGCACAACAGACTTGGTCTGATTTAAAAACTATATAATCACCAAAATTTGTATATGAATAATTAGTAGCCTTTTGGAAGATATAAGAACTCAACCCTGATATAAGCATTTGTTGGGGATTATTCGCTGTATCAAAGAAATTAATCTTCCCAAAAGTAGCATCCCCTGAAAAACCATATTGAAATAATCCATCCCAATCATAAGTCAACCCATATATAGCCATCATCAAATTACCTTCATAAGTATAGTAATTAGGGAAACAATGGTTATATTCTGTAACTGTAAATGGCATTGTCTTTACCGCTTCTTCTCTGGTATTATGTATATTAACCATGCCTAAATTAGCATCTTTTAACATTCGAGTATTGGTCATAATGAAAGTGTTTTCGTTGAATGTGGAAGGAGAATCAAAATAAACGTGAGCGTCTAAGAAATCAGCATAAGGAGTAATATCTGCTTCCGCAGAATAACCTTTACCACCACCTACTGGAGTAATTAAAGCATTTGTTCCTATTGTGGTTGTTAAATAAGTCCGCATATCATCATAAAATGATTTAATAGTATCATCCATAAACGTATTTATATCGGCTTGCTGTGTTGCTGGATACTGAGCAAGTCTTTCATAATATGGTCTATGGAAAGTAAAAGCAGTTAAGTCTTTTTCAGCTTTTATGTAGTAATATAAATCTTCTTCTGTAAATGTTGCTGTCCCGATTGTTACTGTTCCTACTACATCACCCATTTGCCATTTAACTTGTACGTTAGCGGTTTGGGTTGCTAAGAACTCCCAAGTATAAGTTGTGGGCGTAGTAGTTATTGCTTGGGTTGTTGAATGATAACTTACAGCCGTACCAAGATCTTTACAATCCAAGTATAAATTCCTTGCTTCGGTAGCAGAAGCCACAAAAGTAAACCTATAAACTTTACCATTTGTAATTGAAGTATTAGATTTGTACTGGACATCGTAATAATTTGAAGGTGTAGAAACTATAATATCACAATGGTTGACATCAAAAGCAAAAGTCGCCTCCGCAGGAGAAATAACCTGATTATTTAATTCTGATGTATGGTCAAATTTTGCGGTTTGTGTCGTAGTCAAATCTGCCAAACCCCAAGCAGTTATTACATCAGCATAAGTGACATAAGTAACGTCAAGCCAAGTATTCCAGAGAGTAGTTAATTCATCTGTATAAAATACCGGAAACGGCGTTCCTGTTGTATGTATATTTACTGGGTCAAGTTTTCTTGATGTCCAGTAATCAATCATTAGTTTATTTTCATTAGTCATTTCAATCAGGGCAACAGCAGGGTCATCTTTATAGGCAATAGAAGTATAAGCGTTGGTATGCCCTAAAAGTTTGTTCATGTAGTCTTTTTGTAAAGCAATCAACCTTGCATCATATTGAGTAATAGCTTTTAAATATGGGTTTATAGCATAAGCTGCTGTTCCACTTGTTACTGAATCTCCAACTTCTTGAAACACTCTTGAAACATTCATATTCAAGTTAGCATAGATACCCTTAGTTTTTAATTTTGAAAAAAGATAATCCATCCGGTCAAACGCTGTATCGTTCATTGTCTGGGTAGTGCCATCATCTGTTAAAATTCCATTAGGATAATAATTATCAAGATGATGCCATCTGATACAATTAAACCCAAAGAAAGCTAAATAATCAGCCCACCAATCAGCGTCTGTAGTAGTTGGAATATTTGCGTCAAAAGAAAGATTAGTCCCGAAGAATTTATATGCTGCGGCATTTCTGGTAAATTCAGTTGTTGTTCTTGTAATAGGGTCAACATCACCATCAAGGACGATACTACCGATATTGGCAGGAGAAGTTGCGTCCATATTCGCCCAATCAAGGGTAAAATCATACCAAGTAGGAGATGTTACTGTATTAAAAAAATTAGTAACCTGACTTACCTCCGAAGAAGTCAATACACGATTAAAGAAAGCAACTTTCTGAATTACACCGCCAATATGATTTGTATTATTATTGGCTGAACCGATATAAAAATTATTTCCCCATACTGGAGCTGTCCAAGTGCTTGAGCCAGTAGAACCTTCTTGAATACCATTTAGATAAACTGCATAAGAAGATGGATTTTGTGCCATTGTGGCAGTTGCGATATAAGATGTATTTGACACACAAGCAGTAGTCCCCGATACTTGAACACCTGAATTATCTGTTTTGTTGGGAAGTAAATTCACAGCAACCGAACCAGCAGAATTATTTTTTCTGAATAATCTTTCCTTCGTATCAGTAGCAGTTAAGACTCTTTGTACTCCGTCATCAGAAAAATCTCCCGATGGTATAAATTGTATAACGATAGTTTCTTTTACTGCATTTCTCCCTGAATTAACATAACTTAGAAGTTCTGCCCCTCTCGACCGCACCGTTCCCGCGGCACTTGGGATAAAACTTTTCATTCTTGGCCCAGATTCTAATTGACAACCCCAAATATAAACTGCATCAGTATTGGTATGTAGTGATAAATCAAAAGTAGGATTGGTAGAAGAAGACGAAGTAACGAATACTCTTGTCCATCCGTCAGTAACGTATGAAGTAATATCAGTATAACTATCAGAAGCGTTAGCTCTAAAGTTAATCGCTCCTGTTCCTACCTTACGTTTTATCCAAACAGAAGCGGTATAAATAGCGGTAGATGTAGTATATGTTTTAGTGAACGATCCATCAGCGGAGGATGCCGTTAGTGAAGGAGATGTAGTTGTTCCATCGGGAGAAGATGAGCCGGCATCGGTATTATTAGCAGTTATATTAGTTTTAGTCCAACTTGCATCATTAGGAATGTTAGAATATGTTGCTCTGTTTGTTGTACTAGATTCAATTATTATTCCATTATTGCCTACATGAAATCCAGTTCCGTCATAATAACCACCTTGAAATCTAGGAATATTTGAGGCTGTAACTAACTGAATTACTCCATTAGAATCAACGTAAGTTGCTGGAGTGGTTGCTCCACGAGAAGCGGTGAAGGTGGCTAATCTGCTACCTATAGAATAATCACTACTTAAACCGTTATCATTGGTATAATCTTTATAAAAAGTCAATCCATAAGGCGCTGAACTTATGGCAGTATCTTTATTTTTATGCTGCATATACAAAGGATTACGAAAAGTAGGCCGCACTAAATATTTTTTATTTAATGTAGGCTTTTCTATCGTTGGTATCATTTCATTAATTATCCTTTTCTAATTTGTTTCGCGTAAATAGTTATTACAGGACTCGTACCAGAAGACGCTGAACACATAATATATATATCTGAGTTGCCTAATGTATCGATTTCATATACCAAATATCCACCAGAAGTACCTGAACTAACCTGTAACGCACTCCCTGCACAATATATACCTAACAAATCCGACCAATACCCAGGTGTTACGGTCCAGGTAGGGGTAGATGTGCCTGTAATAGAAATTTCGAGTACTATACTATCATATAAACCGCAATCAATACCGCTTTTAACTGTAGGAAAAGCAGCATCATTGCTACTAACCGCATTACGATGTAAAAAAGTTGTACCTATATAGTACATGCTATCTCCTACCCTTTCCTAATTTGTTTAGCATAAACTGTTATTGTTGGATTAGTACCTATTGTATTTATACATAAAAGGTATACATCTGAGGCACCTAAAGTATCCACTTCGAGAACTACCCCACCACCAGAAGTACCTGCGTTTATTGTCAACGCGCTGCTTGCGCAATATGCATTTAATGAATCTGACCAATAACCTGGTGTTATTCCCCAGGTAGGAGTAGCTGTGCCGGCAAGACTAAGTTCAAGCGCTAGACTATCGTACAAACCGCAATCAATACCGCTTTTAGTTGTAGGAAAAGTAGAAGAACCACTTACAATCGCATTTTGATGTAAAAAAGTATCACCTATATAATACATTTTACTTCTTCTCCTTCTTCGGTTTACCTGTACCTATAGGCCTGCCTTGCTGTTGTAATGGTGTTAATTTATCCTCTTCTTCAATAACTTCTTCTTCTGGTTTCTTGTTTCTACCAGCATCAGTTCCTTCTACACCTTTATTCGCCTGCACAAACGATACGGGTACTTGCCTATCTGTCAGTTCTTTCTCTCCACTAGCTATTTCTCTAGCGATATGATTTATCTCTACCCGATTATCTAAACCATAACCTGAATGTAGGCTTTCTGTAGAAAGTTTGCCTATCTTCATCAATTCTAATAAACTGCGTTTAAACTCTTCAGTCTTTGTATTCAGCGGTTTAAAGATCATGTTCGGTACTACGGTTAATTTATCTTTGTTTCTATCTACTATTTCAGAAGCTAATGCCTCCCAAAATCTTTTTATATGGCATAATCTTATATTATCAAGAAATTGTTCGAAATTCTGTATATTAATACCGCTAAAATCCATTCTTTTGTCGGCAGGAGAAAGTAAAATCCCGAACGCTTGGTATACTTCTACAGTAGATTGTACATATTTTATGTTGTTAAGTAACACAGAAGTGTCCGGGATTTTAATATTTAACTTCATATAATACGGATGAAATAACTGCATTACGTTGCCTCTAGTATCAGAGGTAATCATTTCTTTCGCCATTTCAATTGAACTTTTAGAGATTTTCGTGCCTGAAGCGTCGTACTTAGCAGCTAATGGCTGGTTCGGCAGCACTTCTTTACCCGGCGCTACTTGTATTGTAGTGTTATCGCCTATTTCCCAGTCTAAAATAAAGTTTATAATACCATCAAGTATGGCTATATCAGCCGCAGTTAACGCGCGCCGCATAATCAATGTTTCATAAAGACCAGAAAAGGGCGGCGTAGGATATAAACCTTGGCCTACGTGAACATTACGACCATATACTAACGCAGTGTTGTCACCAGGAGACCATTTATACTTTATCGCAAAACCTTCAAGTTTAGGCTTGCCTATTGTACCCATTAAGTTTATTTCATGCCAATCTTTTGAATCTTTCATCACTTGTGTGCCAATACCGATTTGAGATATCTTAATCGCTTCGGTTATACTTTGTATACCAGAAGATAGTTTCAAGTACATTTCTTCATCAGCAAAAGCCTGCGTTGATCTATTTAATGCTATAGATAAAGAGTTATGTATTACCATTTTCACTGGCATTTCGTAGTCTACGCCGTCTACTTTGACTTTACCCCATTCCCATTCTAACGGCGCCATAGCACCCAACAGAAGATGTTTTACTATCCAGTTGTTAACTTCATCTATACCTGGCATTACGTTCTTTACGGTTTTGTTTAATGTCGCGGCGAATTTACTCCATACCGCATGTTCTTTTTCTTCAGCTGTAGGTTGTTTTAAAACTTTGTTCTTCAACCATTCAGTAAAGTTTATCTTCTTAGCGATAGGTATTTCCCATTCAAACCCATTAGCGGCAAAATCACCGCAACGATCTACGAGGTATCTGAATAACCTGTCGGTTTCATACATCTCCCATGATTTTTTGCATTGCTCATGGTAACCATGCGGCACTCGTACATCAACTACACGGCCGTAATCTGATCTATTGGATTTTTGAAAATCTTCGTCATTAGGACTATTTCCCCACAACACACGCGGATGCGCTGAAGAAATAACGCCGACATGCATATCGTTATTTAAAATCGCGGTTTTGATTTTATCTTTTTTTGACATAAAAAAAAGGGCTGATATGTAATAATAATTACATTTCAGCCCGCTAGCTTTGTGTAAGAGTAGGACTTATTTATCGCTTCGTATTTCTCTGTATTTTCTTATCGGTGGATGATTCTCTTCAAATGCCACACCACGGCCATGAAGCACGGTGATTGTAATATTTATTTCACCGTATTTCAAATCAGCACAATATTCTTCAAGTATTTGCCAAATGCCTTTTTCTAATTTAGTTTCGGACATGAGTCTATTCAAGCATAATTATAAATTATTCTTATGCTCTGTATAAGTATATAATATATATTCCTTTTTGTCAAGTTTATTATTCCTAACGCGGTATTGTATCTTTTTCCGGCCTTCTTACAAATAAATTTAAATCGTTTGGCGCATAAGTAGGAAAATCCATTTGATACTCTTCCTCCGCGTCTTCTTCTAAAGGCGGTTTTTCTACCTTTATCTTTAATTTCCACCATGCACCCGCGAAACATCTGTATGCTTCCGGTATGTGCACCGTAGGCGGCGTGTGTATGGTTAATCTGCCGCCTTCAGTCTTTTGTGTTTCTGATATGAATTCTGGTATCATTTCTTCATCGTAAACCAAATAAAATTCTTCCTTAGAAAATTTGTCTCTTAATACTCTTGTAGTTAAATTCTTCATGTGATCTTTTATTTCTACAAGTGCTACTCTACCACTTTCCATTTCACGTTTATATCCAATAATTAATGCTTCTCTGAAATCTATGAAAAATATACGTTTATCGTATTGTTTTGTATTGTATTCTTCATTCTTAGGGTTGCATAGTTTAGTGGCTATATCTCTGCCATCTGCTGAAGAACAATCAATGCCTAAATAACAGTTTTTGTAAAATGAAGCTATATAATCTATTAACTCTGTTTGATCATCTGAAATCATACGGTCTAATAATAAGATTTTACAGTTCAGGTTCCATTTGTTTTTATAAAAATAAAAAGGCAATATAATCGTCGGTTGCGAATATCCCGCGTCAATACCTAAAATAACTTCTAAACCATTCTCAGGCAGTTGCGGTAAGTTACACAGTACTTGATTAGCATCCATATCGACATAGTCTTTTGCTAAAACCGCTATTGTTTTTATTGTATTAGCAAGCGTACCAGGTACTTCTTTTGATTCAATAAAATCTATGTTCTTGCGTATATCAGCTTCGTTCCACACGCCAAACGAAGGTTCACCCTCTTGCGCTTCAATTTGTTGTATCCAATCGTTAGAATTTGGGCCTTTTAAGGTAGATAATTTGTCTCTCTTTAGCTCTTGAGTCCAATTCGGCTCCATCGCGCGATGCACACGAAACCGTTTGTTCTTGAACTTCTTTAGTTTATGCGTGATTATATAGAACGGAGAATCTAGCCTGCCGTTAGATACTCCATAGTATCTGTCTATAGAACCGCTAGGCGATTGGGTGTTCTGGTACTGCATCCAGGCATCTGTGGTATAAAATTGGGATTCTTCTATAAATCTGAAGCAAGGGTGGTGCCCGGAAACGGCCACGGCCTGCGGATCGTCGCCCGTCGAGATGCCGCATATCTCATGTTTGTTCTTAAACCGAATAGAATAGATCGGCGACCTGGTAACCGATTCTCGTAACGAAGTTTCACTGTCGCCTTTAAAAAACCTGCGTAAATAAGGTACAGAACTTAAATATGTAATTACCTTTTCTAACCTGTCTTTAATATGCGTTCTACGGTAAGCCGTTAAAAATGTCTCTTCTCCAGGGTATAGAAACGGATTTTGCATAATCGAGAATTCAAGGTCATAGCTCTTGCCTGTACCGCGCGCGCCCGCCCAGACCAGCTCATCGCATAACGCCGGCGGCACTTGGTAGTAATGCATACGAAACGGCTTGCCCATAGCTTGCGGTATGAAAAAATCCCGAAACGCGATTTTATGGTGAAAAACGAAGTATAAACACAACTTCTTTTCTATATCGCTAACTTTCAATTCCACTATTAAATCCTTTCATCAAACCTTTAAGTTCTTTCTCTTCTTTTTCTAACATCGCCACGTTCTCAATCAATATTTTCGTGCCATATTCACCGCGCATATCGGCAGTAACAAGTATACCTTCAGGTGAAGTCCGTAAAATAAACGCCATTTGATGTAATTCAATTTTCTTTTTACGATATAAATACCATAATTCAGGTGAAAAAACATAGTATATAGTCTCACCTGTATTCTTATCTTTTTCAGTCATAAACGCGAAATGCGGAAGCCCTTTTGTATCCACTATCGTACCGCATTTTTGGCACCTAAAGCTGCATTCTCCTAAATGCGATTTTATAAACGATTCCGCTGCCTGCATGGTCTCTTCGTGCAAGTCTACTACGTCTTTGACTTTCTTGCGTTTATCGAGATCAATACTCATGTTCCTTTGTAAACTAGCTAGCTGTTCAGATATAGCTCTCATCTCTTTCAGCAAACCGATGTTCTCGGCGGTATCGTCAGTAGATCCTTTTTGCCGAGTCATCTTAGCATGCATGCGCTGGTATATAATCTGCATCTTACGGCTCATTGCCGCCCAAAAAAGAAATTCGTTAAGTTGTGAACTCTCTTGATGGCCTTCTAGAACCATCGTTTCTCGCATTTTATTTAAATAATCCAGAGATTTGAATTTATCATATTTAGCACAAAAGATCTCTTGCAGATAAGTTAAATCCCCAATATGCCTTACATTAAACTCTTCAGGCAATTCATTCAAATCATGCTGTTTTTTTAGGTTAGATTCAATTTCGGCGGGAGTTAAACCATTAATCGGTTCTTCTACAACCTTTGGTTCAGGCTTAAAAGCGTTTACTATCTTTTCGTTATATTCGGCTTCTGACGCTGCTTCTAACGGATCTACTGGTTTATCTTCTGGCATATTAATTATGGAAAAACCTCCTCAATAGATTGTTTCAATGCATTAGAAAGTTTAATCTTCTCACGTGTACTAGGTTTAACTAGTAAATTTTCAATTAAAGAAATACGGGATTGTTTAACACCGCTTTGTAATGCGAGTTGCCATTGGCTGATGTGAGGAACCACTCGAAATTCACGCAACTTGTTTTTAGGTATACTGTTTGGTTTTACTTCGGTCATTTGATTTTATGCATATACATACATAAACATATTTATCTCTATCTATTTTTTTTAATTCAGGTAAATATTCTTTTTCTAAACATTCTAAAAACAACGGCGATGAAGTTATATCGCCGTAACTTGTAAAAATACCTAATACCATCGCCATTAACGACCATGATTCAAAATTAGAAAACGTGCATCTTGGAGATTTTAAGTTAGAGTACCTTTCTTTTAAAGTACTTTTAAAAGAATCGTATATTTGTTTTTCTAATACTATACTTTTAATATAGATTTCAGGCATAAAAGTTATTATTTATTATTCTTATATTAAGTATATCATTACTATTGTATTTTATCAACTATATTCCTTTTTACATCATCGATCAATTCAACTATTTTCGCTATTACATCGCCTTGCGCGATAACCTTTTTTTCTAATTCTTTTATTTCTTCTTTAACTGTATTTAATTCTGATAAGTTACCTAAATTGTTTATTGTCTCTGAAATCGCATTAACCATATCTGTTAATTTATCAAGTTGTTTTATCACTGTTGATAACGGTATATTGCTAACCGAACCATAAGTATCAATTATCTTTTTCATTTTTCCTTTCCAATCTCAAATTCCCAAGGTTTTTGCAATACTTTATTAACTACGCTTTTCGCATGGTTAAGTTTATTCAACGCTGTTTCAATTTCTATTTCTAATTTCTGGTATTCATAAAAATTCTTTCTTTTAATAATGCGCCGATCTAAATCTTTTAATATCTTTTTACGCGGAATACTCACATGCACATAATTAAATTCTAACAATTCGGCATAATGCATAGATTTTTTTAAAAAATATCGGTGCAAAAATAGTTAGTTCCCGCACCGATATATTTAATTGTTAAATTAGAATGTGTATGTTACTTTTGCTGAAATGCCTTGTTTGTCAAACAATGCGCCATCAATAAAAAAGTTGATGTTATTCGCTAATTTTACTGCTGTACCAAGACGCAAACCGATGTTGTCTTTAGCATCAAAATTGACCTTTTCAGGTGAAACAATAACCCTTCCTTTTACTTCGCTATATACACAGCCGACATAAGGTGACACTACTACATCTTTTCCAAACGATTTAGATATAATAGGTCCAACTTCATATTCATGAAGGCTTGTTTTTAATAAAACAGTATCTTTGAAAGTTATTTTTGAAAACCTATACTTAGAAAGTAGCACCGCATTTACATCGCCTTCATAAAGTTTTATTTTAACATCAACACCAAAATTAGAACCTGTTTTACTGTCTATTTTTTTCATATCATCTTCAATTCTTGCTTTTGTCATTCCTACTTTAGGCGATATTGTTAATACATCATTTACCGCTATATCAGCAACCACATCATAATACTGCGCTTCATAACTTACTTTATCGCTATTAACTTTCACATCAACATCCCTATTAATCGTGACTGCTCCACCGACTAAAGTCGGTGGATTCCCAGTTCAGCGACCCGTCTTACAGCACGCAGTCTTCCTGGGCGTTTAAGTTTGGCCGTGTCCCGGCCTACTTTGTTGGATTTATTTAGTTTCTCGAACTCAATTTTACCGAATTGGAGGATATT